TATTGAGCCTATCAGTGACATTCAGCGCAGATATGCTGCCGTAAAGAGATATTTCAGCCAGTTCGGTCACTTCCAGCAACAATCATTTGAGGGGGGGGCAGAATTGCCGAGATTGCAGAGCACAGAAGCTTACGACAGAATCAATCAGACTGGAGAATGCCGAAAGATGGAACACAAGAGCCATCTTTCAAAAAAAAAAATACAAACGCCCAAGCGAACTTCAATCAGGAGAAAGCCGCAACTGCATTGCACAGATTGCAATACCGAGAGCGACAACTATCCCTGCCGAGAAATTCGGGGGGGGCGATTTTCAAACATCACATCAAGTGTGCTTGATTATGCCAAGGTTGAAATTTCAAATGATAGCGTAATTTATTGCGACATTCCCTACGAAGACACTAACGTGTACAATAAAGCTGAAGGTTTCGACTATGAGCGATTCTACGATTGGTGCGAGCATCAGACACAACCCGTTTTCATATCTTCCTATCAGATGCCCGATGATCGCTTTGACTGCATCGAAGAGTTCTCTCATCGCTCTACCCTATCAGCTACGGCTAATAATCTCGTAACGGAACGCATCTATGTTCCGAAACATCAGAAGGAGCGAGGCAACAGAGCTATTCAACTTTCATTATTTTAAATCTGCGAAATTATGGCAAAGATTATTTATTTTGGAACCAATGGATGTTCCGAGCGCTACCATATCGATATTGATATGGCACTGACAGGAGAAGAAAACAATAAATGGTGCGAGTGTGATAATGAAGTCTGGATGGAATTCATCCAGAAAAACCCAGGTCGCCACCTGATTCAACATCACGGCGAAACCTACACCAACTACGGTGTGCCTTTCTCTGTAGATGAAGACAGAGTTGGAGACCATACCGAACTCTTCTGGGAGGGAATACACTCGGAAAAAGAAATAATAGAACTCATAAAGAGCAACCCGTTCTTGAAACGACAATTTAAAATGTAAGCAATAATGATTGTAATAAAAATCAAAACATGGAAAGACTGGAAACAGGACTTTCTTAAATGGGTGCAAGCACCTCGGCGCAGTACTTGCAAGGAGTACGTAGATTATATGGAGGCTTTACAAAATCAGGTTCTCTACAAAATAATAAACGATACTTGCGATAAATACGGCAATATGCGTGAAGATCAAATTCAAGACATCACTGAGGCAGTCGAGAGATGCGTGGCTGAGTGTGCCAAAGAAACACGCAAGTTAATCGATGATTGCCAGCCCGCAAAATTGCTCTAAGACTGTAAAAAACTGACATATCTACGGATTTCAAATCCGCAGGAACGCCTAACGGACGCAAGGATGCGGCTAAAAAACATACATTCAGGATAACATTTTCATTTTTATGCAGCAACCACATCAGATTTACTTAACACGATTTCAGCAGCAATCATTATATATGGGTGCCCGAGACGAGAGGGATATTGCAGCTCGACGCACGGGTAAAACCGATGGTCTCGTGGCACCCTATGTATGGATGACCAGCAATTCCATGCCTGGTATGCTGGGCGCATGGGTAGCCGTATCACGACAACAGGGCTTCTCGAAAACCATACCGGGTACCATGGCTGCCATGGAGCGAATGTTCGGTTTTCAGATAGGCATTCACATGGGTTGGGGACGACCGCCAAAGCATGTGCGCCCTTCCATCTTCAAACCGAAAAGCTACGAAAATATCATCTGGTTTGCAAATGGTGCCCAATGGGCATTGATTTCTCTGTCGCAGACCGCTTCTGCAAACTCTTATACCTTCAGTGCATGTGTGGGCGATGAGTGCAGATTCTTCCCTAAGAAGAAAGTGGATGAGGAGTTAATGCCGGCATTATCAGGACAGACACACCCACTGGGAGACATAAACTTTTCTGACTACAACCCACTCTACCGTTCTACCCGATTCGTAAGTGATGCCTCGCTTACGGCAAAAGGCTCATGGCTGGAGCGTGAAGACGAGAAACTGGACTTGGAGATAGAGACAGGCAGGTTTAAAGGCAAGACCTACCGATGGGTACAGAACGAGCTGGAAGAGTATGCCGACAAGGTTATCAGATATAACGACCTGCTCTATAATGCCAAGAAGACGGGGCATTCGCTTCGCGTGGTATCAGTAGAGGAAAAGACTATCATACGTGCCGTGGCGTTGAAAATGCTGAAGCATGAAGGCATGTTCCGCATTCTGCCTAACCATGGTAAGAAAATCACTAAGAATATGGTGGATATGGCAGTAAACTACAAACTGGTTACTGCCGAGGATGCCGAACTTATCTATGATTACGAATATCTGATTACACCGGATGAGGATTTCGAGATGCAGATGTTCCTGCGCTCGAAAAAGTTTCAGGATGACTATCTCAGAGAACTGCGGCGCTCGGCTTTCGTGGTGCGCAGGGCATCTACCCTCGAAAACGTGGACGTTCTGGGTGAGGAGTATATCCGACAGATGAAGCGAGATCTTCCACCCTATACCTTCATGGTCTCGATATTGAACGTGAAAATCAAGAAATCGAACGATGGTTTCTATTCTAACCTGGATATAGATCATGTTCACGGTTATATCCCCGATGAGATTGACCCGCTTTCTCAGGCTAATTTCCGCACAGAGAAGGCTACGGGCATCATAGGCGGTAAGAAAATTACTGCAGAGAGTTATCAGCCGGACTTAAAGGAACTGTCCGAGAGAAACGACTGCCGTATGGATAGCGACTGCATAAACGACCTTCCTCTCTATCTCGCATTCGATTATAATGCGAATATCAATACCCTGGTGGTAGGTCAGGTGTATCAGCGTGACGGAGTAGAGGCAGTAAATGTTATCAAGAGTTTCTACGTGAAGAACGAACGCAAGCTGCGTGAACTGGTAGATGATTTCTCGCATTACTATGCTCCGAAGAGAGCCGTGAACCGTGATGTGGTTTACTTCTATGATTCCACCGCCAAGCAGGGCGCATCGTATGCGCTGACCGATGAGCGATACTATCAAGCAGTGATTAAGGAGCTGGAGCGCAATGGCTGGAACGTGACGGCGATAGATATGGGTGTGCCGGAGCGGCACGAGGTGAAACATCGCATCATCAATAATGCTCTTGCCGGCATAGAATATCCTGCTATTCGTATCAATCAGCCAAACAACCCCGACCTGATTATTGCCCTGCAGCTCTGTGAGGTGAGCATCGGCTATCAGGGCTTTAGAAAGGATAAGAGTCAGGAGAAGAAAGCGGAGACGGAAGACAACCTGCCGTTGCAGCAGAGAACAGACTTCACCGATGCCTTCGACTCTCTATATTTGGGATGCAAGTTCTGGCGAGGAAATATCGGCTGGTTCGTATTGCCGGACGGAAGGAACGTTTAACTAAATTTTGAATGCTGAATGTTGAATTAGGCATACGCCATTGAGATAAACCAGCGATAGAATCGCTAGGAACGGAGGCTTTACTCCGAGAGGTAATTCAACATTGATAAAAACATTCAACACTTAACATTAAACGAAATGAGGGGCGGGTGTCATCACGACAGCCGCCCCTCTTAATATTAACAAAACTTTACCTTAAAACAATTTTGACTTTTAATTCATGAGAACTAATTAATAAAGAAAATAAAGTCCCCGCGTTTCACAACGAAGGAACTTCAACAAGATCAAAAACTAACAACTCTATAAAAATAAAATAATCATAACTATTACGTTAAGCATATTTTGATAAAACACTAGAAGAATCTATTCTTTACACACACATTAGAATTAATGAAGAAATTAGAACCCCGCGTTTCACAACGAAGGAAACTCTACGATTTTCAATGAGTAATAATAATTGTTTAACTTATAAAATATATCTGACAAAACATTAGAAGAATCTATTCTTTAATCTCAGGATGTTCTCTGAGATATTTTTCACGAAAGTTACGGAACATAAGTTCATGCAACTTTCCCATTTCCGGACTCAGTGTTCTCCATCTCTCGCTCCACTTTACCTTTTTACGGTAACAGGCTATGCGGACCACGGAGGATATAGGAAAATCGGTTGCCGTTCTTCCCGTTTCCGGATCATCATACGTAATACTAACTATCGGACGGTAAACATCACGAATACATACGCCCTGTTCTGCTACTGCCTGGAGAAGTTTATCATCATTCATTGGCAGCAGCAAAAGGGCATCACCGGAATAGGAATTATTAATGAGCGATTCAAAACTGCGGTTATGAAGTTTGATAAACCTGCCATCGGTGAAATAGATTTCCACCACCACTTCCTGGTAATCGCCACTATCCTGGTCGAGATCAGTAATCTCATCCCATAGCGTTTTATTTGCGAAGTCCATCTTACCGGAAGAATCCATCATCAGCCAATAGACAGACTTGAGCTGTTGCAGCATCATCTGCTCCCCTATTTTATTCATACGCTATAATCTTTCTTTTTTCTGTTTGCAAAGGTAATACTTTATTTTTTGATGGGCGGGACAAGAAAAGTAAAAGAGTAAAAAGGTAAGAAAGCCTAGCGGGGTAAGGACCAGCGATAGAATCGCCGGGAACGGAGGCGCAAGGCGGTTAAGGTTCTTTTTACCTTTTTACCCTTTCACCTTTTTACCTTTCAAAGTTCCTTTACCAGCAGCAGACGACCATTTTCATTCCTTGCCATTACACGATAGCCAAGGCGCTTGTACCATTCGAGAACGAAAGGCTTACTGCCTATATTATCCCACTCTAGCTGTGCCAACTTACACCCCAGTTTCTTAGCTTCCTGCTCTGCGGTCTCCATCAGGAGGCGAGCCGTTCCCTGCTTGCGGTACTTCTCATCTACCCAAAGGTTGTAGATAGCGCAATCGGCATACTGATAATACTCGTCTTTATAAGGTCCAGGCTTCGGTACCTCCACCTGTACGGTGCCGTGATGATTTTCATCCACGACAACAATCTTTTGGGATGACTCCCAATCTTGAATCTGTATCATAATATATTCTTTTTTATAAATCCTTAAAGTCACTTGCTAATTATTTAAAATTCGTCTTTAATACCGCATCTTTTCTGAGGTTGTTATAAAATTCCTTTGGGCAAATGCAATCCCAGAAGTTATCTGCTGACGCATTATATCTGTTGCCAAAGAAATCACAGGCACAGTTTACGCTTGTCTGATTGAAAGCGATTGCCTCTATATCATTTACGCTGTGAACCTTAATAAAGGCACTCAGTTTTTCGTATTGTTGTGGATATATACCTCCACACTCATCAGCGACAACCTTTAAGCATTCAAGATAAACTGGTATATCTTCGCCTAGAACCTTTGCAAAATCAAAAGTAGATCTGAACACCATCATTTCCTCATAAGTTAAGCGGAAATCTGTCTGTAGGTCCTCAATCTCCTTTTTGGATGAAGCACATATCCATCGGCTTACATATTCACCTTTTGCCTGTTTTTCCTTCACCCATTCCAGATCCAGCGGTTTTCCATCAGCTCCTACGGGTACATAAGATGGAAGGTATTTCTTTTCCAGATACATCCAAAGGTGAGGCATTCCACCCCAAGCGTTTGGAATCTCTATAGCGAGTTTCCAGCACTTCTTTTTCTTCATTTTTACGTATATCTCAAACATGATAAAGCTTAGTTAATGATTAAATGTATCTCATCTTCGTAGTCCTTGATAATCTCTATCGGACGGAAATGCTTATCCAGGTACTTCTCGGGGACTTCATTCATCGGACCCTCAAATAAGGTCTGAAGGTTGCGGGTATCAGGCTGGATAGTATCAATGCTTACCTGGCAGAACTCGTCAATGATAGTACCTACAAGGTCGCCTATCTTCAATGGCGAAGGATGCAGCTTCTTCTCCTCTTTCTTGCTAAGAGGAGGAACAAATGGCTTCTGCTTCTCGCAAATCACGTAAGGGGTCACGATACTCTTCTGCTTGGAAGCATCATCTGTAAAATCATTGTACTTGATAGTAACAGCGTTAAAATTACCGAGATAGTTAATAGGGCAGGCCTGGATAACCTCTGCAAGGCTCGGTTTGAACAAAACTGGTGAGCCGAAAGTATGCACTGCTTCAAAACTAGGCAGTACGCTTTTCACTTCCTTTGGGTGTTCCTGATTATATGAAGGCTCATCCCAGATACAGGAGTCACCAAACACATCTTTAGGTTTTGGATATTCTAAAAGCACAAACTCTTTCGCCTTAGGGTCATGCCGGAAACAGAAAACGCTGATACCTTCAGCTATCTTCTCTATCTGCTCCCTGGTTAATTCTATCTTTTCCATAATCTATAAATCTTTTAATCATTAAAATGCGTCTTTAATATCACATCCGGCTACTGCCTTGTATTCTGCCTTGAGGAAAGCAATCTCATCCTTCAGGCGCTTGATTTCTGCGGTAGGCTGATTACGCTCTACACACTTTTTCCAGTTGCGGTAGGCATAATAAAACTTATCGCATAGCTTCAGTTCCTCATCGGTGTACTTTTGCAGATGCAGACAGTGTGCCTGTTTTATCTCATTCAGTTTACCATCCGCTTTAAGTACAATCAGCCCGGCATAATCAGGAAGGAGAGGATATACTTTCGCACTAAGGTACCATGGTACGCAATAATAAAAGAAATTCGGGCGGCGACGTTTCTCATCTCCATTCTTCAGCAATTCATGCTTCTGCCGCTTATGGGTGAAATCGTTCTTGAAATCAGCAAGGGATATTTTGCATTCCACCTCATACCAATATCCGCTTCGGGTCTTGATGAGCATATCACTCTCCCAGTCGAACACATAAAGGTTTTCTACGATAAACTTATGGTTCGATTTCCAGCCGCGCAAATGCTGCTGAAGAAGCTGCTCTGATACCTGCTCCTTAGTAAGGAGCTGTGCTTGTTTACTCTTTGTTCCCATCTATCTTTTTCATTTGTCCGTCCTTTAATTCATAACCCACATCTCGAAGTCTTGACTCTAACATCTTGACTTGTGATATGGAAGCTACATAAATTTCGGCTTTATCAGGATCGCAAAGATTTATATCAGGAATAATTTCATTAGCGAAATTATCTGTTTTCTCGCTACGGCTAATTCTTCTATCCGGATCGCTAACATAAAGCTTTTTTGAATCACCGTCTTCACTCCAAAAGAAATGAAGCAATATCTTTTTATCTATATGCCAAAGGTTAGCCTTTACGCAAGCAAAACTCTGTTTAGTACTCCGAGGGTCTTTGCTTTTCAGGAAATAAATCACACCTTCCTGCATAAGCGCAGGAGGTACATTAACATCTCCCACGTATTCACTATATTCACAAGGCTTGACACGATACTTACAGTTTTCCGTATCAATATCATATTCCTCTGGGTTGAAATCTCGCCAATTAGGTTCCTCCAATGGGCGATACTCCACGGGATTCCCATCCTTGATGGCTTGCAGCACCTGCAGCAAGCCATCAACATCAAACAAATAATTCTTCTTCATAACTATTTTTTATTTATAAATGCGGATAAGTCTAGGAATATAGCAACCGTAGTTTTTATATCCTGGCTCTACATAGCTGACTTCGGGATTTGTATCACGCATAGCATTTATATCATCCAAAGAGTAAGGACCTACGTAGCACGAAGGAAAGCCTATATAAAGGATAGAACCTTCATTGTCATAACCAGCAAGACGGCCGCAATATCTTCCTCCTTTTTTCGCCTGAATGCCTGTCGTAATCAGAACTTCCCGACCTTGATAAAGATGATAAATCTCCTTAACTGTCAATCCGGAAATATCCTCAAACTCGGAATCATCAGACGTAGGTATATTCTTCTGCTCCGTCCTCTCCTCGTTAGGATAAATTTTCTTTACGACAACACGTATTCCTAATTCATCGAACTCATTTTTAATTCTTAGGCCAGTGAGCCATGACTTTCTCCAATTATCAGCCCAAGAAAGAAGCCAGAAACCAACAAAGAAGCCAGCCATTACAACGATGACTGCCTCCAGACAGCAATCGTATATCTCCTGCGATAGGATGCAAGGATGGGTATAGATATTCTTCAGCTTGCCGAGAGCGTAAATAAGGACAACAGCAAGGATGGGTACCAAAATCGCCAACAGGTTAACACCGACAACCTGGGCGTAATACTTCAATTTACTTTTCATCATTTTCTTTTTGTTTTGATTCATAAATCTTTTTTATTTCATCAAGATTTCTGACACACAAATCTCGATAAGCACCTTCAAAAGTTTCTGCCTGCTTATACATACTATCCTTTACCGTGAAACGGCAATCAAGACCGCGTGCCAGGGTTTTAACCGCGATAATGAAACCGACAAACTCGTTGGGAGCATATCTGTCTTTCTTGATAGGCGACTGAGCGCCGAGACGTATCTCGTCCGTAATCTTGTATGTTTTCTTGATTACTTCCGATGCGGTATGAATACTTATAAGATGGAACTGATGCCAGGAAATTTCTTTCAAAGTTTCATCTTTTTCTCTAAACCTCATGCTTGGCTCATCCACATAGAAGAAGACGCGGCTTCTGAAAAAATAGAGTTTAAACGGCCAAATCGGTCTATTCACTGGCTCCGTGAGGTTTAAACCTATTCTTATATCATTGAAACCTGCTACAGGGGTATACGAGTCGAGCACCTGCTGAACAGCCCTACCCTGCTCTGTCTTTTGGTTGGGAATCAAGTAATGATAAACGCCGCTCGGAAAACGATGAGTAAGAATTTTCACCCAGGCTTTCTTATCTAATTTAGCCCGTTGCTCTGGCGTTACCAGTATCTTCTCGATTCTAAATCGGCGAGTGAGAAACCAATTTTCCTCAACGTGTATATCTTTATCGAAATCAGAACCGATAGCTTCCACTATTCGCTTCTTGTAGTTTACACGTTCTTGCAATTCAGCTTCGACAATACCCTTAATGTATTCGTAAGTCTTTGTTCCTTGTTTTGCTTCGTACAACATATCTTCTTCGTTTTTTAGTTCTTACTCTTAATCTGCGACGGAATAGCAGAGGATGAGGGCGAGATGGAGGCGGCGGTAGCGGGATATTCGGCGGCTTTATAGGCTCATGCCCACCTTCAAATATTCCGGAAACCAACACCAGGAAGAATATCGCAAATACCCAAAGCATGGTTACGATGATCTTTTCCTCCATCGATAACTCTAACGTCATTTCTTTCTTCTCCTATTACGTTTATTCTGTATATACTGCCCGAAGTCTTTAGGAGTAGAAATCATCATCACTATTGACTCCGGACACTTATAAATACTCTGAGGATAACCAATATATAACATTTGTTTCTATACACTAATTAAAATTTATGATCATTACAAACATTAAAACATGATGTTTTGTCATTATGTTTAACACACCATGCAGAGGCACGATGGTCATCGTCGACACTGTACCAAAAACAGTTACCGCAGAACTGATCTACTTCATCGGGCATACGCTTATCTATTTAAATGATTATTACAAACCAAATCACATGATGTTTCGCCTTGCGAATCGATGCACCAGCCTTGGCCGTAGGCATCTTCGTTGTCGAACCAAAAGCAGTTACCGCAACATTTCTTTTCTTTCTTTGCCATAAGCTATTTGAATCTGATTACGAACATATTCTTTTTTAGCCACGCATCGGGGCACATGCCCTTTTTTGGCTTATCTACCGTTATCTCGTCGATTTCCTTTTCGATATACGGTTGGTTATCTTTCGGATAGCCGAGAAGAAAATGAACGTGTGTGAAAGGCTCTAATACCTCCTTGCGGTAAGTTCTATCTTCCGGACTGTCCGAAGTGTGCTTGAGCCCTCCGGTAAGATAACCTTGCACGAAAAGGCCTCTATCGGAAGCGCGATGATATTTGGCTACACCAGCTATCAAGGCTGGCCTATTCGGTATATCCTTTCTAAATAAACGAATCGTCCAGTATAAAGAGCATTCCCGATACTCCTCTGTCTTCTCTCCGCTAGCTATCTTCTGGTACCACTCATCAGTAAGATGAATGGTTAATATTTTCTTTTCTGCCATAGCTATTTACTTTTTATCAGTGATGGAAACCACTTCGGATCCCGAATAGGATAAGATAAACGATTAGCCAACTCCTTATAAAAGAAATTGATAGGGTTGCGATATAACTTCGTAAACTCGCCCCGCATCTGGAAGGGCATGTGAGGCAGGGAAACGGGTAGCATAGACTTGCTGAATACCGGCAATACCGTTACTGCCAACATCTGAGCGTCGTAGTACGCTTCCATATCATCTACAAACGTGAAGGTGCCGGTGAAACTGCGAGGTGCTTTCTTGCTCTTTTGCTTATCTGCGGCAAAAATATTGCTGGAGAAGGAGAGATTGCTATCGTCAACAAGAGAAACCTCATGCCATATATCGGGCATTAACTCTTCTCTATGTTCCCACTCCATCTTATTTTCGCCCTGCCCTACGAATGTTACCAGATTGCCTTCCTTATTAATATAAGGCAGGCCGGGCTGCCTTTCAAAATCTTCTTTTCTGCAGACGAAGACTCTTTTGCCTAAACCAGCATATTCTTCTGTCAGCTCTCCCTCGCTTACATTCGAGCCAAATGGCTCATAGGATTCTTCTTTCTTTGCCATAACTATATTATTACTTCTTGCTATAATCTACCCGCTCATCTTTGAAACCGGTGAGGCGCTTGGCATCCTCCTCGGTTATCAATTCCAAATCATCGTTATTGTCATTATCCTTGATAACCAAATCATCGGTAAGAACGAAATAATACTTACCCTCATGGGTGGTAAGATTGGTAGGACGGAAAGGTCTGCAGGCAATGAGGGCACGCAGCCCTAACTTCTTCAGAATATCATCGTGAGTAGTAACTGGAGGATATGAAGACATCACTTCCTTTATAGCCCTACCCTCTTCATTATTCAGGTTAGGAGCTACCCAGAACTGATTATCATCACTATAAGTCCTATTCCAGACTTCCTTATCCAATGTTTCGTACTCCTCGGGAGTAACAACAAACTCGTAGATTTCCAACTTTCGGGAAAAGGTGGAGTTTACATAAGAGGCAATGACTCGGGTTAACTGGAAGGGTATCGCCTTGCGGATGCGATCGCAATACTCTGCGTTTTGCTTTCGCTCCTTATCTATCACGTCCTTCACCCAATCATAGGACTTGGTGCCTTCTTTTAATTTAAATATGTGCATAGTGCTATTACTTTAAATGATTTTTCTTGAGACCAGCGATTGAATCGCTGGGAACGGGGGCGCGATTTTGCTTCTTGACTTGGCAGGGGCAGGAGGCTGAGTGAATGCAGCAGGTGTAGCCTCTGGCGGTCTCAAAGATGATATACTCGTGACCTTTTGAAGTGACGGTGATACTACTACCTTTTATGCGGTCGCCTTCTCTGTAATCGGTAATGAGAGCATGAAACAGCAGATAGAGCATGCCGTACATAAAGAGTGTAAATATCACATCTGAGGTCGTTGCTTTCATCTCATAAAGGAGTTTCTTTAACTTTGCCTTATCCATACGCCTTAACAATTATAGAGCTTGATACCATAGCGGTCCTTCATCAGGGTTACTGCCCAGTCGGGATAACCGCATTTATGCTGCTCCTGATAGATTTCTATCTCCCGGATATAGCGCTGCAGAAGGAGAACAAATCTAGGGTCGGGCGTTTCGCCACCTTTGATGTGATACTTCTCCTGAGCGAACTGCATTTCTACCTTCAGTTTGTAGCTGTAGGTAAACTGCTCGTTGCCTCCTTCATGGAGAATGATAGCCATGACGCGCGCCAGGTCATCTTTATTCACTACCGCCATGCCTACTGCATCGGCTGTGCGGAGAGTAACGAGATAGAAATCATAATCAAAATCTGTTTTATCCATATCGTTTTGTTTTTATCTATTACGCTTTTTTTCTCAATTTTTCGCTGCACATTTCTAGCTTAATTAAGACATCATCCGGAACATCTTCGACACGAAAATCATGCTCTGACGCATACAGACTAATAATTTCCTGATAGAAGTCTTTTATCTCGTCACGCTTAAACGCTTCGTAAGGAACGAAATCTATTGCTTCTACGGAAAGCATAACCCCATCTTTATAAACACAATTTGAGATATAAATGCCGCCAGGATATACAAAAAAAGCTTTATCCTTACAAATTCTCTTCAGACATCGAAATGAAGGAACTTCAGCTAAATCTTGTGCTATCTGCAATTCGGGAACCTTTCTGTAGCCATATATCGAATGAATATAGGCACTTACGAAATCGGAGCGAAAACGAACCTTAGAACGATGAAACAGCCAACCACCGTTTTTCCTTCTGGTTAACATATCCGAGTCTATTCCACCTTCGGGATAGTGATAAACTACAGCATAAATGCTGCCAGCCTCGTTGCGGGTAATAAATTCTACATCTGTTTCTGTCTGTTCTACCTCCCGCGGCTCACCCATACGCTTAATAGCGTTATTGAATTTCATATACGCCTGGTTATTGGTATACTCATCGCCATAAAAGGTAGATACTACCTCGATAAGCTCATTGCTGTCTTCCTTCGAGAAATTCAGTAGGTTTGGGTTCATAACTACTTGTTGCATACGCTACGCCTCCTACTTGTTGTAATCTACCACGATGTTGTATTTGGCGAGGACGGGTACCAGACCGGTCATTACGCCTTTGCCCAAGAGAGGAACGGCATCGAGCACGCTGTATGGGATGACCTTCTTCTTCGGGAGCTGTTCACGGTTGGCTTCCTCTTCTAGGATTTTCTTGTAAGTTTCCAACTCCTTATCGGCATCATCGCGCTCATCGAGAGCCTTCTTGTATTTGGCATTCAGTTCGTCGTATTGCTTCTGAGCCTCCTTAGCCTCCTGTTTCTGCTTGGCGATATAATCACTGGCCTTGAGCATGGTGTCATTGGCTTCATCAGCTTCTTTTCGCAAGGCTGCTATTTCATCCTGATGCTGGGCTTTCATATCCTCTAGCTGATGTTGCAGATCAGAGAGCTTCTGACGAAGGGCATCGGTATCGGTGGCGGTATGGATGAAATCGAACAGGCGCTCTACGTTCTGCTTTAACTGGGTGCAGGTTTCGGAAGTGGTACCGATAAGGGTTACGGCTTCTTCGGCGGTGAGAGTATAGCCTGGAGAGGCTTCCTTTTTGCCAGCGATGGAATCGCTGGGAACGGGGACGAGAGAGGGACGTGACGAGGCAGAGGGTTGCTGCTGGGCGGCTTCTTTCTTTGCGGCGGCTTCCTCTGCAGCTTTCTTTTCTTCTGCCTTCTTTTCCTCAGCTTGCTGTTCCTGCACAAATTCGATAGCGGAAGGCATATCTCCCAACTTATCGTAGTAATTATCTTCCTGTGCGTCGAGTGCAAGGCGACCTTCGTATACTTCCCATAGGCCGTTGTCGATGAGATAGTAGATAGCGGAAAGCACGATGCGCTCGCCGTATTCCTCGATGTAGGCATTGAGCGGTTTCACCCAGGCCTTTTCTACTACGTCTTTGAGCCATTCCTTATAGACGATGCCCATCAGCTTCTCTTTATCCCCTTCCACAGCATAGCAGGAAGCGATGCGAGGAATGATGTAGAGAGGTTCCGTTTTCTGCAGGAAGTTCTCGAAGTTGATTCCGAGCGCCTGACGGACCATATTACTTACGCTCTTGAACTTGTATTTCTTCAGCAATGAGCGAAGAATATTCTGTTGTTTCGTGTTCATGTTTTTATAATTGTTTATTTTGTATTTCTGAAACTCATATTTCAGCCTCCTGTGCTGGGTCTTCTGGCCAACCATATTCATCATAGCCCGCCTTGTGTTCATCGGCTGACTTCTCACGGCGATTGTTGTAATACACAGGCTGCTCACCTGCGGCTACTCGCTCCTTATTGTACTCTGCATAGGCAATGGCTAACTTATCCATAAACTCTTCGTTAGCACGACGTTTAGCAATCTTGTAGTCTTGGGTAGCTTTCTGATATGAGGCGTGAGCTTCGGCACGATCAGCATCTTGCTGAACGAAGAAAGATTTCTTTTCCAAGGTTTGCTTGCCGAGAAATTCTTTCAGGCTAGACTTCTGACGTTCCTTGAACTCAACTTCCTTATCCAGGAGTTCCTTCTTACGTTTCGCAAAGGCCTCGCCGCCATCGGTCTTGATTTTCAAAGCAACTTCGTGCTTTTTGTCTCTTTCCTTACGCAAAGGCGCAAGGACTTCTTTCTGAAATTCTTCTAATGTTCTCATTTTCTCAAAATCTTTAATGTATTATAAAACTTTTCTTAGTCGAAGAGGGAAGGCTGACGTGCCTTCAGCTCCTCTTCTTTTGCTGCCTTATCCGCTTTCTCTTCCAAAACTGCAGCAGATAGTATCTGTTTCAGTCCCTTGCGAGAGGCGAGAGGTTCCCTTGATACGAGGGAAATAAACTTATCTCTGCCCAGTTTGCGGTAGAAAGGAATAAACTCCTTATCCACCAAATCGGCAGGGGCACTAGGAATCAGTTTGCCCTGGTAAGGCTGACCTTTTTCATCTACTACCAGGAAATGGCGTGTGCCATTTTCCTCATCTGATATATCAATGCCTCCGGAATATTTGGCTATGCTGAGTTGACTGCACAGCCAAGCCTCCTTGGCTATCACGATTGTTTTCATTGGGCGAGGGGTTGCTTATTTTTCTGCAGTTAAATCATTCTTGATTTCATCCCACATCGCCATCTCTACCTTCTTACCGTCGAAGTGGCCAACGGCAACCAGTTCGCCACCTTCCTGGGTAGCATCAGCAGAAGAGATAGCACTACTGCGGATAATCATAATATCGAACTCATGGATAGCATCGAGGATGCTCTTCATATCGATGTGCTGCATATTCTCTCTAGCATTCAGACGGATGCGCTGAATATCAGCATCAGTCAGCTTACTGGACGTTTTCTCCTGCGCATCCATCACTGCCTGCGTCTCGATAGTGATACGCTGCTGCTCATAAGCATCAACGAGCAGTTCCGAGTTTTGTATCTGGGCGGCGATGTTCAGGAACTTCTCGAACAATTTACTTTCACCCGCAAGCAGCGTGGTAGCTAAACTCTGCTCAATGAGAAGAGTCTTACCTTTTACCTGCCAGTAAATCAATCCAGCCTTCTCCCACTTCTTGATCGTGGCAATTACGCTGGTCAGACTATCCAATGTTTTGAGAGCTTTCTTTGCTCTATGTCTTTTAAACGGATTCCACATAATCTATATATTGTTTAAAATGAATATTCCAGTGAAAAAAGCGCCCTATGCTCACGCACTGGGGAGGTGTAGGGAAATGTGAATAGACAACCCTACATTGCTTTTGCTTGTAGTTATTGTAAAATAAATACGGAACATCCTTTCGCTAAAGGTGTCTGCTATGAAGCATTTACATTAATTCAATAATTTAACAGTTAGAGCTTTAAAAATCTTCGATAAACTATATTGAATCTTAAAACATGAATTACCATTAATGAGTAATGAACCTGGTACCGTCTACCTCGAGCACCAGAATGTCGTTCACGACACGGATTTCTCCGCTGTTTACGAACTGCACCTTTCTCTGATGCCTCAGAATGTCTACCTTCAGACAAACGCATTCACCTTCATCTACATGCCCGGTCTTAGTGAGGAATTTGATGTAGAACGATTTGCGCTTTACGTTCCTCGCTGTCTGCGGATGCACATAACCAGTAACCTGCTGTCCGCTGCGGGGGTCTATCCACTGCCACTTTTCGCAGAACTGACGGAGGTTCTGATAAGATTGATGATATTTTGCCATAACTCTTATCTATTAGTCGATGAATTTATACGAAACCACCGAAGTCATAATAATCACGAGGACCATCCTGCTCCTTATCCTCTTCGTAAGGAGGAAGCTTGGCTTGCAGAAAACGGTTCAGAATGATACTGCCTACCTTTCGTTTTTCCTTGGCTACCCTTTGCCGATGCCGCAATATATCAGGAAACAGGATATTCTTGAGCGGGTTCGACCAATCGGCTGCATCGTTACATGCCGAATAATCGGGGTACAGCACCATAGAGTAATGCGATAAATTACCGTTAGGGGTATCGAGCATCGGACCAGCCAACGTAAAGGCTTTCTCCTCGTTGTAAAGAACCATGTGCGAAGTCTGTAGGGTCACATCATTATGGTTCTGATACAAGATTCTGTCTCTGTATTCCATCAGATGAATATCTATCCAGTCTTCTACACTCTTATCAGTAGAGAGTATCAGATGGGTTATCCAACCCCTCTCAAAGCACGTTTGAAGGTAGTTGATGATATATCCGGTAGCAGATGTTCTGCTTACGGTCATCGCCAACACCATCACGCAGAAATGATTTTTCTGCGCCCGGTTGGGATTTACATCTGCCAAGTATCCGATAGCGTGGAAGAATTTATCTACCAGCACATCGCCGTGCGTATAGAAGCTCAATGCTCTCCGGGGGGCTTGTATGATTGCCTTGGGCAGCTTTTTATCTACACAGCAGGGAGGAATGAACAAAGTATCATTCATAATCTTTTATCTTATTCGTTCGATGTAAGTTTATTCTTCAAGAATCATCGGCATGATTAAAGTCAATGCTCTAGGTGATGATTCGTTGGCGGTAATGACCCCAGCACGACTAGGATCGCCAAGATGCAGGCATACGGTATCAGACTGGATAGGTGCCAGGGCATTCAGCAAACTGCTTGCCTTGAAACCCATGCGATGACCATCTACGCAATTACTGTCGATGATAAGCACCTGGTCGTTGGCCGCCATGTTGAAGTCCAAATCCTGCGCTGCTATATCGAGGAACATACCTTCTTTCTTCAGAACAATCATGTTACTGCTTTCACTAGCGAAGAGTGCTACACGCTTTACTACACTTGCCAGTTCCCGTTTGTCAACCACAACATTATAAGGATTGTTGCGAGGAATTACCGAGTTATAATTAGGGTACTGACCTACCATCTTTTTGCAGACGAAGGTAATATCATTTCCAGATGTAAAGCGCACCATGCTCTCGTTTGCCTCAATATCAATATCTGCAACGTCATCGAAAACGGAAAGGGTCTTGAAGAAGGTTCGTTCTACAAGAATCGTACCTGGTGTTCCACTGCGGAAGAAGTTGCTGCCTCTCGTTTCAGGGTTGTTGGTATGGATGAGTTTGATGAGAGAGTGGCCATCAGATGCAACAAAGGTACACTCGCTTCTGTCCTCGGCTACATCAATGCAGAGGCAGTTCATGATTGGTCGAAGTTCTGAGTTACCCACAAAGTTGCCGGCATGAGAGAGCACATTGCCGAAGGTTGCCATCGGAAGGGAGATATGTAGGCTGGCATTATCAGGTTGTGCCGCACGAGGAAATTCCTCGGCACTGAAATAAACCAGGCTGACGTTACCCTTCTTTACATTTTCGCCGTTCTGTGTGCAGTACTCGATATTCATTGAGCGGTTCTTATCCTGCGACAGATCCATGGTGACTACGCAGTCAGCAGGGAGCGTAGAGAGGAGCGATAGCAGAGAACTGATAGGCAGAACGACATCTTCCTTAAAGCTGCCTTCTACGATACTGAGGGGGGCAGGGATAGATAACTCCGAGTCAGTGGTAGCTGATACGAAGAAGAACTGACCATCTTCCTTACGCTGGGTAAGGAGCACATTGCTCAAGATGGCGATGGTTGACTTGCTGTCGATACACTTCGCAGCTTTCTGCAAAGCTTGACGAAGCAAGAGGGATGATTGCGCTTGTATTTTCATTTTGCTTTTATTTTTTTTATAAATTCTATTTTCTTGTTTGCGGACCAGAGATGGAATCGCTGGGAACGGGGGCGCAAAGGCGCTAGCCTAAATCAGCACTCAACATTCAACATTAAATATTAAAACGGCAGGGTGCTCTTATCTATTTCCTCTACGGTAGCTGCGGCATTGTTGCCATCGCTAGCGTTCGGTATAGCTTGCCTTCTGCCCTGCTTGCGGGAGGTGAATGCCTTCCATCGCTCTTCCTCTTCTGGGGTGAGAATAACAATGTTGCCATCGTCATCACGGTATGGTAATGGGTCGGGACCTTCAACGTATTCCTTCGCTATCCGCTTTAACTCGTCGTAGCTTGCCGGAATATGATCCTTTCCGCTACGGAAGAAGAAATAGACGTGCTTACTGGTCTTTACCCTGCGGATATGCTTTGGCTCCACACTATCATCGTTTTCCCATTCACGCCCTACGAAGTATTCCTCCGTTATCCAGGCGCGAAGCTTGAAACAGCCATGGCGCTTATTGTCCTCACCTATCAGGAGATGATCAGGATTGCAGATGATATTCATATTCTTGCAATACTTCTTGATTTTCTTCTTGAAGGTGGCTCGGCTATATTCCTTACTTTTACCCTCGCTGGCATCAGCCCAATCACGCATGAACTCATTAAACATTTCGTCTGCACAGATAGGTGCTGAATAGACTTCATTACGACTGAAGAACCACTCGAAGTAGTTCACCGTGTTCTCGGTCAGCTCTCTTACCATCAGTCTTCGCTGAACGTTTTTCTGAGGAGCAATCACAAAGGTATGATAGCGCATGATAAACTGAACGGCTAAGGCACAGATGTATATCGCCTGATTGCGGTCTCGCTCATTCAGATTCTCCGGTTCCTTAACGAGGTTCTTCATCACTTCCTTGGGGGAACGTGCCAGCTTATGCTGCATCGGATTTTCTCGACAGAACCTATCCGAGAAAGATACCAAAGGAAAACGGCCGATGGTAGACTCATCATCATCACTCAACTGCGAGTTGCTGGAAATTACGTTCGTTGGCGATTCTTCCAACTTGAAGACGATAGGGTCACCAAACTTTCGTTCTACCTTGGCTCCCGCCGTTACCTTATTATAAAAGTACTTCATGGGGAAACCCGAAGGTTTATCTTCCCAATGTACTACCCTATATTTACCCGGAGAAATCAGCAGGTCGGAAAGACTGAACTTTGCATCGGCAATCGTCAGGAAATCTTTCATATCGACGCGCAGTACATTGACTGCTGAACCTACCACAAGTTCTATCATCAGTGATTTACCCGAACCGCCACTTGCCTGCTTCTCGTCCTCCACCTCATCTTCGAGAAGATAAGGACAGATACTCTGCATATCAGCCCATGAGCGATAACAAATTCTTCCTAAACAGGAAATCATGTTGGCAAAATGGGAGTCGATGTCGGCGATAGCTTCGGCAGGCATTGGCTCTTTGTTACGGATGCAATCCTGCTCCAGTCGCCACTGCATATTGCAGCAGCCTCGAATCACTCTCAGGATAGGCCAAAGCTCCTTCTCCTGCTTACCTTTCCAATCCACCTGCCAGCGGAAGGTTTGCGCCCAATCTTTAAGCTCGGATTTTTTTTGGTCGATTTCGGCTCTTGTGAAGACTGGCGAACCATCTTCGTTGGTCTGAGCTTCCTGCTGGGCGATGACTGCCACCCTATCCTTGTATTCCTGGCTCTCGCTGATAACAAACGGAGGATTGAACACCCTCATCGTAAAATCATACGGTCTTTTAGCCAGGGCAGGTATAAAGAAATTCAGGCGGTCATAGCTGACTGGCATGATGGTTTCGGGCGTAATCTTCAACGCTACATTGCGGAAGAAGAAATATTCCGTATGGGCATCGAAACTTTCGGTGAAGTCTATCACCATGCCCTGCAAGCCGCCAGCCGATTTCTCACTGAAATTTTTATCTATCAGGTTGGCACAATCTGACATCATCTTGCGCTCCTGATCATTGTGCCGCCAACTCTGCTCCGTAAACTGCAGAAGTTGGGTCTTCGTTGCCTGGATGATACTCTTCTGGTCGATGTATTCTACGAAACATCTATCCAGGTGGATATACTGACCTACGAGGTCGGTACTCTCAGGGTCTATCATTCTGTAATAGCCGTGGCAAGTCATAAAGAGCCACACCTTGGTAGGCGATACCTTGCAGGTAGGCGGTTTAGGTTTGCCGCTTCTCGGATCACGGGGATATTCTATCTCGAATGGATCGGTGTTGTTGGCACCCCGCAATCTCGAATATAGCGGCAACCTTATATCGTGGTCGAACTTGAAGTTATCGGTATCATCCATGTGGTAGCACATCAGATAATCTCTCACTGAGCGAGGAGAGCAACCGTACAACCAGTTCCACCTTTGATTATATCTACTTCTGAAGCCATCGGGCAGCGTGGCATAACAAATATCGCAATACTTGGTTGCGATGGCTCCGCAATCCCTCTGGCTGGCGATGTCGTTAGGGTAAAGCATGATGACCCTCTCGGCAAATCGCTTCATCTTCTGATACTGCACGGCATTGAAATCCAACTTTTCCTGCCTCCACTGCCCACGCTCGATATACCAGAAGTTTCTTCTGCCAAGCGAGAAGGCTACGTGGTACCAGCAGTATTTCTGAAAATGACCATCCTGCGCCTTATCCTGACGCAGTGAACGCATGGCGTAATAGATACTCAATGCGTCTTCCGGTGTTCTGCAGAATACGATATTCTGCGCCTTGATATTACCTACTTCTATTGTTTTCGGTTCTGTATGGAACGTTCCTTTCGGTTTATCATCCTTATCAAGATTCTCTACCCATACTTCCACTTCTTCGGTGTAAGGCTCATCAGGTTGGTACTTCTTGATTGCTGCATGAACGGCGGTATTGTCAGCCGTTCTGTTTTCGGCAGCATGAGTGAAAACCTTGTCACCCATCAGCCACTTGCTCACCTTCCTAACGCTATGTTCCTCACAGGTAGAGAAGACGATAGGGTCTTGCTGCATGGCTGGACGGAAGAAGCATCCGCAACTGCCTTGAGGTGCTATTACGTCCGTTGCGAAGCAGACGAATAGCGGGTTCCAGGGTGTGCCGAAAATTATTTCACTCACCAGTTGTCCGTTTCTCACTACGTGGGGCAGCGTTACCTGGTCCACGGCATAGATGCGGAAATCTTCATTCAGCATCTTGGTGTTGAAGTCCTTTCCGAAGCCGTATTGCGGGATTCCCTTAACCGATGTGACTTCGCACCCCAGGGCTGCGAGCTCCTGGGGGTTGAAGTCAGTTTTTGGCATAAATGAGAAAGTTTCTATCGTTTGTGGAGCGATTGTGCGATAGTCCATTTTTGCAAAGAGCATCGGCCATTTGGCTCTCGTCTTCTCGTTATCGCCATACACCCTCACGATGAAGTCATGGCACAGACGCAGCAGACTGGCTCCGTGCATCGGCAGTTTGCGCATGGCAGCATAAAGCTCTAAGGCTCCATAGCCATACTTGCCGGTCTTGGTACACATCCAGCGCAGAGCACCATGCTCTGCCTTAGAATTGTCTTCCACCCCTACACCGTTATACATACCGCCTCGCTCATTATTGTAGATAATGAGGTGAGGAGTCTGCTTTGCTTTGCCCTGCTCGCCATCATCCGCCTCTTCCTTCTGGCAGAGGGGACAGAAACAGGCTGTCTGTCCCTCGATGCGCTGCTCATCGGCAGGTTTTACGAGGAATGCCATGTCAAGGTTGGCAATCTGGTTCAATATCGGGTGGAATAACATATCTTACAGTAAGAGTATTATAGTTAAAAGAGAAGGGAAGGCACCACTCTTGACCATTGACCAGCGATGGAATCGCTGGGAACGGAGGCGAAGGGTAGGCCAAACTTCAAGTGTTTACATCTTGCCGGGTTATATTCCAGAGCGAGCGGTCGGAGCATTTGAAAATCTGTGGTACTCGCCCGCTGCAAAGATGCAGTGAATCGTAGTCGTAGGGCATTACTGACTCCTACTACCCTTGCATAAGAGTGTTTCCAGAATGCCTCCCCTATTCTCTTTATATCATATTGTCAAAGAAAGAAGACCTTTCGGGCGACTGGCAAAAAACTGAGGATGCCGCAGATACCGTCCGATGGGGTTCCCAGGCTTTTTAATCAGACTATCCCCCTTCTTCTTGAAGCTGCGGGTGTGAGATATGCGATGAATGTTTCCAAGTCCACCTATCGCCCGTCCGGTCTTCCTGCCATTTTAACCGATGGCTCGGTGTCTAACAAAATAAAAATCGGAAACGAAGTGTATCGTACCAAAGTTGGATGATGTCATGCAGAATATCTTTTATTTCTTCATATCTTTATGTTTTATAAATTCAGAAATGTTTCCAGGCGATAATGCCTTATCTTACAGTTGCAGATGGTTTCCATGCGGTGTACTATCATCTGCGAGAGACTTTCCATCGTGAGGAAGTCGGTATTTAGACCGATAATCTGCACTTCCTGCCTCCAGTATATCTTCCCGTTCTTGCGGCGGCAACTGTGCGAAGGCGTGATAATCATATCTTCCACGCTGCCCGTCATCATCCTGCAAAGATACTCACAGGTATCTTTCAGCAGGGCGAAGGGCGCATAGAAAAGGAGGGTTGGAATATCATCCTTCAGTCCGCTCATCGTCTCGGTATAGGCGAAGCGATGCAGCATTCTGTATTTAGATAAGTTCCTATGCCTCTGCTGTATGCCCTTTCGGTTAGGGATATATGGCAAATCAAACAGTCTTGGCATAGCCTTCTCTTATCTTTTTCATCATCTGCCAGGTACTATAGATACTTCGCTTGCAGTCGAAGATAGGGTCATGTGCCGCACCTTCATCGGCGATGTCTTTATAGTCCATAGTCAGGGCATAAGCCTTGTCGAGGTCGAAAGGTTCCCCGTTTGGCTCGGCTGCATCCCAGATAATTCTCGCACATTCCAGATAGAACGTGCGATGATCTCTCAACTGGGTATGCTTTATCTCGAACTTGATACCCATCTCCCAGCAGATATATCTCAAGATAGCTACATCGAAATCAGTACCCTGCGCCCAAAGGCAAAGTTCATCATCACCGAGCTTCTTCTTGATATAGGCTATCCAGCCGAACAGATCGTTCACGATTACATCAATCGGCTGACAAGGTGCCTCGTCGCTGTCATTGCCGAGCAAGGCAGCTTTTGCCTCGTCACTCTGTTTTGACCACCATTCTGCCGTACTCTTGTCAAATGCGAACCCGTTGATGAACATGCTTCGCAGGTCAACGTGAGCAGAAAAAGTGGAATTTCTTAACACACCATCACCTTCATCAAAGAAAGGTGATTCGTCCCCATATCGCTTCCACGCCACCGCACCGAGACTCATCACGGCTGCGGTGGGCGAGAGCGAACAGGATTCCCAATCAAAGGTTACATCTATCATTATATATGGTTACGAATTTTACCTTTTTACTTTTTTACCTTTAAAAGCAAGAGTGCTTTAATTCCTTCCTGCTCCCATGGCTTCCAGTCATCAGCGGTAAAACGCTTGATGATGGTCGTGCGGCTCATGCCTCGCTCCTCCATAAAGGCAAAGAACTTCATGCAGAGACCGTTGTTGGCCTTCTTCAGACAGCTGTAGAACACACCCGACTGATCGCTCATAGCAGCCTCAAGCAAATATCCCTTCTTACTAATCTCGTTGCCCAGGGCATCGGTCTCTACATACCCAGATAATAGGTTAGCTACTTCCGGTATAGCTAAGAACTGCTTTTTGCAGTTTTTAATGCCTTGGATTTCCCAAGCGTCGAAACCTTTCTGAAAGAAACGGAGATAGAAAGTTGAGATTGTGAAGCCCTTATCCGATAAAAACTCAGCTAAGTTCTTCTTTTCCTCCACAGAAATATCATTTACCTCTAATGGAGAGTTCTTTCTGCAGATTTTTTCTATAATTTCCTTTGTCATTTCGATTTTATTTCTTAATTTTGGTGCAAATTTAAAGATTAAAATCGAAACAACCAAATGTTACCTATATTTTCTTTCAGAAATTAGGGGAATTTAACATAGGTTACATATATTAATTGATTTCGAGATGAACAGATTAGAGTTATTCACCTTATAAATGTAGTTGAGATATGAAGTACTTTTACAATTACAGCTTCCTAGACAAATGGATGGAAGCAAACAGCAAAATCACCAATAAAGAAATTATGAAGGCTATGGGTACTACGAGTAATGCGTGCCTGGATAGCTGGATAAGAATGAAGTCGCCGCTGCCTACCATCGCCATGCTGCGATTCTGCAATGCGTTTCACGTTCCGCTCTCGGCATTTATCGTAGATGCGGACCAGCAAGGAAGGGAAGGCTGCTGCGAGGAGGGGTATGTATGCCCTGGTATAGATGACCAGTTTGAACCCGATGGGGGCTATCTGGATAATGAAGAGAAGCGCAAACAGGGTACGAGGGCGCTGCGCAATCCGCTCGATGTGGAGAGGATGAAATCGGTAGTGCCTGGGTGGACCAGCGTTGGAAACGCTGGGAACGGAGGCGCAAAGGGGTTAAGGCTCGGACGCAAGGAAGAGCACAAGGAAGAGACTGCCGCTGCGCCTATGGATGCTGCTGCGCCTATGAATGCCGCTGCCCCTACTCCGATTACGGAACCGGTTACAGCAGCAGAAACGGACATCAGCTTGAAGACCCTTAACCGCATGCTCGATATTATTGCTGAACAGCAGAAGCAGATAGGCGATCAGCAGAAGCTCATCAGCGAACTCACCCATCGTCTGGAATCTCAGCAGCCTAGCTACGGCATGGTGGCAGAAGAGATACATCGCGAGACGGAATAAAATAAAAACAGCCAGCTATCCATCACGGACGGCTGGCTGAGAATGTTTCAGCTTAAACTACGTTTTAGAAACAACTCATATAAAACATATAAAATAAATATATATAAAATATAAAGAACGAAATATGATTAATGCTCATTTACTGCTGCCATCTTGCGACGAAGGAACTCCTTCTCCGTGATAACCTGGCAGTCCTCGCTTGTGCTCACGTAAGGCACATCGGTATAGAAGAAGCCATGATGCAGAAAGAGGATAGGCGTTGTATTGCCAAAGGAGAACGGAAGCTGCACCTCCTTGCCTTCCTTACCCTTCGCCATCTTAGGCTTGAACTGCAGGATAGCGATAAGAGCCGTTTCATTTACGATAGGCAGTGCCATCATCTCCTTCTCCAGTTCGCTGTTTTCTTCTGGAATAAAGAGCGATGTGCTCTGCATTCCGTCCTTGGTAGGAGTCTGAATGTTCGTCCAGCCTTCCTTGCTGATCGTGTTTTTGAACTCTACCATCGCCACACCACCTGCAAAGCCTTCGGGCGATTCGTAGTAGGTATCGGCTCCCTGCTTCTCTGCCCAGGCTCTCGCCTTCTCGCTTGCTTCACAACACTCAGCAAGAAATGCCTTCAGCTTCTTGCCTGTCTCACTCTCATCAGCTATCTTCAGATAGTTGTGAGGTCTGTTTTCTTTTTCCATAAATCCTTATTTTTTTAATCTATTATATAATTTTCGAGAAAAATTGTATTTTTGAGTATATATTTTCAGCGAAATATTGTATTTTTGAGAGTTAAACCAGCGATAGAATCGCTGGGAACGGGGGCGCAAAGGGGTTAAGGCTTTTTTACCTTTTTACCTTTCCTAAATCACCATGCAATAGATAACCGGCTCGCCACTCTCATCATTCTGCATGATAAAGCCCCAGTAGCCTAGCTCCTGCAGATAAAGCGAAAGCGGGTCGCCAAGCGGACAGACTATCGCCTTGAAGTATTCACGAAGTCGGGCATCGTTAAACACTTCGCAACCGTCTACCCAATGATCCAACGGCTTATACTGATTATTGAAGGCTTCTATCTTTGCCGGGATAACGAAATCCTGCAGCGTAACTTCTGCCTGTTCATCATTATCCACGATGTCGTAACCGTACTGCACGTGTTTCTTACTTTTTCCCTTCCCCATGGTCGGTATATTTATTAATTGCTGTAAGTACCAAAACTATCACGATAAGCAGAAAAAGGGCGAGGGCGTTCTTTCTGGCTTTCTGAATCCAGTTAGCCTTTCTTGTCTCTGCTGTATTCTTTTCCTGCGTATCTGATAAGCTGTCGGTGGCCTCCCAGTGGGTGCCCACATCATTACTGCTACTGACGGCAAGGCTATCGATGGTCTTCTGCATCGTATTGATTTTCTGCTGCTGCATCTGCAATCGCTCCTCATAGGAAGACTGGTTGTTATAACTGCCCTTGCGATGTGTAGTGCGGTTGGTGGTAGTCTGCTTATTGCCGGAGGAATCAGTGGTCTCGGTAATCTGCTCCTGGATAGTCTCCTCATATTCGCCCGTTTCCGTAGACGAAGAAGAAGTATGCTTATCCTCGCTCACCTTAATGGCTACGCTGTCATTCACCATTACCTGCTGATGCACGCTATCCTGCTGAATAGCCGATACGCTATCCTTCACTTCCTGGTGGTTATCGCTAACCGCCCGTCGAGAGGCAGCACATGCCGTAAACATCATCGTCACTACTGCTATCAAGAGTAGTTGAATAATCTCTTTCCTTTTCATACGTTTTCATTTCTTTTAATGTTTCTGATGCAAAGGTAAGAAAAAGGGGAAGAATAGATGGGACAAACAAATAAAGGTAAAAAAGTAAAAAGAGCATTTAAAAGTAAAAAGGTAAAAAAGTAAAAGAACAGCAGGGCGATATATCCCGCTAGGCTCTTTTTACCTTTTTACCTTTTTACCTTTAACCTCGGTAGAATACCGGAGCAAAGGAACCTTTGCAGTCGAAGAACTCCTTTGCTTTATCCTCGATACCCAACTTCCGTATCATATCAAAGTCATCATCGCTGCACTCTACGCAGAACCTTCCGTTCTTCATGCCAACGAAGGAAATGCGGGAAACCAGTGATTTCTCAGCGTCGCCTATAACGAGCTTGCAGAATGCCTTCCACTTGTCGATACCTTGCCCGCTCTCGGTTACAATCTTACTTTCCGTAGGCTGATGCACATGGGCGAATATATCACCCTCTACCGGTTTTCCAGTTTGCTGTGCGCTATTCTGCTTATACCGCTCATTCAGAGTGGCAGCAATATCAGTGTTCTTATCCTTAGATAGATGATTCTCACCAACCACCGTGCGCCTGACGTGAAACCTGATAAACTCAGGATCACCTTTTCGCTTGCCCGATTTATAGATGATGTCATCGTCTTTCAGCTCATCAAATACAATGTCCGTCTGCGATAACTTCTCCATTCTCTGCAAATCCCTACACACCACATCGAGAACTTGCTTTCTGAATTGCGAGAACTTGGGGTATTTGTTCATAACCGGTTCGCCCAGCTCATTCAACAGAATCTCCTTCTTGTTGTTATCTAGTTCTACCAAACCGAGATAAGACTTCAGTTCCAGGAAAGGCACCGATATATCCATGCTACGGTTCAAACCTATCTGACGCAAGAGATAGATATATACGCGTGGAGTGTTCACGTTCTTGGCAAACTTTGCTATCATGGATATATGGTGAATATACCCCTGCCCCATATCGAATACACGCTTAGAAAGTTTCGGGTCAATCTCAAGCAGGATATATCCCAGTATGCGGTCCACCTTCTTTCCGTCCTTAGTCGTATATCCGTTCTTTGATAACGGTATACGCATTCGGCTGAATATATGCGTAAATTCCTCGCTGCCATCGGGCAGTGTGCTCTTCACCGCCATATCAAGAATACTTGTCTTCAGCTCCGCTCTCAACTTCTGATAGCTCATATTCTCATAAGTAATGAAATCGTGAATATCTATCTTGATAGGCGGGATATTCATAACAGCATGGTCCACGCCTTGCTCAAACAGAAAATCAGAACGAGCGTCGCCCAACTGTCTTTTCTCCAGAAAATACTCATCCACAAATTTTTGAAGGTGGGTACTCGTTAGCATCAACACGTTCTGCTGGAACAAAGTGTATTGCTTATCCAGTTTCGTGAGCGAAAAAGGAGTATTTATCCAGGCTAAACCCTTGTTTTCATTATCTTCATTCATATCAAATCTGACTTTTCGTTTACCTAAATCTGACTTTTCATTTACCTAAATCTGACTTTTCGTTTACCTAAATCTGACTTTTCGTTTACCTAAATCTGACTTTTCATTTACCCAAATCTGACTTTTCATTTACCAGTATCTTTGTAAGTATCTGAAAACTAAACTATTAAGATTTTACTAATATATATAATATCTATAATCTTATAATTTTCTATTTAAAGATTTCGTTTTTAGGTAAACGAAAAGTCAGATTCAGAAAGGTAAATAGGTTCAAAACCACTTTTCAGTTTACCTTCAAATCTGACTTTTCGTTTACCTGCATTATCCGTTCTTATGTCTATCCAGATACTCGATGACTGCCTGCAGAGCGATGTCCTTGATAGGCGTACCCGTCTCCATCTTCATCTGCAATATCTGCATGTAGTAGTCCATCGGCACATAGATGGTGATACCGTTCTGCGTCTTCTTGCCAGTTTTCCTCATAGGTGCAGACTCGGGAGCAGAAATAGGAGCGGCTGATGCAGGAGGAACCGGAGACTGCGAAGGTGCTTCAGTCTGGGGTGCAGGTTCCGGCTCTGCGGTACCCTGCCCGTTCTGCTGTTTCTCCAATGCCTCGGCAGCGCGCTTCTGGCGAGCTTCCTCATTTGCCTCATAAATCTTTTCTATACCTTTGATGGCTGGAGAGTCTTCCAAACCTTCAAACTTATGTATACTACTTTTTGTTTTTCTTGCCATAATCGTAAATCTCTAAACGTTAAACATGAATCATTATTCCGGCATGCTGGCCAAAATCTCCTTCGTAAAATTCTCATAGTCCTGCCCTACTCTGCTGTAAGGCGAATAAGAGAATATATCCTGATTGATAGCCTGCGCCTCTACCATCTTCGTATCTCGACGGGTGTACGAATCGAACATGTAATCATCAAACTTATTGCCCAGATACTCCTTAAACTGCTTGGTGGCTCTCGTCTGATCATTACTCATCACCATAAACAAGCCTCGAATATCAATATCAGGGTTCAAGTCTTCACGCGTTTCCTGCACCGCATTCAGAATTTCGGCAATACCTTTCGTTGCCAGCATTTCGAGCTGGATAGGTATTACTACACCCGTTGCCACAGACAGGGCATTATGCGTAAGCAGAGATAGTGCTGGTGGGCAGTCTATCAGAACATAATCGAAAGCCTCCAGGATAGATGAAACTCCTTCGGTGCCCAATTCGTCGCCTCGTACTTCCGCCAGCGGCTTGCCGAATAACTTATACAAAGCCTTGCGTGGCACCGGCATCTGGTTTAGAAAAGGTTCGATGTTGATAAGCCGGTAAGATGCTGGGGCAAGATAGATGCCCTCTCTTACCTGATAGACGGGCAAAGGAGACTGCTGTATCAGCGCATCGTATACGGTAGGCTTCCCGATATTCTCTGCCTCACTCCATCCGAAGAGGAAAGAGAGACTAGACTGAGGATCAAGGTCAATGAGCAAGATACGAGGCTTGCGCTCCTTGCCATCTTCACCCTTACCGAAGTAACCTTTCCCATAACGGCGAAGACCAGTTGCTAAACTCTGTACGGTTGTTGTCTTACCAACTCCTCCCTTGTGGTTTACGAAGGCGAGGATTTCTTTTAATCTTGTTTCTGCCATAATCTTAAAAGTATTAATTCGTTTATATATATATTAATGTATTCATTTCTTTGTTGAAAGAAAGAAAGCTATGTTTCTTTCTTTCAATAAAACCACTAACGCATCCACACATAAATGCACGTTTGTGCTTTTATGCTTTTGTGTTTTAATGCTGCAAAGTTAATGTTTTAATTTTAAACCACCAAATGTTTTTAATATTTTTAATGCTTTTATGTATGGATTGATGTATTAAAACAAAGATACTAATAAATCAATCAAGAAATAAACCAATGAATGAAGAAAGAAATAAATGAAGGAACAAACCAGCCAACGAAGGAATAAATAAACCAATGAAGAAAGAAATTAACCAATAAATACATAAACGCACAAACGTGCGTTTATGCGTGCTTTTATGCTTTTGTGTTTTTATGTATTTATGCTTTTATGCTTTCATTGCCTTGTCGTAATCAAAGATGTAGAGGTCGGTCATCGCCTTGCCGTTGGCAGCCAGTTAGGCACGCGTGATAGGGTAGGCGAGTTGCCAGACAGGCAGACTGGCTCACGCTCACGTCAGCACCTTCTGGCGAAGTAAACCGCAGTTTTACCGTAGCCTTCTCAGCCACCTGCCGGGTGCCTCCGTTCTCCACTGCCTCGTCCACATACTCGGTGCATGAGGTGTTCATCATCATGCACGCTGCCATCATCGCAAAGGTGGTGGCAAATAAAAACTTTTTCGTTCTCATAAGCCAAAAATTTTAAAGTTGTTATAGTTATATTTTAAAGCTCTATTTTTTTTAGCATCGGCGAAACTCAGTGATATTTCGCCGATACAATAACGTAGGAAACCTATTCCGTCAGGTTCGGGTCCTTGTCGTACTTGCTAAAAAACTGCTGTTCGGGGGTCTTCCGTGGCTGATTCCCATCAGCTTCATTCAGTATCTGCTCTTTAGCCGCATTCAGTTTCTCATTTACGGTTTTTCTGATTTTGCCAAGGCATTTCTTCTCATATTCGCAAACCGCAAGATTATTCTTCTCGTAATTGCGTATATCAGGAGTAAACTTTCGGAAGTAAATCTCAACGTTCACCATCTTACCTAACAATTTACTATAAGCCGTAAAATAACTAGTTAGCAGATAAAACGGATCCGTGCCCAGAGTTCCATTAGTACCGCGATAACGATAATGATCTTTCTCGTTATTCAAATCGAAAAGATCTCCATCGCGACCATTCATTACGCAAACGCCCTCAGTAGTTTCTATGGTCACATAGCAAATACCCTTCCGAATACCTTCGAAAAACACCTTCAGCGTTTCAGAAAGATGCGTCCTATCTATCTTTACACCAAATTCTTCTACTTTAGAAAAAACGGTGCCAGGATAATACATTTGCGCTGGCAGGCTGGCAAGTGCCTCCGGTCGTATGGTTTCGCCGATATTGGCAATTATTAAGGTATTTTCCCCCTCGCTTACAGGCAATGGTTTGTAAATAAAACCATCCTTATCTACATAATAATGAATATCATTTTCTGCGTCATCCGCTTCCCATACGATGCCGATACGCTCGTGTATGAAACCTTCGTCTTCCAGAAAGATAACGTGGTCATTGCAAGGCATAGCGCAAAGTACCTTATTTTTATCATTCATAATCTTCTAAGTTTTTAAAGTTCCTATAATTGATAACGCAAGGGATGCAAGGATATTACATCCCTCACGCAATATTTTTCTATTTGAATGCTCCAGCCAGAAGTGGCAGGAAAAACACTGCTACACCGATGGTAGAGAAGAGCAGCACAGCTACGCCTACCAGGGCGATGGCTGCAATGGAATATGTGATTGCTTTTTTCATAATGCTATAATCTTTAAATGTATTAAAATTGAAGTTTATAATTTTGTCGCAGCATCGGTGAAGTTTCACCGATGTTATAACAAGGAGTGACTAGCTGCCGAAGGTAACAGTAGCTACCCGAGTATCTTTGCAAATCTCTATGCCTTCTATAACGTAATCTTCAAATCTATGAGGAGTTCCTGAGCAAAGACCGTTTTCATAGTCACTCTCTAAGCATTGGCGAATTATTTCGACAAGTTTATGAAAGGTAGTTGCGTCTACGTCTTCAGCTATCCTCCATGATCCACCATTAGAATCAGAATTTACAGGATAACCATATCTGATACGTTTCACATTGCAAATCAGCTTGCAATCCTCCTCCTCGATAGGTTCGTCTGTCACAGGTATGCAAATATGCTCGATTACCTGTTTAAAGTTAGAAGCCTGTACCGAAGGACCGCTGTCGTGACTATCCTCTTTCTTCTCCTCGCTTTTCTGCTGCTTCTTCTGAGCCTGCAAGGTCGCAGCCTCGATAGCGCGAATAATATCCGTGATATATCTGCTGCCTCCATGCTTTTTGATCCAATCGTGAACGTCATCGGGTACCACATATTTATGCACGCTGCCCTCTGCAGCTCGTCTGCCTCTCTTATTTGATGTTTTGGTATTTTCCATTTTCTTTGTGAATTTAAAAAGTTTCTATAAAATGTTCTATTTTTCCGAAATAGAAGGTTGGCCAAAGCCTTTTTGCGTTCTATTTTCCTCTTCCTCTTCTTCGAGTTCAAAACCTTCAGCTTCGATGATCTTACTATCGTTACCCATCGCCTCGGCTTGTTGCTCACGAGATAAATAGACTGGCCAACAAATAAGATCATCTGCATAATTGCCAATATCTATTTCTGCCTTATCCTTGTAGTTCCAGAACACGGAAGCCACGCAAAACACCTCCATCGCCTCTTTATCTGATAGCATAGATACTGCGCCCAGGAGTCGGGTAATCTCCTGCTCGGAACAGAACTCATTTTCGCCATCGCCCATAAGAACGTAATCGTGAACCTTGTTAAAGAGAGTATCAGAAGCTTTGGTCATATCCACATCGTTAGGAGAGATACCCTTAATAGCCTCAGTGATGACTGTCAGGCTGTGGGAATCGTTCAGCAGCCAGATAGCACGGAAACGAGCAGAAACGTTACATACAGCTAGATCCAGGTGTTTTTCACCTATCCACTTCGTGATATTTGCAACGATACTATCAACATTCTTATTCTTGCATTTTGCTTTGTCGATGACAAAATATCTGCAAGTATCAAACAAATCTCCTTCTACGAACGTGATGCCGATGCCCGACACATTATCTTCAACCGTCCATACTACAGATTCGGTCTTGCTGGATTTTACAACAAATCTATCTTTCTTCATATTGAATCCGCTTCACCGTGATGCGTAGGGCTAAATGATTATATTACTTTTTCTTCTTTAGCCAGGGAAAGAACCAAGAACCTTCCAAATATTGTTGCGCCCTGATAACGGCATACTCCCTGGTATGTATGCGCAAATCGGACGGAATCTTCTCTATTATCTTCCCTTCTAACTCGTGGTCATAATTCACCCCGCACTCTTTCAGAAGCTCATAAAGAGGATCATCGAAGAATGAAGCAAATATATGATCCTGAGTGTCGAGGTTTAGAAACTCGAACGAGCAGAAGGGATAATCAAGGAAGGCGTGCAATATCTTAAACATCTTTATTCCGCTTATCCGCGATGCGGTAGGGCTTTAAAAACTTAAAATTCTATAATTTTTCGGGTAAATTGATACACCGTATTGTTTTATTTCTTAAATTTGCACTCGTCTTCGGAAGATTTCAATCGTACCTTTATGGAATAGAAAGAGCAATAAAACTTCCGTTGACGGTCAGACTTTCAAAAGTCTGTGGATTCAAACGCTCTTAAAGAGCCAAATTTCTACTATAGTAGATTCGAGCCAGAAGGCTCGCAGTGCCCCGGCTTAGGTCGGGGCTTTTTCGTTTTATGCGTAAACGCCAATTTTATGAAACTCCAAAGTTGTATGGTTATCAGGATAACTACAATCCTCAAACATAACCCAATAACCTTGCTTATCCAGGAATATCTGACCGATTGAGCTTGCACTATCTTTCGGCTCGCCCGCCAATCTATTGCATATTATCCTAGTCAGGTCTTTATAAGGTTGACGTTGTTCGTCTATGATACGGAAAGAATATATATTCTTATCTCTTCCAGTAATCGTCAGCGTGGTTATTAAACCCTCAATCGTTCCAACTCTTTTGTATGTATCACCCTTACACTCCAAAGACTCACAATTATCAAACAATCGTCTTGCAAGAAACGTTGTTGTATTGTTACAAATAATCTCCGACATAATTATTCCTCCTCTTCTTCTTCCTCATCCTCATCCTCGTTGCTATTCTGATAGTCGTCGCTATGTGCGACCAAATCATCGAGAGCTGCCTTGAAGTCGAAATCCTTTCTCGGATAATCTGCTTCGTCATTTTTCAAATCATCATAAAAGAAATAAGATCGCTCATCGTCAGAAGCTCGAAGGATTCCGCCTTCGGGGTCTATCCAAAAACCAAAAGAGTAGGAATCATTACCCCAGCTATAAACGTTTATCTCGTAACCCTTATAATCGAGTGCAAGAAAATCAACCACTGATATAAACTTGATACCCTCGGAGTCACCGGCAACAATATAGAGACCTCCATTCTCGCCCTCTCGCAAATCGTACCAGGCTTTATCTTCGTTCTTCTTTTTCCACTCTGAAAACTCCTTCCATCCGTTTTCGCGTGTTGAAAAAGACTCAAAGCGTTCACGGACAATATCCTCCAAGGTATCACTGCTTTCCAGGGCTTCACTATCAAAAAAGCCTTCACCAAACTTCGTGTACTTAGCATCACAAAGAGGAATATTTACGCAGGATAATATATTATGTCCACCATCGATTGTAATTCTCATATCTTATCCGCTTAACCGTGATGCGGTAGGGCTGAAAATAATCTAATTTCCGATACCTGCCATAAAGCATTAAGACTCTTCAAGAACTCGCTTCATATCAAGAATAGCATTCTCTAAGGTCCAATCCTCCTTGTTGTATTCCCCATCCTTATCCAGAAGCTGAATGTAGTAATACTCGCTATCCTCGTTAAATCTAAGCTCGTAGTCTTCAAAGATAACCTTGATAGCTTCTACCTGCTCACAATAAACTATGCCAGTCTGGTCGCCCGCAAGATAGTAGTAATCACCGTCCTCTGTCTTCTTGATGTCGTACCAATGCTCCTTGTCTTCGTCATTGATCCATCTTGCCACGGTATCTTCCATGTCGTAACCATCCCCCCAATTATTATCCAGGTAATCGGAAACCACCTGCGAGAAAAAACCTTTTGGAAATAAATCAATATCAATATCCTCAAAAGCAGGCACACCATCTACAACATTAGTCAATCCGCCATCGCCTATTATAATATCAGGATTTGAAAATTCTAACATACCTATTGACTTAACCGTGATGTCGAGGGCTATAATGTGTTATTAAATCTAGCAATAAATCTCCGATGCTATAACGAATAAATATCATCACCGAGAAGACGGGGAATGATTTCAGCATCAAGAATGCTATCGTAATCCCAGAGACGGGCACCGAAATCTTTCTTCAACTTCGCTACTGCCATCTTATATGCCTCCTCGCCATTCTCGGCATAGCCTTCATATTCGTAATACTTATATGAGAAATTGACGGTTGCGTAAAGGCAAACAGTAAAGAAACCTTTCGGCATCGCCGCCAGTTTCTTGCGGCGCTCGTTGATTTCTCGGGCGATGCGCTGCTTTTCCTGAATCTCCTCATCCTGCTTGCGCTTGCGGTCTGCTTCCTCCTTCGCTATGATAGCCTTCTCGCACTCCTCTGTGGTATCAGCTAGGGCAGGATAGCAATAGATGAAGGATGAAGGGCTACAGCCTGTAGTCTGCAATTTTCTACCCGCCTGCTCGTCCTGATAAATCTTCTTCAGAAGGGCGTGAACGTTGTCGTTAACCTCCAGCTTTCTGCCGCCCGGCTCGTTCTTGTCGGTTAGGCTATTGATAAACTTCTCGGCTTCTTCTGCTGAACCGATGATAACTTTCTTATCGAAATATACAAAAAACTTCTTCATGTTGTCTGCGCTTCACCGTGATGCGCCTAGGGCTGAATGGTTATTATTTTACTTCAAACTCCTTAATCTCGTAAACAAAGGTTTCTTCCTGGCACTCTACTTGAAATCCCATCACGTCCTCTGTATGCTCCGCTACGTGAACATAAATAGGGGTGTTCAGATAGAAATTATCTGCTGTAGGAATAATTGCTTCCTCACCGTCACAAGTGCGTACAGACTGAGAAACTTCTGTGAACTCATCTTTCTTAGGAAGGCTATTGAAAGCCTTTTCTGGGGAGTCGAAAACGTTTGCGATAATCTTATTACAAAGAACTATATATACTTTCTTGTCGTTCATATTCTTGTCGCTTAACCGTGATGCGCTAGGGCTGAATGATTATTAGTATTAATTGATGTGTTCATCGATGCACTGGTCATAGATGGCCTTTGATAAACTCCAGTCAACTTTAGGATATTCTCCCCAACCAGCACCTTCGTTATTGTTGATGTACCACAGCTCGTCATCCTCCTTAACGGTAGCCACGTGATACATACTAACTCCAGTAAAGAAAGAATCCTGATTGTGATCGTAGCATACATCGAAGGAATTATCATCGTTTTCACGATAACGATAACCTGTCTTAATCAACTCTTCTTCTAACATTGTCTTCATACGTTCGTCGCTTCACCGTGATGCGCTAGGGCTAAAATGATTATTATTGTTTTTATTATCTTCTTGTTTTATCTGATGCAAAGGTACGAATAATTTCTGAAACTACCAAATAAAATGCACTTTAATTGCGTATTTAAGTGCATTTTTAACGTTTCGTTACATTTTTAGCACCTCATACCTTATTTATCAGTCATTTGTTCGCCGTAAAGTGTCGATCCTCACATCTTACAAATAGATGTTGCCAGCCGTGGCAGCGATGGTAAAAAATTGCTGCTGCTATCCATCACGGACCGCAGACAGACACTTATAAAACTATAAAACAAATGCGGACGCTTCCGCACATAAACATTTAATTTTTAAAGTTATTTAAAAGAATAGCACCCCGCCGTGGTGATGATCCACACTTGCCGGTCTGCCGGACGGGGGAGGGGAAGGCGCTCAGGCTTCCCCTGTATGATGTGATAGGGCATTATCGGATAGCCTCGATATATCTCAACCTTATGCCGCATCACTTTGCACATAGTGCTTAATATAATCTGCCTTAAATTCTTCCTCGGTCATACCTTTCACCTTGAGTATGCCTTCCCAGTAGCCTTCGCGGATTCGCTCCGCCTTATACTCCTCGAAGGTATGAGGAACGCAATCATCGGCAACCCAGAAAGCCTCGTGTTGCAGTACGATGCCATCACCAATCCAGCACCCGGATAAGAGTTCGTTTTCCTCGTCTGGAGTCGCCTCGTCATCTTCCATCTGCTCGTCGAAATGCTCGATAGCGTATTTAATCATCGTGCGAATATCCTTTGCCCAGGAGCTTGTATCGTCCTGGCTGATATTGCACTCCTGCAGAACCATTCCTACGAGTTCGTCGATACCCTTGCGGCTCTTGATATAGGCGTTGTGGTAGAAGTCGAAAGGGATAACGTGATCCAACTTCCATCCCTTCTCCTCGTTAACGGATGGTCGGCCGTATGCCTTGCGGCTTTCTTCTGTTACCTGCACTTCGTTCTCTACATTCTCTATAACGTTCATACCGTTCTTATTATTATTATTTGTTTCCATAATTTTCTGATTTTTTAATGTTGTTATAATATGATTATTTCTTCTTGTAAGGCTTGATAATAAAGCCTTGATATTTTCGCTATAGGTGATATAACTACCATATCCCCAAGGTTTTTTATTTGTTGTATTAGCCATATTTCTAATTTTATAATATTATTCGGTGACAATACATTTACCTTCCGGTGTCTCGTAATCTATCTTATTATTCGCCCAGATGGTGATTTCTTTCGGCTTATATACGTTAAAAGCCTGATGATCGCTAACATATATCCATTCTGTTCTATTCTTTTTCTCATATACCAAAATGGCGGCCGTTTTTTTGAAAGCATAGGCTGCGGCAAACATATCGCCAGCAATATTGTTAATTTCTTCCGGCTTATTCCACCAGCTCTTTGCAATCACTTTCTTGATCTTTCCTGCAATGCACAGGATGTAAGCATATTCTTTTCTCATAATTTCTAATTTATTCTATAATCTATAATGATATTTTGTTTAGCCTGTGCGAATTTCCGCACAGGTGGATTTGTGATTTCCGAAGCCTTCTATAACGAGGGCTTACGGCTTTTGAATGTCTCGCCACACCTTGCGCGCTTTGCACTGAGATACGCTGCCGATTGCCCAGCCTTTATGCTTGGCGGCAATCTGATTAAAGCGATACCAGATGTTTATATCTGTAAATTCAAAGTGCATCGTACCTTTTTTGTAAAACTTCACGCGGAACCAATCAAAGTAGAACCATTTGCCAAAGTCGGTACAATGACGCACTACGATTGCATTGAATGGGCGGCCGTATTCATCAGATAATGGCGTACCACTTAAAAAGCTCATCGCTTTGTAAAAATCTTCCATTTCTCGCTGGCGGCCATCGGATGAATAAAAGCTATAATCAAGGTACCCGCGGTAATTCATTTCGCAATCTAAGTAATCTACTATAAACTTCTGATTCACCATGTAATTGCTGTTAGTCTTCCACTTTTCGCCCGCTGTCGAGTTTTCAGCAGACAGGCTGCAAATGGTATCGAAAGCCTTCACTACGCACTCCTCCATGATATTTCCGATGTTCTGTAATACGGAAGATACAACCAGGTAGATATTTTTCAGGTTGAAGGGGCGAGCCTCTGAAGTCTCCACAAATCGAGCGATCTTCTCCTGCAGTACGTTGGTGGTATACTTCTGCATGTTGAGTAACTGAAAAACGTTGTGCCACGCGGCGTGCTGCAATTCTTTGCGGAACCGCTCGCGGGTGATGTTCTGGAACTTGTTGCCCCGGCAGTCGTCCCCATGAGCACCGAAATGAATGCGGCAGGCTGAGAAGGTTTTTATATCTTCATTTATCTTTCTGCTTGCCTCCTGCACGGCATCAAACTGCGCCAGGGCTGAGTTGTAGCGCTTCACCATATCGCGCACGGCATCGTATTTAATTACGCCTTCCTGCCCGTTGCCCATATCGTCCCAGCCTTCCGGAGTCTCATCAAAATCGAGGTCGTCGAAATCCTCTGTTTTGTCTGCTGGCTTATAAAGACGAAGGAGAGAGATTTCCGCCTCTGTTCTGCGGTCTGCGGTCGAAGTGTTGAAAACATCGCCTAATTCCTCACGGCTTCCATAAAGGTCCGCCAGTTCCTTTAATTTCTGATCGGCACCATAACAATGAGCGAAGCGAGAGGAAGGGCAAAGGGCGAGGATGGTGCAACCATCCGGCGCAATCTCCCAAGCGTGCAAAATATGCTTTTCTACCGTGGTAAATGGCGGGTTCATTATAATATAATTGATGTCTGCCACCTGCTCACGCTGCACCGTCAGGAAGTCGGGCGCGATCACGTTACAGTCATTATATAAGCTATTACGCAAAGTATCGTTAATCTCGCAAGCCTTTACATACCTTGCGCCGTCTTCCTTGCAGAATTTTACGATATTTCCCGAACCTGCAGAAGGTTCAAGTACTACAGCATCCGCCAGGCTCTCGCCCGTGGTCATCATGTCGTAGACCTCGCGGGGTGTGGTATAAAAATCACGGTTAAATATGTTTTGATAATCTACCATTTTATTTTTTTGTTTTTGATGAGTGAAAGAAAAATTTTTCTTGCGGCGTATTTTTTCGGTGATGATTTACGCACGCTATAACGTAGGATTTCCGAAGCTTTGAGGGGTAGGTGTGAGGGATTGAACCCTCACCCGGTGCCCTTGGTGCTCGATTTATGCGGCTTCGTCGCTGCCTGGTTTTGTATCGTGGAGAGAGAAAAGGGCGTGTAATACGTCTATATTAATAATAGCCTTTGCGCGATTTTCTGCTATGTGCCGAATACTTGCACATCTAAGCCCTACAACTCCGAGCGGTTCGCGAGTGCCGGCCAGCGCTTTTGTCTCGTCGATGAGATCAACAACAGAAACACCACAAGCACAAAGGGCGTAAAGTTCCGCCAAGGCTGCCTTTATATACTCACTTTCCCACGTGAGCCGCTGCACGTCCTTTGCTGCTTCTTGCAGCATTGAGAGATCAACGCCCGAACCGCTGCCACCCTTCGGGCGGCTCTGTGCGGTTTCTTCGTCTGGCTGGGCTGCTGCTCCAGCCTGTGCGGTTGCGTCCATCTGCGGCTCTTCTGTCGCTTCCTCGCTCACGTCCTGCCCTGATTCCAGGGCGTTTAATCGCTCTTGCATCTGGGCGAGGGTATCGGACAGGCTCGCCACCTGCTCAGATACTTTTTTTATCTGTTCGCGAAGGATGGCGGCGGCCTCCTTGCGTTCTTCGGCTCTGTGCTCTGCCTCAAATTTGGCGGTTACTTTCGCTGCTTCTGCTGCTGCCTTCTTCAATGCCTCGTTTGCCTTTTCGGTTGCTGATACGATAGCGCCGACCAGGAAGGAGAGGGCAGACGCAAGAACGCCCACGGCTTCCACCTGCTCGCAGGTTTCGGCATCTGCTGCGGTCGTTTCGTCCTGCTGCTCGGTCATCCCGAACCACTCGCGAAGGGATTCCACCGCCTCGGCGGTGGTTGCTTGCCACTGTTGCGCCTCTTTATTCCAGATTGCGCCATGCGCTTTTATTGCTTTGCGGTTCTTGTATGTCGCGCGCAGATCGCCTACAACTGCCACGCCTCCGGCAATCTCTACCAGCTCCAGACCATCGGCAGGCGCTGCGGTCAGATCCACGCCCTCGGCTGCCTTTTCGTTCTTCGCTGCCTTCTGGCTGTGGTCTGCCTTGTGCGCGGTCTGCTTGCCGTTCTTCTGTTCCTCTTCCCATTCCTTGCGCTGCTGCTCTACTTTCTCGGCATCCTTGCGAAGCTCTGCGAGTACATCGGCGGCAAACTGCAATATTTCTACATCCTTATAACTGTTATAACCATAATTTGAAATTTGAATACCTACAGCCGCGAACTTGTCGGCGCGCTTCTGCTGAACTTTAGCACCGCCACAATTTACGCCGTAAATGCACCTTTCGCCGTCATACATTGCAGGTTTTCCAAGGTACACTTTTTCGCCCTTCGCTACCATCTCGGCAGCTTCGGGGATTGTAATCTCTTTATCTTCAGACATGCAAAAAACATTTGCGCCCAGTGCCTTTTTAATTGCTTGCCAGGTTGCGCCGTGCTTTGCCTCGAACACCGGAGCGGCTGCCGCTTCTGCTGCTGCTCGTGTGGTTTCTTCGCTGACGGTGTAAACCTTCAAAAATGCGTCTATAACGCTACTGAGAGAGGTATTTTTGTTATACCAATTTCGCGAGCTTTCCAAATCATAGATAATTTTACGCTGTTCCTCGTAAAGGTCATCACATGCGCGTTTTTTTTCTCTCTCTTCCTCGCTCAGATCTGCCCAGGCTTTGCCCGTCTCCTTATGATGAAAGCCGAGCAACTGGCAAAGGTGCAAAGCATCATCAAAAGAAATAAAAGCGGCATCACTTTTTTTAGTCATCCCCTCAAACTGCGGGAAGGCTTCATAAATCTTTGCCAGTACTTCAGCCTTTCCGAGATCTGAGAATGTACGAGTAAATTCGAAACGGTCTGCCGATATTTGCCCGTACTGGTTGCGCCATGCTCGGGTACTCTTCATTTCTTCGTCGTGTCCGTAGTCCTCGTAAGGGCTGAAGGTGTGATAATGAGAAATAAAGAGGTTTAATTCCTCCACCTCTTCCACCTGCTGGGTAGTTGGTCCATCAGTCCAGAAGATTTCAGCAGATGCGCTCCAGGTCTTATTTCTTAATGAGACTTTAAAATCTACACCAGGAAAATATTTATTTAATATCTGCTTAATGTTATATTTAACTGCAGCGAGGTAGTCGGCAGTGGGTTTTTCTATCCATCCGCTCGCAGACTTCACGGTCTTTAATTTACCGCTCCACTTTGCGATGACTTCGCGGAGTGCTTCGGCTGCTTTGCGTGCCTCTTCCTCTTCCTTGCGCTTGCGTTCCTCTGCTTCCTTGCGTGCCTCCTCGGCTGCTTTGCGTGCTTCCTCCTCGGCTCTTGCCTCCTCCTTTGCGCGCTCGAAGTTCTTTATAATGTCGTTATATTCCAACATCATCTGCTTAAACTCCTCAGGATCTCCGCCCTTGTCAGGGTGCATGCTTACGCAATATGCGCGAAACTGCTTTTTAATTTCTTCGGCTGTGGTTATATTTTTAAAGTACTTCATAACTTTCTAAATTTAAATGTTTGATAATTTATTATTTAAAACTTAATAGAGAAGAGGAGACCGCAGACGATAGCAACCGCGGCCACTCCGAGATACTGCCAGCCGGTCAGCGTGACCGCCTCCGAGTCATCGCCGAATAAGTGGCGGGTATTGAGCCAGCGCCAAGCGATACGGGCGTATCTGCCCGCCGTCTTTGCGGTCTGTGCTGTGCCCTGAACGATAAACAGGGCGCAGAGGGTGAAGAACTCGACGAGGGCGGCGAGCACCTCGACAAATGAAATATTGCTATTGTGTATTGTTTTTGCTTCCATAATACTGTATTGTTTAGTTGTTACACGATATATTAGCAGGCGCAACGGTAGAACTCATCGAGATAATACCGGGTTCCGTAGATGGTGAAGTACGCGCGCGGGTCGCTGCCGTCCTTCGGATCCGTCAGTTTGATTTCTTGCCAGCGCTGCGCCGTGTGACCGTCTGACGGTGTGAGATACGAGCGCCAGAGTACCGCGTCCCCGTAGTCGTTAACTACTATTCCATAACCTCCGTAGTTATTAGTCTGTTTGAAGCACTCGCCAAACTTTGCCAGCTCATTATATTCTGTTTCTTTTGTTATTCTTGCCATGATGTTTTATTTTAATATGTTACACGATATTATAAACTTTCAGAGATTAAACGATACCAAAAAGAAAAAGGCTTTGTAAATCTAGGTTTTTGCGCTTTATCGAACTCAGAAGGGAAAAAGTACGTAAGTACTGCCATTGTATTAATAGCAATAAAAGCCATGAAATCAAGGCCAACAGTTAAGACCATGGCCGAACCAATGAATACGCCCCAGATGCTGCCGCAAATGCCCAGCGCCTTGACGATTGAAGCTATAAAAGACACACTAACATAAATAGACAAAAAACCAACTGCGAAGTATACAACCAGACTAAAGACAAACGCCGCCTTTTCTGCTGCTGCCTGGGCGAAATCCTTTGCCTTTGCAAGGATGCCGGCAAGCTTTGAAGGCTCGGAGGATGCTGCGTCCTCTTCGTTCTCGCTGTTCTGCTCTTCGTCCTTCGCTGCCGCGCGGCGGTATACGTTGTATGTCTCGCCGGCTGCGTCCTCTTCCTCTGCTATGAGTTCGCCCGAGTCAATGCCGCGAGCCTCGCAGGTATTTATATATTCATAAACGAGTTCAAAAACAACTTTAACCTCGCCGCTCTTTTCGATGCTGTCGATATATTCATTTATCATTTTGTTCTCTCGCTCCTTCTGCTCCAGCATCTCGCCCGCGATAATTTCCGCGCGGTCGTATCTGCTCGCAAGGTATTTGTTATTGTTGCGGTCTACGAAATAATAACGGCCGTTGCACTTCCAAAAGCCTGTTATAACTTCGTACTCATTCGCACTAATATTGTAAGCCTGTACGCCCTGATAGGACAGATCGAAAAAAATTTCGTTGCTTACGATTTCTTTTAACTGCTTGATATTATTCTTTTTCATAACTTTATTATTTTAAATGTTTGTACTATGTTTTATTTTTGTACTGCAAAAGTACTAATAAAATATTGAGCCGCCAAATATTTTGCAAAGAAAATACTTAAAAGACAGTATTTTTAACCTTTATAAACGCTATTACGATAGTATTTTTACAAAATAAGCACTATTATATGGTTATAAACAAATAATAGCTATTATATTATATTATTATATATACCTTATTATATAGAGAAAGAACAAAAGCAAAAAAAATAGGAATAAAAAGAACCAGGGCGAAGGATGCCGCCGACCTCTTCGCCCGTTCCTCGCCTCTCTTCTGTTCTGTCTGCTGTCTTCACCGTCCACACCATCGCCAGCCGCTCACCACCTCGCCACCGTCGCACCAGCAACCAGCAACCAGCAACAGGGCAGCGCCTCGACGGTCTGCCATCCTGCCCGCCTCGCCTCGTCCTCTTCCCCTCCGTCAGGTGGTGAAGGTAAAGCAGCGATACAGCCAGGGCGGGCGATCCCCTCCAGCTCACCCTCTCGACCCTCTCCACCCTGCCGGGGTGCCTCGGCATATTGGCGGACACCTCCGGAGAGGGGCGGGCAGCGGGCAGCCATATTAGGGCGGCGGGGCTCGTCCGTGCGATTCAAAGTTTCGGGATTTTTTACACGGCTGTATCGCTCTAAATATCAATTATTTATTTTCTCCGTCGGGTTGAGCCGTGCAAAGCCAGTACATCGGGGAAATGGTAATTATACTTAAAGTGAAAAATATAACTATTTAAAACACAAATAGTTAGAGGGGTAAATAAATAATTCGTTTCAGTAGCCTAGGTAAGGCTTTTGCCCTTACAGGGCGGCGGGAACTGCACCCCTATACCCAGGGCGATGCCCTGGGCTAGGAGCTTCTGCCCTTTACCTTTCCCTTCGGCCGATGACCGTTGGTTCAGGGCGTGCGGCTTATATTTTTCTATTCTACCGATTAATAATCATACAGCGAAAAAGCAGTGGGGCCTTCCAGTTTGAAAGCGGTCTCTACATATACCAGCTGACTTATGCAGTTTCGATAAGCTTTATATTCGGCACGGCAAGCATTGGCAGCATAAGTCAAGGAGCCACGCTCATTTACGCCGCCATCATCTATGCCGGCATTGGTTAACGCGCCTCTTACTATATCAAAGCGGTCTTCTATCATCGCATTGTAGCGAGCCAAAGGCGCAAGAGTCTCCTCTAGGCTCATAGGTACCGACTGAAATACCTGGTTGCCGAGACTGATGCCGCCACCTGCTACCTTATGGAATACCTGGCGGTAAACCTCGAATACCGGACGCACCCTGCGGGCGATGAAGAACTCAAGACATGGAACACTAAGCATATAGGTGTTCTGTGGGCGACCCATCACGCTTTTGCCTTCATCTTGCGTGCTTCCTGACTTTTTGCCATTTTTGGTAGAAACTCCCGACTTTTGAGCATTCTGGGAAAAAACTCCCGACTTTTGAGCATTTGTGCTCAAAACTTGATAATCAATATCTTTCACGAATAAATTGTTCTTTGACAATGCTCTTACGGCATCGGAGCGGAACTTAAATACCAACGGCCAGACCTCATCCAAATTCACCGGAAACTCCTCTTTACTTCTTGAAAGATTTAACACTTGGATAAAGTAAGCCTTTATCTCGCTATCACTACTCTGTTTTGTTAGCTGAATCATAAACTTAATCTTTTTAAAAGGTGAAACTTCATGCTTGCACAAAGGTGGAGCGCAAACACGCAAAAAGAATACTCAAGCCCATATTATAGGATATAGACTGCTCTTGACTCATACTTCCGGTGTCGGGTGGTGCAGTGGCAAGCTGCTCGATTACTGCCGTGGCTGCCTCCTGGAGGTCAGCTTTACCCATTGGTAGGGTGATGGTTGTTTCTTTTGTTCGTTCCATATTAATTTATATTATTAGACATTTACGTACCTTTTATTATATGATAGATAATGCTATCTAAAAAAGGCAGTACGCCTCGCCCTTTGTCTAATGGTCTAATATTCGGAGCGAACAAAACGGCCACGCTTACATCATTACGAGTGTAAGCAAGGGAGTACGTACTGCAAATATGTTTATACATCTATCGTATTATCAATCTTGCATGTATGTATGCGACACGTCCATACCAAAGATATATCTTACGACACACTCTGATACTACAATGTAGCTTTCGCCCCGAATTATTATTTTTTTAGACGGTGCAAAGATAAGGAGTTTTATCGAAACCACCAAACTTTTTCAAAGAAAATTCCATTTTATAAGTAATTTTTCGCCAAAAAACTTGCATAAATCAATATTTCGTTATACTTTTGCACCGAAATAATAATATATTAGATAAAGATTATGAAGAAACTGGATATAAAAAGAGCCTTGCGTGAACATAATATGACGCAGGTTGAACTCTGCAAAAGAACCGGATTGCTTACTCAGAACATGAGTCCGATCATCAACGGCAACCCTACCGTCTCCAAGCTCTTTCAGATAGCCGAAGGCATCGGCTGCGACATCACCGACCTCTTCTATCCCGACCCTACGGAGGAGGTAGAAGAGAGAGAAAAGGCACTCGAAAGCGCAAAGGATAGCAAGATGCCGCTGGAACTTATTCTGCGTGACCTGACAAAAAAAGCCTATCCTAGCAGCACGAAAGAAGAAATAGATGAATGGATGGAAGTCCTCGAAAAGAAAAAGATTGTTGAGATTGATATGAGTCCAAACGGAAGTGGTCTGCATGATGCGATGGATAGACTGAGGAAACTCGAAGATGCTAGAAAAAAACATGAGGGCGAAACTCTAAACGCTACGCTGTGGGGCGGTCTGCCGGAAGGTGTCACCTGTAGAGAGGTGAATTTTGTGCAGCAGCAAGCAGGGAGCGAACCAACCTATCAGGTTCACGAAAACGGATTGGTATCAGAAAAACAGCAGCAGATGATTCAGACCTCCACCTTCTGCCCTCACTGCGGCAAGAAAGTAAGGGTGGGAGTGGTGCTGCTGCCCGAAGAAGGATGAAGGATGAATATCGAATAATTAATAATGTATAACTCTTAAAACAGAATGAAAAAATGAAACAGAATTTTCTATCCATGATGAAACATTCCATGATGGCTATCTGCACAGTGGTGGCTGCGGGAATGATTACTGCATCGCTCACGGCTTGCAGCAGCAGCGAGGATGAGAGTGAGAAGAATGCGGCTAAGGTGAAGGAATATCTTGCCGGCAACGAGTGGACCATCAACAGCACCAGCGGTACTTATTCTTACTACAAGAACCACCTGGTTTATTATGAGGATGGTGGCGATGTGACTCCAGGCGGTTATGTTGTCGAGCCTAACGTTGCCTTCGGCCACTGGCAGATGGAGGGCGACAAGCTTACTACCCGCTTCGAGGTAGGCCGACCTGCAGGTTTCAATATCGGCAGTCTGCTGAACGGAACTCTATCGGGCGTGCATCTGCAGGAGAGCAACAAGCTTACGGGCAGCGGGACATCGGCGAGCATCGATATGCGTCCGCTGATTGTAGGAACCTTCGCCAACGGCAATGAATGCCAGATGAGATGCGGCAATTCGATGAATGATATATCCGATGAGACGGACCATGATGCAGCGATAAGGGGCACCTGGTATTGCATCATCACTATGACAAAAGATGGAAAGAAGAAGGATTGCATGGGTTCCATGACGTTTAACGAGGATGGTACCATGCACATGGTAATAGAGGGTGAGAAGGACTTCACTACCACCTATTCTACGAAGAACGGAAAGGTTACGATCAATGGTTATCTGGTAGAGAACCATGTGGCCACCTTCTATTATACGAACCTTTACGGTTCGCTCATCAAACTTTATAACTGCGAAAACGGCTACCTCTCGTCGATATGGAGGAAGAACAGAGACGAAGCGTATCAATAGCTCCGAGTAAGTCCCACACGCCCTGAATCAACGGTTGCCGGCCGAAGGGAAAGGTAAAGGGCAAAAAAAAGTAGTTGCCCATCACGCCCTGAAAGGGCAGAAAATCCTAACCCAGGGCGTATGCGTGTTTAGGAATAAGATGAAGCCTTCTGCTCCTCGTATTAAGGAGCGGAAGGCTTCATCTTTTTTAGAGAACAGCGAAAGAATCGCTTGGGGCGGGCACTTTACTACAAAAAAAATCGGACAATTCTTACGGATATACACGAAAATTTACAGATGATTTCTAGTTTTTCTCTGATTTTCTCTGAATTTCTCCGATTTTCTCTGAATTTCTCTACATATCTCGGTTTTTCTTCGTATCTTTGCAATCGAAATTCCGCTGCCCGTAAAAAAGGTGGCGGTGTTATAATCTTTAAAAAAGTATTAAAAAACGATGCAGCCCTGCCGTCCGCGATGGATAGCAGGGCTTTTTAAAAGTTACGGACCAGCGATGGAATCGCTGGGGACGGGGGCGCAAAGGGGTTAAGGCTTTTTTTACCTTTTTACCTTTTTACCTTTTTACTTTTAAGAGATGAGCCAGCCGAGAAGGATAACGAGGAAACATCTCACCACATCTTCCCACTCGAAACATGGCAGGGGATATACCTTATATTGCCAAATCTTCTCTCATAATTTAGTATCTTTCCCATAATCATGCACAGATTTTACGTCCTAACTTGAGGCGACTGATAAACATGTCAAAAAATCCGTATATATAAAACATTGCTGTTACTATCATTACGGTAAAGCAAGAATCAATCATATCTTTAGTTGTATACCAACTCCATTCCACGATATGAGACGCATTCACACCAAAAAAATAGCGTTAGAACGGCTTTTTTGCCAAATTCTAACGCTATTTCTATATCTACTTATCAGTGTTTATCCTATCACAACATCAAGGGTCTCCATATCAGCGAACTTCAAGCCGCAATCCTTAGCAGCCTTGAAAAGCTCTTTCTCTTCAACTGCCTCGATGGCTACCTCTACCTCCTTGTCGGCAAGTTCCTTGAAGTACTTCTCGGTCTTCTGCTTCTGATTGAAGAAGTACTCATTGACCTCAGCGAACTTGGCTGAATCGTCCTTGGTGTATTCGTAGCCCTCATTGGCGTGCTTCTGCTCCAACTGCTGGCACTCCTGAAGCTTGCACTGCATCTCCTCGAACTTATCGTCCTTCAGGCTCTCCTGCGCTTCCTTCACATCCTTGTCGTAAGTGTCGGCTACTTGGCGCAGTGCCTTCATATTCTTCCAAACTCGCATAGCGGCATCATCGCTCATAGATGATGTCTTCAATGCCTTCAATGTTCTGTAGGCTGCAACAGCCTCGATTGTCTTAATCTTTTTCATAATTGTTTCTTTTTTTTATGTTATACAATATTCTTCGTCAGATTACCATTCTTGATATTATTATAATTAAGATTGATATATTGGTAAACTATGTATTCCACTAACTTCTCCAACAAATTTAAAATCAAATTCTTCATAATAACTATCATGTTCTCTTCTATCAGAATGTAAATTTAAAACTATATTCCAATTATTAATTTTATATTGAGGATAGTCTTCTATCTTATTTATAATAGGTATCTGTGTTGTAGTAAACCCACCATATTCTTTTTCTGCATCTTCTTTTGTAGCATAAGCAGTTAATATTACATTTTCTGTACTTACTTTTAAATAACGTTTTGGAGCATAAGTATTTATATTAGTTGCTACAGGTACTGACAAATTATCTAGTTCAGTTTGACCAAATGAACCTATATTAGCTCGTAAACTTACTAATGAAGTAGTACCAAAATCTAACGTAAAACTAAATTCTATATATTTATCTGCTGATAAAATATATCCATTATTATCATCTATATAATAATGTCCTCCATCATATGTATTAACAGTAAAATTAGTAACTTTTACTTCTACTGTAGTATAGTATGTAGGTTTTTCTTTAGTACTTATAACAACTTTATTAAATAGAAAACCAGAAATATCTATAGTTTGTCCAGTAACATCATTATTTATATAGCAAGGTGTTACAGATGTATAAAAATAATCATCATCAACTCCACCAACAGGACATAATAGTCCTGCTATATAAATTTCATCATTAACTTCACTTTTAAAACCTAAACTACTACTACCATTATTACTACTAATGGATTGATTTTTAAAATTAACAATAAACTCACTATCAGGTATTTTATCATTATAACTAACAGAAGCATTATTTATAGGAACAGTACCTGAAAGATATTTCATACGTTTTTTGGTTTTATTATATATACATACAGCAGGATACCATTCTTCATTAAAAGCAGATAATAAAGCTAGTATATCTTCAAAAGATATAGTATTCTTTGAATTTATAGGTTCATATCCAAAATAAAATCTTAAATAATAAGTTTGGTCTAAATATATAGTATCTCGTATACCAGTAGAAAAACGTATAGGGTCTTGATAACTATAATCTTCAGTATTATAACCAATAAAATCACTAAGTCTATATGGAGATTGATTGGTTCCAAAAGGCATATTATAATTCCATACACCTTTAATACTTAATTCTTCAAACGAACTTACTATATTAATAGTGTATACTTGGTCATTTAAACTACTATTACCTAACCACCAACCTCTACTTGAAGAACTCCAACTTTGTTTATCTGAATTTAAAGTATCTGTAACAAAAGGTTTATTATAAAGATTGACAGGTTTATATTTAGAATAAGGATTTAAATTCACACTCTTACAAAGAGTAGCAAGGTCATTGCTACTCTCTCCAAGAGCTCGTTTAACATCATCAATGCTAACAGGAGCACTAATAATTCCAGTTTCACTATTGTAAGACATAATCTTTATTTTTTTAATATTCAACTTCAGTTTCTAATTCTGTTACAACTTCTTTAGTAACAACTCGCTCTACTGTTACATTGAACACTTTCGCAAGCCATAATATAAATCGTTCCATACGCTTAATCTTTAGAACTTAAAACACTAGGCAAGGCAGCTCTATAAGAGCCACCCTGCGTTAATACTTACTCTGCTGCCTCGCTTGCCATATTAGCGGCGATAGCGGAATTGACCTCCTTAATCAATGCTGATACCTCACTGAGCTTGCTCTGCGGAACACCGCTGATGTTGTAGGTCAGCTCGCTGCCGTTGTAGCTTGCGTTCGCATTGCCGAGATAATTACCATTTGTGTCACCATAGATACTCATATTGATGCTCTCGATGTTGCCACCCGTCTTGTCAACATTGTAGGTGATTTCGACTCGATAGCCGCCCTTGGTATAAGTGGCGGTTGTCTGTTCACTCTTCTTGTTAATCTTTAAATTCTCCATTTTCTAATCTAATTTAATGAATTAATATTCTTGTTATCTAATCTCTTCTTGTTGCAGTCTTCCTTATCTCCACTCAATCGCAGAACCTCTGATTCAAGGAAGACCACACGAGCCTTCAACCTGCTGACCTCATCGCCCACCTGCTCGATAGCACCGAATGCCGTTGCAATCAGCTTCGGAGACCAGTAGTTAATCTTGTAGTAGCCCTTCTCGTCCGTCTCCACGATGTCCTTTAACTGAGGGTTGTGCAATACATGCTGTGCAATCCAGCCGATAGACCTTGTGTTGTCCTTCTTCCAAGCGAAGCCATAAGTGCCACCCATCGCCTTGATGATACCCAAGTAGTCCAGCTTCCGCAAATCCTGCTTCAAGCGGATGTCTGAAGATTGATAAGCTGTAACTCCACCTTTAGCAAGAATGCTATTAGGGAAATAAGTATTCATATTATAATCAAAGTTATATATATGACCTGTATGACCCATAAATCTATCAGTAGGAAATGAATGCTTAGTAAAAGCAAATATTCGTATTTTATTTATTGAAGCATTTCGTAATTTAGTAGTATTTTGGTCATGTTTAAATCTAAAACGAATATATCTTCTATCATCATTTCCTACAGGAAAACCTTCGTTACCTCTAGATAGATTTATATAATTAAATTGGTTCCATCCGGTCATATATTTAATATAAGTATTGACTATAACACCTTTACTATTTAAATATTCTACAGTACAAGTAACACCAACACCTTGTCCCATATCAACACAAGCAAAATATACTTGAGAATAACAAGAGTTAGGAATTTCAAACGAAAACATTAATTCGTTCTTTTTTATTTGAGCTAACTTTTCAGCATCAGTATTACCAGTAATAACATTGCTACCTAAGTATAAACTATCAACACCTGCAACATTCGCATACGCCTTAAATTTAGTATCATTTGATATATTATAATTAGTCCAACTGTTACCGTTATCATTAGTATAAACTATAGAAAGATTATCGACTGGTATACTATCAGTAATAGCAGTAATTCCAGAGCATAAAGCATCAGCTGAAACATAACAACTAGCTCCTTTATTATTAACTTCATAATTTGTAGGTAATATACCTTTATTATTTATTAAACCGGCAACTGATAAATTACCATTAATAACAGCATTTTTACTAACACTAATACTATCACAATTAATAACATCATTAACAGTAAGACTTTTAAACGTAGCACTACCGAATTGTGTTATGTTCCAATAACTACTATTTACTTGACTACACATGTCTTGAACTTTCACCCAATTAGTATTATTACCATTACCTAAATATAAATCACCACCACTACCTCCAATTCTAGCTGCAGAATCAGGAATTATAGTTGTAATACCTGGAAATTTAAGTGTACCATTACGTTGTGCACTATTAGCCTCAAACACAGAACCATCAGCTATACCAAGATAAATAGTTTTATTAGAATGAGTATATTTAAGTCCAGCCCATTGATTCCAATCCCAAGCAGTTTCACCAAAACGAATAGCAGCACCAGTATTAAATACTACTTGGTCTTTTATAGCTGATATACGAGCATTAGTATTTACATTATTATTTAATATTATAGCTCCGTTTTCAGAATCACTATTATTTATATATATTGTTCCATTAACATCTCCAGTACCATTAAAACTATGACCCCAAATACTTCTAGCAGTTTGGAGTTTAGTAGCAGAAGCTACATTATTATTCCTAACAGGAATAACTTTATCTGGTAAACTTGTAAGATTTGTACCTTTATGTTCGAAAACAAGAGTGCCATTATTACCTTTTGATGTTATTCCATAAGAACCTGAGTTCCAAGCTCCTGATTCATAATATATATCATAATAATTATAATTAGAAGTTTGTACAACAGGTAATATCCAAAAATTACAACTTCTACCACTTACAACTTTCTTTACTATTGAAATTGAAGTACCTCCTGAGTTATAAGGATATTGTTCTGTACTAATTCTAATTTCTAGTTTAGCACTATGATACCTAGTTCTAAAATCTATTTCACAATCAAGAGTAGAATAACCTGATGAACATGCTATTCTAAATAAATGAATGTAATTATAAGGTGCTGTACCTGAAGTATAGATAGCATGTCTACCCACAATCCTAGTAAAAGCAGACGCATGTTCACCATCTACAGTGTCTGCATTTCCAGCACTACTAGCATAATTAACACTAATATTTGAAACACTTTTAGTTGTTCCACCAACTGTTATACTAATTCCCTTATCAGAATTAGATAGAGCAGTAAGAAGTCCATTAGCATGAATACCATCTAATTTATCAGAGTTACCTACAGTAACGTTAGCAGGTTTTATATCTCTAAGAGCTGAACCATCAGCTTCCCAAGCCACAAGGTGATTAGTAGAAGTTAATTCACCTGCCCAAGTAACATGAACACCATCAACCTTGTCAGCATTTGTAGCATAAGCACAACTACCACTAGAAGTAATATAACCAGTATCATTAGTAAGTTGACTTACTTTTGTCGGTATTTCACTCTTCTTAGCGTAATCTGCTAAACTTTGATGAGAAGTAAGATAAGTTCCTAAATCTACAGCAGTTCCACCAGTAGCTGCAATAGTTTTAGTAACACCGTTAATCTTAACACTATGTGTATGACTAGTTGCCGACTTACCACTAAGAAGTGAATCTACACTACTTTTGGTATAATAGTTAGCAAGACTTTGATGACTAGTTAAGAACGTTGCACCTTTAGTAAATGTAATACCCTTTCCGCTCTTAGATACACTAGTAATAGCATTACCGCTTCCACTTGTTGTTATTGCATTAACGTAACCATCAAGTGACTGATGATTAGTTAAGAATGTACTACCTTTAACTACGCTGATAGTAGTACCATTCTTGGTGACAGACGTAACCGCATTACCGCTACCGCTGACAGAAATAGCAGTAGCACTACCACCTTCCAAGCTAGAAATACGAGAATCAAGAGCCTTGATGGAATAGGCAGAGGCAATCTCACTCAGCGATTCTGATGTAAGCTTCAAGGCATTTGAATAACTCTTCACACTGCCGTTCAAGCCGCCACCGCCCGTGGTAGATGCTCCTGCTCCGTATGCCGTGATACCACCTGTGGCATAGAGATTACCATCAATCTTGATAGCCTTATTGGTTGCATCATACGTTATCTTAATGCCATGGAAGGAGATTGCGCCTTCGAATGTAGCATCGCCCGATACGCCAAGTTTAGAGAATGGAGCGTTTGGCTTCAAAGACACAAGGTCAGCAACGCTCGTTCCTGCACTTCCTTCCTTCCAAGTCGGCTCGAAGAAGGTGAGGTATGCGCCAAGATTCTTTTCGCTGATGATAAACGATGTAGGGTCTGCGTGAACCTTTCCGCTCACATCCCACCAGATAGCACCATTGGCAAGATAACCCGAGCCATCGAAGCGGATGAGGGAGGTTGCAGGGGTAAGATTTCCGCTATTATAGTCCTTATCCACCATCTGACCGCCCCACCATGTTGCGATACTCTTCTTTCCTCTATTCGGGTCTATTGCTCCGTTGATACCGCTCTGAACGTTTCCGTCTCCGTCTCTCAGCGCAAGGAGCGTTGTCATTACAAGACCACCGTCAACATATGTAATCTGACCGAGCGCATCCTTGAGATACTTGTAACCTGCGAGGTCTGTGATATTCTGCTTCAAGTCACCATATATCTTGCTAGTGATATAGGCATTAGCCAAACCAAGTTTGTCATAGAATGCGCTGTATGCGGACTGAAAGTTGGTGAACTTCGTTCCCACGGCAGAGACGATAGCAGCCTTGCCGTTAGTATCAGCCTTATTGTAATTTGTAGATATATCTGAGAGATACGTAACGAGTTCCGTCTTAGCAGTAGTGAGGGTAGTGAAAGCTGTATTAAGGTCGGTGAGTTCTTTTGTACTCTTTAACACCTCTGCTTCCTTCACCTCATTGTACGACTTCTGTGCTGCCGCAAAATCATCCTCAAGTCGCTTGGAATCCTGCGCCATTGCTGCAATCTCGGAAGGCTCTAGGTAGCCATCTTTGACGTAGCTGTCGAACGTCTTTTTGTTTTCGGTAACAGTCGTTCCGAGGGCGTTCAAGTTGCTCTGTGTCGTCTTAATCTCTTCTTGCGCCTTCTCAGCAGCTTTCTTGGCTTCCTCTGCCTTCGTGTCATCGGTATACTTGCTAGCCAATTTCCAATCGGCAATATCGAACTTTTCGCCTTCTGCCTTGGCGGTGGAACACTTCAAGATTTCGTTCTTGTAAGTGCTACCATCGTTCGGATAGGTTGCGTTCACCCACATATCGTTCACATCGTATGGTGGAACTGGCTGAGAGCCGAAGATGCGTCTCTTGGTGTTGGCGGTAGCTTGCGCTCCATTAGCCTTCTTATCCGCAGCGGCTGCATCTTTGAGTGCTTGGCTTGAATCTTTGAGTGCCTTGGTCAGCTCCGTATCTGTGATGATAATCCACTCATAGGTAGAGCCATCCTTGGCAAAGCGGTATGCCTTGCCCGTCTTGTTGTCGTAGTAAAGGTCGCCAAGATGGGTTTCTTTATCCTCATCGGTCTTCCAACTGATGGCTGGAGCATTCTTCAAAGTAGGAACGCCGTCATAGAACCAAGTCTCAATAGCTCCGTCTATCTGGTTTTGAAGGTCGATAATCGTCTGCGATTTCTTGATAATGGTCTCAACGGCATTCTTATCCAAGCTCTTCTCGGTGATGTACTTATCCAAGGTCTTTCCATCGTAGGTGGACTTTATATCCAAGTCTCCCTTGATGGTTACTTTCTTCGTCTCGCTATCAAACTTGACATAGGAATCACCCTCGTAGTTATTGGCACTAGTAGGTCGGTCTCCGAAGTACATATCTCCGTAGACGTGAAAGAAAGCCTTGTTAGTCTGCTTATTCACACCATAGTCCACATACTCCCTATTGGCAAAGGAATAGCTGTTGATGCCGTGATAGAGGCTAATGGATGGCGAATAGGTATCTACCGCCGAGAAGATAAGACAGTTCTGGCGTTCTACATCGGTTCTATTACCGCACTGATTGAGCACATCACCTTTAGCAGGAACATCGCTAGCCGTGGCGCAATCGGTATCGGAGAGGTCGATGTAATGATACTTCTTTCCTTCCAGCTCCACAGGGTCTTCATCACGACCGATTACCAATCGCCAGTAAAAGTGATTGCCAACTTTGTGATAAGTGCCCTTGCGAACGTTGAATGATTCCGAGCGCACTTGGTCGTTAACCGCGAAATCGTTATCTACTGCATCACCATCCTGCTCTGCTAAGAAATAGCAACGATAAGCCTTCTGTGACACATTATTATATGTCACAGTAACCTCTTCTACCTTATGAGCCACCACACCGCCAGCAGGAGAGATTATCTCCTTACCACCGATGGTGGATGTTTTATTGATGACCAGCTCCTCGAAGATAGCCTTCATTCTTACCTCCAAGTAATCTGTGATGAGGTGCGAACGACCTTCTGCATCTGTAGTCCACGAGCCTCCGTTCTCATTGTTGGAGTTACCGATAAGCAATCCACTAAAGAACTTCTGCACCTTCTCCCAAGTGATAGTGCCATGGGCCGTATCATCTTTATCATTGGCAAGGAAATGCTTCACCCCAAACTGACCGAGATACTGAGGGGTAACAACGGTATCATTGCTTGTTTCCAGGGTGCCGTTACTGTCAGCAACGCCCTTCAGTTTATGCCCACCCAGGAAAAGACTGGTTACGCGAGCTACATTTGCCGACAATTCATTAAAGTTTGCCTTCAGAATCTCCTTGAGGAAGGTGATGGTATCTGATACGGAATTATACCGCCACCATGCGCCTTCTCCACCACTGGCTATAGCCTCGTCGGTAGCCAGTTTTCCGCAATCAAAATGCTGTTCCCATTCTCGCTTTCTGGTATTGTCGGCATCGGTCTTTACAGCAGATATGATACCGCCTGTAAAGATATAGTAATAAGCCTCGTTACCTATCTGCACACCTTCAGTTCCGGAAGATGGAATAGTCTTACCGTATATATCTATCTTCTGACCAGGGAACACGACGGTAGCCTGGTTATTATCGGTGGTAGACTGTCGTGGAATGGCGATATACACATACTTCCGTTTGCTATCGGGGAAGATAGAAGGATAGGCAGCAAGCGTCCAGCGCTGATAGTTGTGACCGGCATCATAGCCCAAGCCTGGCACATCGCTCATATAGCATAGGACTGAAGCGCCCGATACTACACTACACTGGATGTAGTCAGGCTCTCCCATCGAATTTAACTGGATATAGAGCGCAGTGCTCGAGATCCAATAATTTGTATTTTTTGCTTCTGTTGCCATTTTTTTGTTTGGATTTTTATTTATTTATAAGGCAAAGATAAAGGTTTTCGTTTTTTTAGTGGGGACAAAAAGAAAAGGTAAAAGAGTAAAAAGGTAAAAAGGTAAAAAAGCCTAGCGGGGTAAGAACCAGCGATAGAATCGCTGGGAACGGAGGCGCAAGGCGGTTAAGGTTCTTTTTACCTTTTTACTCTTTTACCTTTTTACCTTTAAATGGCGAAGGGGTCGCCGTTTATACCGAGCTTTGCAGTAAAGGAAACGGAATACATATTTTTGTTGGTTTCGTCCTTGATGGTTATCTCGTCTTCAAGATTGATGGTGCAAGGAAGCCAGGTATCATTGGCTTTCAGCCATACGTGCTTAGACATCAGGAACTCATGGAGATACCACTGCTGCCATGACTTGGTGAGCGGGTCGCTCTGATAGAGCCAACTTTCACGATCATTCTGCTTCTGAATAGCCGAACGGGAGAACTCATTGAAGGTTTCCTGAATAGCTTTCGTATATTGCGTGCTCTCGACACTCATCTTCTGAGAGTAGGATTTCGGCACGCTGATACTCTCCAGACAACCGAAGCGGTTAATGAAACGGAAGGTGGTACGGTCTTCAGCTTCAGAGGATGGTTGAGCATAGATGGGGTGTCCCTGAATGCTCTGCACACCTTCCTTCGTGATTTCCTGTTCTTCAGATGCAGGGGCGGTCAGTGAGCTGCTGGTGGCTAGGTTCTGTGCTGCGCTATATGATACCGGATAAACAAAACTCTCGCCTACAACGGCTATTTCGTGGGCATCAGTCGGTTTGCAGGAGAGAAGGGTGACTGCCTTCGTTACGCCCGATTTCAATCGTTCTATATCGCTGAAGGCTCCGGCTATGCAGCGAAGGTTGGTTTCACCTTTATTCTTCGAGCCATCAGCTGGATAATAGACCTCGCCTACACCGGCATGCACCTCGCCGTTGTTATCCATATACTCATCGTAGGCTTTGATGTACCAGCTTACCACGGGGTAGGTGGATGGAATGGCAGTATACTTGTAGCTATCCAGCGTTATGCGGAGAGCAGAGGATATATCAAGCGATACATCACTTCTCTCGGTTGTAACGGGTATCGTGAGCTTATTGGTTTCGTAACTGCCCGTACCATTATCAAAGTTCACTTCCACGATAACCCGATGGAAGGATGGATTTGTAGCCACGGAAGGGGTGATGGTAAAGGTTATCGGGTTTCCGGCAAATACAGAACCCGATGTGAGATTGATTTTCTGTGCCATAGTTATTTAGTGTTGAGTGTTGAATGTTGAATGTTGACTTTCTGCTCGGTGAGCGCAATTACATCAGAAACGAGCTTGCAATCTTTCGCCTCTTCCGGGGTAATCTTGATATGGAACATCATTTCCACCTGCTGAATCATATCGAGAAAATCAATAGATTCCAGCTCTACCTCGTCACGGAGATTAGAGGCAGGGGTTACTTCGTGCTTTACCCATGATGTTTTCAGGCTGTTCACGATAGCGATAATGCGAGAGGTTATTTCTTCTTTTTTCATATTACCTTTTTTACCTTTTTACTTTTTTACTTTTGAAATGACAAATGAGGAGTTTGTACCTCCGAATCCAAAGGCATTACAGAGGATATGATGAGGGGAATAATACTTAGGGCGCATCACCAGGTTCAATTTCGGGAAGGCGTTCTCCTCGGTAGTGGCTGCATGGAACAGACGACCGTATGTAAGCATGATGGTAGCTTGTACGGCTTGCGATACACCTGCCATCCAACACTCGTGACCCGTCATACCTTTTGTAGCTACTACGTTCGGACAGATAGGGAAAATTCTCTCTATTGCCTTTGCCTCGGCTTCATCGCCCATCGGTGTGCCGGTAGCATGAGCAAGTACTACGTCTATCATGCCTTCATCCAAACCTGCATTCTCGATGGCATTCAGCATAGATACTTCTTCCTGATAACTATCAGGGGTAGTGATAGCTTTTCCATTGGTAGAGAAGCCATAGCCGGAAAGGGAAGCGAATGAATGCACCTTCTCTTCTTTCAATCGAAGACTATCCGATGGTTCGAGGATGATGCAGGCTGCGCCGCCCGATGGTGCCAATCCGTTTCTGCCTTTACCAAACGGCTGCACTTTATCAGGTGAGAAGACACCGAGGGCATCGAAAGCTTCCATGCAGTATTGAGATCCGCATTCCTGCGCGCCAATCACAATTACCATTTCAGTCTGTTTGCTATCGAGAAGCATCTTTGCAAGACCAATGGCATGCCCCCCTCCGGCACAGGCTGCGCTTACGGTGAGCGATAAACCATGAATGCCGAGGATAGTAGCTAGGTTCATGCTGATAGTGGAATTAAGTGAACGGAATAGGGTTGTTACCGGAAGTCTACGATTAGAGATGTTCTTTTTTACGTGAGAGACCACAACTTTGCTTTCATAACATTCTGAGTCGTTACTTACGATAAGTGAAACATTATGGTTTTCAAGAAACTCCTTACTGACCTTTGCTTTCTTCAGCGCCTCGAATACCGTATCGAGCACATAAAAACCATGTGCAGGCATACATTCGTATTGCGCATGGGTAAGTATATCCAGACACTCTGCTTTCCAACTAGGTACATTGCCACATAAATCGGAATTGTATTTATCGCGGCATTCGTCGTGATGCAATCCGCATTTACCCTTATAGAGGTTCATGGCTACTTCTCTTGTACTTCTGCCTAGGGCAGAATGAATACCAGTTCCGGTAATCAATATCTTTTTATCCATTTTTATTTCGTTTTTATATTATAAAACATATTTTCTATTTAAAAGCTTTTGCCCTTACAGGGCGACATAAACCACATCCTATATACCCAGGGTGTTGCCCTGGGCTAGGAGCTTCTGCCCTTACAGGGCGTACACTGTTAACTCAACCTCTCCCATTCCCGTCTTGGCATCGATGGTAGTATTCACCCTGTCTATGAGGCATTTCATACCGCCTATGTTCCACCATTCCTGCCAGTGGTTCGGTATATCGGCCACTTGCGCTACGGTAGTGGTACATCTCACCATAAACTTCTTTCTGTTCAGAAGGAAATAGGCGTAGGGGAGGACGAAGGTATCAAATAAGCCGCGGGAACGGACCTTCTTAACCACCTTACCATTTTTATCTACCTCATCTTTATCACAAAGTACTACATTTTGATACTTCGGATCACTTAACCACGATGGTTCCTTGAAAGCACGTATCTTGAGCGAGAATTTTTCACCTTCGCCCGTTCCTTCCTGAATACCATTATAGTCAAATTCATTGCCCATCATATCCAGTGAATCGCATGCCAGGGCATACTTACCAGATACGGTACGCCATTTGGACGTTCCGAAGTGGTCGTAATTATAATCGTAAGACTGGCGGGTAGCATCGCTACCACCACCTCGCATCAAAGCAACCGCATATCCCCAGCGTGAATCATCCTGCAACGGAGAATTGCCATCATCGGTGCTCGACGGGTCGTAGCTTTCTACGAGTGATAGTGTCTGCTGCATGTAGAAATCACAGAAAGCAGTAGAGATAGTCTGATTGATAATCTGCTCCACAAACTCATGCTCCATATCCTCATCTACATAAGCACAGAGGATAGGCAGACTATCGGCGATGGTTACACCATATTTCTTGCCGTTGTAGGAGTCGATTGCCTCGTGAGAGCCATAGGCAGCTTCTATCTCCTTGAAATAGTTCACATCATTGAACGGAACAGGAGTAAAATCTACCGAAATATCGTGAATGAAATCTTCGTTCTCATCGCTGCAATCTCCATATTCTACACCCTTAAACTGACCTACCTCAAAGAGTACCGGTTTCAAGTCGGCTGTCGTGGTTGCATCACTATTCACCTTTACGCGATAAGCGTTGCCAGTCTTGCGGTCGATATAACAATGCTTATCTCCACTACTCAGATTATGGAAGAAATCGATGTAGTCGAGATTATAGATGGTGGAGTTATCGCCACTATCTGGCGCAGGGTAATCGATGTAATCATAATCGGTAGAATAACCCATGTTCTTGTTTCTACGGCTATCGAGTACATTCTGACGCTGATCTTTTGCATCACTCTCTGCAGAATAGCGCATACGCACACCTGTAATCTTCTCGGTCATCGGGACCATGGAGTGGATGTTGGCATGAAACGTTCTTGCCTCATTACCGCTCTTGCGCAACACATCACGGGTAAGATAAGCTGTTACCTTCTTCTGCTCGTAATCATACGAGAACTTGATACCAAAGGCACTTTCAAGAGATGAGATTACGGTGCTTACGCTCTCATCAGGGAAATTGCCGCTGTTGGCTACCATATTAAGCACGTTTGCCTGTACCTTGAACTTGCTGATTTTTGCCTCGATGCTGATACTAGTAACCTTGCCGCCATCATCGCGAACCTCACCAACCTGTATATGCTCGGTGGTGCCTTCAGGTGTGTGGAGTGTTAATTCCTGCACGTCCTTATTCTCTGCCTTTACGATATTAATCTTTCCACCGCAACCACGGCTTTCCAGCCATGAATTGATATGCTCCTGGCTTTGGAAATAACCCGTCTTGATTTCGCCAGCTTTCTTCTTCTTGGCGATGACTTCGGCATCGTCTTTTCGGTAATAAGTACCATGGTGAGGGTGAAGATTAGGTTGTTTTGCGCCTGTAGGATCTTCCTCGTCGTACTGGTAACTGACGGTATCGTAGCTGCATACGGTCGTGAAGAAACAAAGATGCTTCAAATCCTCTATCTGCATTAAGGCTCGCTTATCGAAAGTTACACCCAGATAGTCAAAGAGGCAATCGAGGAAATAAAGCACATAGAAGCAGATACCCGACTGCGGACGTTTGGCATCCAATACCCAATAAGGGTAAAGGTCTTCGTTCGTCCAGGTACAGTCTTTCGTACTAATAACACCGCTCGCCGTCTTCTTGTCATCATCAAGACCATGATGTTTGTAACAGATACGGGCGTTGCAGTAAGCGGCTGCCCTGCCCGCGCCATCGGTTTCGCCATAGGCAGCAGCAGTGTTTATATAGTTACCGTTATTTGCGATGGTAGGCTCATTTACTGTATGGTTCTGCGGATAGGAACGCTCTGAGAGCTTATACGCATCACCTTTATAATGCTGGGTAGATGTGCTTGTATATTCCTTACAACTGGCAGGATAAGAGAAACCGAGTGCTTGCGGTTCGAGAACCTTGCTTACGCTTACGTGGGCGGCTCTGATTTCGTGGTTTTCCGTCTTATCATCCTTATGCTTACCTCCGGTAACAAAAACATTTACCTTTACCACAGGGTCGCTCTCTATATCCACCCTCACATTACCGATTTTCTCACCGATGATAATCTGGTCCTTTACAGGAATATCACGGCATTGCAGGTCGCTGATTAGCTCGCTGAAACTCTGGGTGCTGGCATCGATGTTCATTGAGAGTGAATCGGTTATTTCCTCATCGTCCTGCATAACCAGGGTACCGCTGCGGAATGGCAATCCGTCGGCATGAATGCGAGTAGGCAGGTGCTCCATATTCACGGCTTTCATGGCGGCATGAATATCTTCGATGTTCTTTACAAGCCATCGGTTGCCGTCCAGCGGAATAGAGAAAGGATAGGAGAACATTTCCGTATCGTTGAACACGGGGTTCTGGTCCTCAATATCTATTGAGAAATCATCGGGCAAAGATACCGGCTTGTCGTTTATTAATATAGTAAGATGTGAGTTCATTTTCTGATTTCTATTTTTGCTTTATCGTATAAATCTATGAGGCGATCGGTGAAGGTATCAATGGTTGCCGTACCAAAAGCATTGATTTTCTGGTGCCCATGGTCGTGAAGGGTGCCATCGGTGATGAAGACTACACTCTGGTCGTAGCTTTCTGCCTCGCTGCCAGTTACCAGGTGGGCATAGTTCCTGGCGATACCGTAACCTGCCTTTATGGTAGCCTTGCTGCCATCCAGGAGTTCTACCTTGCAGCCTTCGTTCATTACGAGGGCGGTAGCGGCATTATGGAGAATGACGTGCGCCTTGCCTAAGACGTATATCTTTCGGGAGGAGTAGAGGTGGATTTCCTCGTCTGTATCGCCTACGAGGACGGTACCGGTGGGCGAATCCTCGTTATAGAAGATACCACCCTGGTTAATATCTGCCTTAAACTCGGGATATACCGCCTTGAAAGCATCGATTACCTGCTGCGGTACCTCGGTGATTAAGCCATGCCAGTATTTGCGCCATGCCTCGCACATTTCCGGAATACTCTGCGTGCTCTTGAAAGCATGCTGAGATTCCTGGCAATTGCCGCTCTGGGCGAGGATATGGACGCAAAGGGTCTTGAAACGCTGCGTGCGCTGTTCTGGGGTTTCTTTATTCTTTGCCATATTGCTTTTCTTCTTTGTTTATAGGGCAAAGATAGGAGGTTTTTTCTTATTAGAGGGGACATAAAAAAGAACCCAGCGATAGAATCGCTGGGAACGGGGGCGAGAGGGGAATTATGCTTCGGGATCCTCTTTGGCTTCTTCAATAGTTTTTGTGAGAATAGCTTCATAGCCGGAAAGCTCCTCTTCGGTCACGATGTCAGAGAAATCCTGGCGAAGTTGGTCTATGCGCTCCTTGATGCCTTTCACTCTTGTTTGGGTAGATGGCTTATCCTTACGAAGGATATACTTGATGCGAGCATCGGCTTCTGCTTTGTGCTTGGCGGCTGCATCACGAGCAGCCTTTACTTCCGGACGGTCGTTAGCAATTTTCTCGGCTACCTGCTCGGCAAAACGAGGGTCGCGAGACTGCGCCTTCTCATAGAATGGCTTAAACTGGGTACGAAGGGTCTGAGGGTCCACGGTAAAGGTTTTCTTTACATAGGCGATATATTCAGGGTCTCCGGTCTTCTCGCTTAGTCGCAGATAACACTCGCCCATCTCTCTATCTACAGCCTTGAAGATTTCCGGAAGAATATCGCTTTCGATTTCTACGGCTCTTGTGGCGAGAGGGGCAATCTCATCCTCGGTGTAGACGGCACTTTTGCCTTGAGAGATGGCTTTCTCGTTGGCTTCAGCCCTGGTCTTAGCCTGTTCTGCCTTGCTTGCCATCTCGCTGCGGAGGTCACGCACGGTGTTCACCTGCTCCTGCAGGGCGGTAGAGAGGAACGGACGCAACTGCATTAGGTTGGGCATGGTGGCAGCGATACTTTCGCCGTTAGGGTTGGCTACGATACCATTATAGGTAAGCGGCTGCAGGGTGGTGTCCGGTTTCAGGCTAGGGAAGAGAGACTGCTTCGCATCTTCCAGGGCTTTCTTTTTCTGAAGTTCGGCATACTCAATCTGTTCCTGCTTGGTAGGCCTGCCCACACGTCGCTTGTCGGTAGCAGATGATGCAGCGTTAGCTTGAGAGTTGCTGTAGCTGTTGAGATAGGCGATCATCTGTCGGGTACGGCGATGATAGTCTTTAAACTTACGTGAGTTCTCAATAAATGAGCGTGCGTTACTTGCACCCTCCAGTAGAGACAATCCCTGCTCATAGGCATCCTTCTGTTCCTGGGTAAGCATTCTTGCGCCGATAGCTGGCTTCAAGATGCTGATGATTTCCTGTAAAGATAAATTTTCCATAAATCCTTGTTTCTGATGTTTATTTGAAAATTAAGAATATTTTTTGCCTGTTTTAGACTTGATTCCCGATTAAACGTCAAATTAAGCGGTTTTTGAAACGCTTGATGCGACATTAAACCGAAAATAAGCCTTTTTTAGCACAGAATAGGTGTTACAAAGATACGAGAACCTTTTTGGTTGTTGTCGTAACCTTCGATGCCGTCCCTGCTATCCGATGATGAAGCGATGGAGGCGTTACTCGTCGATGATGAAGAGGTACTGTCTTCTGCGGCACTCTCAGCTTTGGCTGCATCGAGTTTGGCTTGCTTCTCGGCTTCCTCTTTCTTCAGCAACCGATGAATGCTTTCCCTTACGGTGATGGCATCATTGTGCGCCGTGGATCGGGTCAACTTATCGAAGTTGATAACTGATGTACGCTCCTTGAGATAGGCGGCTACCAGCTGACGTGCCTTCTTCAGCATCTTGTCGTTCTCATCGGCTTGCAAGAGACGAGGAATGAAATCTTCGCCAAATGCTTCTTCCAGATATTCACTCTGGATAAAAAGCATATCGGGGATGAGACGGACGAACTTATCTCTGTTGCCGTAAATATCGAGATACGGCTGCAAAGACTCGCAAGTAGGGAAAAGCAGATCCCGATGATAATAGTAGTACTTACTTTCTTGCCAGAGGGTTACGATTTCCTCTATCGCCTCATGCTGCTTCTTCTCGGCTTCTTCTGCATCATCTTTGCCTCTATCGGTTCCTTCATCGGTTCCTTCTGATGGGGAACCCTGGTTACTGCCATCTGAAGGGGTGCTGCCTTCTGCACCATCGCCCGCTGCATCGATAGGCATAGGTGTATTCACTTCCTTAGCCCATCCCTCCAAGAGGGAAAGCAGGTTATTGAGCGAGGTCATGGCAGACTGGCGATAGCTTTCCTTGCCCTGCGCTATCTGCTTGTCGGTGGCTACTGAATAGTCGTTGCTGGAGGCTACATTGATACCGGAGCCATTCACAGAAAGGGCTTGCTTCTCGATGTTCTGCGCCATCGCATCATTCACAATCATGCGCTGGGCATAAAGCAGAAGCTCATTCCATGGGTCGTTGACGTAGGTACCATCACCAACAGCTTCACAGAAGACCAAAGGGTCTAGGCTCGCATACTGCTTGCAGAGACGGTCGTATAGGGATGCTCCAAGGCGAGGCTTCAAGAAGTCCTTTTCGCTATTATCGAGCATACCCTGCAGGTTGGCTACCTCGTCCACGGCATTGCTGGGGAGGTGAAGCCTAAGTTCTTGATTCGTAAAGAGTATCATTTTTTTTGCTTTTACGTTATTATATATGGACCAGCGATGGAATCGCTGGGAACGGGGGCGATAGGGGGCTATGGAGCGGTTATCGCCCCATAGGGGCTATTCCTGCCCCTGCTTTGCCACTCCGGTCTTCGAGTTATCGAGGGTAGTTAATACCTCCCGGTCTATCTGCCATACCAGATGCTCGTCAAAATCGTTAAAGCGGCTCAAAACTTCCAGCGGGCGTATCATCAACTGCTGCAAGGGGGCAAACTGAATCTGCTTGACCAGGAAACGCTCTCTCAGGTCGGTACCGCCCGATGATGCCGTATCGCCAGGGGTATTACCAATGAGCTTTGCATCAAGACCCATGGCAAAGAAGATAATACTGCTTATTTCCTGCAACTCGGTTTTGTCGGCATTCGCCTGATCATTTGCCTTGGTTTCGATTTCTACAATTTCCCAAGCTTTGTGCTCTTTCCCATCGCTGCCCGTGAAGGCAGAGGAAATGAGCGCCTGACCTGCATTATCGGGGTTAGAGAGCCAGGTATTGATAGAGGTAAAGATTTCGTTCTGAATCTCGCCCTGGGTTTTCTTTTTCTTCTCACCCTGCTGCTGATAGAGCCTGCTGATATAGTCCTGATGGATATAGATAACTCTACCGATGATGTTGCTGTTGCGCTTTCGGGTAAGGCGGTCATCTACGATGGTGAAGGCATACTCAAAAATGCTGCCGGCAAAGATGGAGTGCCAAAGGGCATCGGCATAGTATGGACCGCCGAAATCTCTTGGCGACATGATGAAGCGAGTAGGGCGTTTCTTGCGGCTTACGTTCTTCTGACGTGCCTCGCGTATCTTGCGCTGCAAATCCTTCACGGCTGATGTAGTAGGGAGATAAGGGATAGCCGCTATCTTGCGGTCTTCTTCTTTCTGCACGCCGACGTATTGGGTAGGGTCGAGCCATTGATTGCTCACGTAGGCATAGTTGATGCGGTAGTTCTCGTCCATGCGTTCCAATCGGGTGGTGAAGATGCTGCGGTGCTTCAGACCGATCACCTTCGGGGTCCACTGGGCAGTAGGAACAGCTTTTCCGTTCTCGTCGAGGGAACGCTGATTGAGCTGGAGCTCTACAAAGCATTGTGACATCAGAGCCATATCTCCTGCCAGGTCGAGGAAGGTCTGCATCAGGTCGTTGTTTTCCAGGAAATCACGAAGCTGGGCATTGGTTTCTTCCCATTTGCGGAGAGCTTCTTTCAGAGATTTCATCTCCTCGCTTTCCCCTTCATCGGAGGATAAGACCTGCGATTGAACCGCAGAGAACGGTGACTCCTCCTGCTGAGACTGCCCGTTCTGGGTCTGCTGCTCGTTCTGGCGCTTGGCTTCGGCGGCTGCCTCTTCCTTGGCTTTCAGGTCAGCTATCTGACCTCGGAGCAAAACTCCGGCACTCTCGTAGGGGATATATTTCTCTGTGATGTTGCCGCCTACGTACTGGGTGTAGTGGTACTTGGCTGCTGGACCGCGACCTACCAGTATCTTCTTGATGTAATCAACTCCTGCTGCGGTAAAAGGCGACATACGGGAGAGCATCCAGATAAGGTTAGGCAGTCGGTTGGCCATACCCCATTCCATAAAGCCTAAGCCTTCGGTACCTACGCCTTTCGGCTTGCCCATGTTCTCGCCGCCACTCGATGCAAAGATAGTGGAGACTTGCTGACGTGCTGCAGAACCGCTTGCGTCGCCACCGCTTGCCGACATACCGGCTGTGGTAAGGAGCATGCTGTGGACGTAGTCGTTCCAGGAAAAGACTTTACCGCCGCCATTCTTAAGCGGCGTAAAGGCATCCGGGCGAACGGCTACATAGCCTGCATCTTTCAGTTCCTCACTACGATTTTGGAGCTGCTGCAGGTTGGTTACTCTGTTTTTGTTTTTGCTTGCCATTTTTGCGTTTCTTTTTATATATTATCCTGAATGTGATGGAAGAGAGAAGGGTGGCGATATACGCGCGCCTATTTCTCTTGTTTCTGAGTGTAAAGTTAGGGATTTTTATGGCTTTGGTGGGGACAAAGAAGGGAGGGGACCAGCGATAGAATCGCTGGGAACAGATGCTCCTCTTCTTATTCATAATTAATGATGATCATAAAATCCTTGGCGATGGAGGAGATGGCGTTACTGATACCTCCCCCGATTTCTAACCTTTGGGAGTGAGGATTGGAATACCAATCTCCATCTGCTCTGCCTCTGCTTGCGCAGGTTCTTATTCGTATTGCTGCCATAAAAGATTATCTTTTGTTACGGTGGAAATGCAGTTACTCCAGGTTGATGGGCTTGGACGATGGTATTTATCCTGATAACGGCAACCGCCTCTATCGCCGTGTATTTTGCGATAAGCCTTTGCTTCCTCAGTTCGATAGTGGGTAATAATTGCTTGCCTAATCATACTCCACAAATATCTTGGGCTGAAGTCCACCACCCGCACATGTATTACAAGCAGGTGCTATGCCTTTTACAGCATACACTCGTTTTGCCAGCTGAAAACGTTTATCAAACGGAGGCATATTCAGCAAGCCTACTACTATCGGATGTATTTCTTTCATAACTTTTCTTTATTCATATCTGAAGGCAAGGAGATTATCCTTCGTGTGGAAGGTACCGATGCACTGCATCAGGAAGCTGTCACGAAAGAAGATGGCTTTATCACGATAATCGTTGGTGCCAGTCTGCTTGCATACTTCCTTGGCGTGCTCTGTTCTTGCCTCGTGAATGGCTAATATCTTAATCATATTCTATTAATACGAAAGGTGGCATATCATTAGGATCATCCTCTTCCTCTTCGTGAGGAGGAATGCTGCCTTTATCTATTATAACCTTATTCATATACTAATAATAATATCGTATGTTACCCGTGGTTGTCGTACAGCCCACCCCATCCATCATATCTCGATGATAGGGCGGTGGAGTAACCATCTAATCGTGGGCATAACTCCTTAAATCGTTTTACGAAAGGGATAACCTTATTCATACGCTAATAATATTTTCGGTTTATCTACATCATGCCCTTTGCCCCCTCCACATAGGCAAAAAGCGATACCGCTAGGGTGAACGATAATGCCGTTTTGGGACGGACTATAAGAGCCGAGGATGGTGGGGCGATTATTATTCATAGTTCTACTATTACCGCTCCTTCACGGTTGCATCTACGTTTTAACCCAGGAAGTATATCTGATAATGCCAGCTTGTGATAATGGGTGCAGACCGGACAATGAAAACAATCGCTATCTACGTTTATCGGCATTTTATGATGTATGCTTAATGAAAACAAATCTTTAATCATATCTTACTATTACAGCCGTTGCAGCCCTACCACCTGTAGCCTTCAGAAAGTTTACTATCGAGTTTCGCTGATACTGCGATTTCAAACACCTGCTTACTACGAGATAGATAGGGTCGGGATTTAGAGAAATTACTTTTATCATTGCCAAAATGGATATTGAGATTTATCTTCTTCCAAAGGTTCGTAAACCTCCAATTCTGCTCCACAATGCGGACAATGATAAAGATACTTCTACCCGTTATCTCCATATTCCTCGTTTCCCATAAAATCTAAATCCCAACAACATTGTGGGCATTGTGGGTTATGAGGAAGTTGCTGCGAATGATGTGTTATACTCATATTTATTTCCTCTCTAAAAACTGATGATACAAATTATCTAACTTAGGATTTTCGAACTTGCCGTTCTCTTTCCAGTCATTGAACAGCGGCATGATGATGTCTTCGTGAGCGGAAGAAATCTTCTCCTGCAGTTCTTTTAGAGTGCAATACCAAAGATGCGCCTCTTCTATATAAAGGGTGAGGATGGCTGTCAATGCCATGGCGTTCTCGTGGCTCGGCTCTATATCGAACTGATGGAAGACGCAGGTGTCTTTATCGTTTTCCTGGAGGAACTTGCTGACGGCTTCATCTTTCAAGAAGAACCTTGTATCTACTTCTTCCTGCAACACATCTTCCAACTTTCTTTTCAGCGGAATAGGGTCGGGAAACTGGTAATCGAAGGCTACATCTTTTCTCATTGAGAGGCAGAAAACTCGGTCGCGGTTCTGCGGAACACCATAGTCTTTGGCATTGAGTCTTGCCCATCGGCTTACATAGCCCAAAGAAGAAAGCTTATCAAGCCACTTCTGAAAATCGGGCAGAAACTTCTCGCTTACCAGGGCTGCCACGTTCTCCTGAAGCAGATACTTCGGGCGCAACACTTCCACGGCATCGGCTACTCGCCACAATAATGCCGAACGGGTATCGGAACCTTCCTTCAAGCCCATCTGCTTTCCGGCTTGTGATATATCCTGACAAGGTGAGGAATAGGTGAAGAGGTCGATTTCTTGCCCCCCCACATTATTCTTTACTTGCTGCCAGTCGATTTTGGTTATATCGCCCAAGGCTTTATCGGCAAACTGCGGAAAGATAAGGTCGTGCATCTGACAGGCGTATTTGTCTATATCGCTCCAGCCTACGCACGTCCAGTGGAAATCAGGATGCTGCTGGGCGAGAACATCGGCTGCCATCAACTGCGAGTCGTAACCGGAGAAGGTGGTGAGAATAAGTTTTTCACCGTGGTTCTTATCTACCGGATAGGTAGGGAGTTGGTCTTCTGGGAAGAAATCGGCAAAGAAAGAGGTCTGCGCCTCACGCTTTGGCTCTTTCGGGTACCAGAGTTGCTGATAGATGGCTGTGAGCACATCTACCACGATGGAGTTGCCCGCCTGCTTGTATTGCTGACTGGCTGATACTGCCATATCTTCTGCCTTCCCCTTGCTCTTATAGCCGGGCACACGCTCGGCTGCCTCGGCATTGGTACTCTGCATCGTGCGGATTACATCATCTCGCACACCCATCAATCGGAAACACTCGAAAGGTGTCAGTTTTCGGATGGCATAAGACTTAATGGTCTTATCCTTAAAATTGAATTTTGTTATCATCTTGTTTTGCTCTATAAATCTTTTTTTGTTTATAATTCTACAAACACAAACGGATTGCTGCTTGCAGCCGTGAGTGCATTTACCAATTTACCCCCCCCTACCGTGCGGCTACGTCTTAATGCAGAAGTAGGGTAATTCAAATCGGCTGCACCGGGTACAGGACAATCGGTATAGCCTTGTTCTGTCGCCTGACGGATGCGCAGGAAGGTTTTACCTTCTATATCCACGATTTCAAGAAACGGACGGTCGGAGGTGGAGTATATCCGATAGAGAGAACCATCGGGATAAAAGCCATATCTCTTTCCGTTCTTGACAATCGTTCCTCGCTTGTATTGAGGTTGGTTGTTATTACTCATATTTCTTTATCAGAAAAACGTTCTGCTCCCACGCATTGATGGTAATGGTAGGGCAGAGATCTGTATCTAGAATACCGCCCTTATTCTCGCCTCGTGGATATTGATAAAAACAATGGTTATTCATATCTATTATAGCCATCGCCCTTATCATTTGTTTCTCCTCATCTTTTCCATTTCCTCATTCTCTTTCGACAACCTTTCGAGATGTTCGAGAACGAGGGAATAGGACTGAGTATTGACCTGATCTTCCGTTAGGCCAGCATACTTCTGCATCGTGGCGGTGGTAGCGGTGTAGATTTCCATCGGGGTTTGCGGCTTTTTATTATCTACCTTCTGCACCTTAAAAACGTGAGGGTAGCGATGGGCTATGGTGTGCATGATGCCGCTCCACCAGAAGAGGATAACCTGCCAGTTGGCTTCCGGGTATTTGACGAAATAACCTGCGTTCTCGGTGAACTGCTTCGACTCATAATGAAAATCGTATTTCGTGATACCGGTTGTTGCGTCGACGTACTGGGTGGTGGTGTTAAAGATGGTGGCAAGGAACATGTTTCTTGCACTTGCGACACTCTGAGCTTGCGTCTGGAGTTGTTCCTCGGTGAACTTATTCATCTGCTTCATCTTGACCAGGTTGTTGCTTAACTTGGTATAGGTCTGCATCATATCGCTAGCGAAACGGTATTGCTGCCAGGAGAAACCATCGAGGTCGGGATTCGGACCACGGAAGGCTTTTGCGCGACGATACCACTTGGCTTTCTGTCCGATAATCGGATAGGGGAAGCGGGTGAGGAAATTACCGCTATCTGCATCCAGCCAGTCGAGAAGACCTGCGCCCTGGGCGATATACTCAGGGGAGGTCTTATCATCGGTCTTGGCTTTCGGGGAGAGCCAATAGTTGAGCTGCCAAAGGTAGAGGGGAAAATGGCTACTCTGGGGGTGACCAGCGATAGAATCGCTGGGGACGGGGGCGCAGAGGGAGAGGAGCTTCTTCAAGAGGCTCTTCTTCTGCGGCTCTATGCTTACCAGGTAGTGCTGCTCATTTATGGGCAAACGAGGGTCGGGATAGGCATTGATGCTTATCCCGGCAAAGAGAAAGAAGACGGCTATCTTCACCTTCTGCATATCGAAGGGATGATAGCGATCTACCTTGGCTATCTGCTCCTGCATGATGGCAGCGAGGGCTTCTAACTGGGAGGGAGTACATTGGTTCCAGCCCTTCGGAATTGTAAGATTTATTTGTTCTTGCATATTCTTATTTTTTAAAGGTAAAAAAGCTTTTGCCCTTACAGGGCGACTTACTAATTGCTATTATACCCAGGGCGCTGCCCTGGGCTAGGAGCTTCTGCCCCTTCAGGGCGTGTGGGGCTAAGGTTCTTTTTACCTTTCTTAGAATGGCAGGTCGCTGTTCGGATCATCGTAACCTGGCATTGATGAATAATCATTGCCTCCATCTGCTGGCGGTACATAGGCGGTAGCATTGCCGGCGGCTCCGTAGACTTGCTGGGGGTACGTCTGCTGCTGGGTAGCGGTCTGTGGCTGATAGAGACTGGCAATGCGCTTATTCATGCGAGTACGGATTGCCTTGAAGAGGTGAGAGTTCTCGTCGTTGAAATCCTGATTTACGATGTCAGGGTCTTTCTCCTTACTATACTCCTTTACCTGTTCTACGAGTTTCGGGAATGCTTTGGCTACTGCCTTGACGTACTCGGTGGAGAATGATATTTGCATTTCGTGGGTAGGCACACTTTTTTCGGTGTCGCCACGCTCGATATTACTCTGTCGAATCTTATTCTTGTACGAATCTTTAAAAGGTTCGATGTGAACTCTCAACTTAGCCACCTGTCTGTTAACATTATCTTTTTGATATGTCTCTATTCGAATTTCGTTTACATCCAGAGGAATGCAAACATAAGGACGCTTTACATTCTTCTCATCGATACCTACTAAGACCTTTGCTCCATTCAGAGACAAAAGGTCAACATTTCCATTGTAAGAAGCCATTTTTTTTACTTTATTTATTTGTTAAAAACTTATTTTCTTGCCGCCATTGGCGATGAGACTGCCGTAATTGATCGCATTGATGCGACGGAGCCAGCCTGCCTCGAAGACCTGCTGGCTAGGGTGCTTGGCGATGATGCCGAGGATATACTGCTTGCGGCGTGCCTTGATGCGCTCGAAGAACTGCTTAGGGCTCTGACTGTTGAGCGCCTTGAGGGTTTTGTTGCCCACGATACCATCGGCTCTTACGCCAAGCATGGCTTGCACGAGGGTTACGCCTGGTGTGCCGCTAGACCAGACCCAATCTACCAGGATGTTGGCGATGCTTTGGTCTTTGATGTCATCGGCTTTCCATCGGTTCCAGTAACAGCGGCGAAGGATGGAGATAGCATCGGCTTTGGTGATAAGCTTCACGTCCTTTGCGTCTATGCGGCCATCGTTGTTCTTGTCGTAACCTTGGGTTTGCCAGGTTTTCAATGTTACGCCCATGTTGGTAGGACCGCCCTTGTCATTGGGGTGGTTGACGTAACCTCCCTCGAAGGAGAGGATGAAATCTGCAAGAGGTTGAATCTTTGCCATATCTTTTCTGTTTTATCGTTTTTATTTCTTCTGATGGCAAAGATAGCAAATGCTAAAAAGATGATGGGGACAAAGAAAGCCTCCCTGCGGCTTTTGTAGGCGCAAAGAGGCTTCAAAAAATGTTATCCCAATCTTTTTACTTTAAATACTTGCACTCGCTAGTGCGAAATCCATATCACCTATTTCAAAACAAACTACATCATAGCGTGAGCGGACATATAGTCCCATATCTTGGTACAATCGTCTTCTTCTGGTTGCCAGTCTACATCCTGGAAGTAGAAGAGATAAGCTGCCTTGATGATTTCATCTTCTGTCATATCGCTGCACAGGTCAGCGTACATGGCATTGAAGGCAACATACTTATCCCAATCGTTCACCTTATCATGGAACTTCATGCCCTTGGTGGCATTCACTATCTGCGATTTGGTCCAATGCGCACCGGTCCCTGCCAATTCGCCATTCTCGCCTTTCTTGCTATACGCAAGATGGCAGACATCATGGTTGGCCATTTTCTCGCTGTAATGACGATCATAGAACACTGCGTGCTGGTGACGGAGGATGCACCAGTACAATTCCGGATTTGTTTCCTCTAAGGAGGCGAGGTCGCAGCTCAACTGCTCCATCGCCTCCATCATCTTCTTCTCGGTAGCCACACCATGAGCGCGGGCCTGATCTATCAACTGAATATACTTCATCTTTTCTTACCTTTCCTTTTGTTGGTGGATAGTCATGCGATGGTGAGTGTTAAAGGAGCATCGCACACGAAAGTCTTGCTGCAGGAGCAGCAGGCTACCTTGACAAGACGGTTTTTCACGCTGCCAAGAGATGTGGTAACGTTTGTAATTGCCGTAGCAGAGAAGACAGGAATGGTGAAATCCTGACTTACTACCTGCGAGCGGGTGCAGCAGGAGCCACAGTTGCAAGGCACGTAACTGATAACACCCTCTACGTGAATCGTTATGAGATATTGCGAAGTACCCACGTTGTCAATACTCTTTACAGAGAACTGAGGGTTGAAAACCGGAGTCTCGTCCACGCATGAAGGAGCACAGAGCTGCTGCGTGATATTTACATCATAATAGGGAGCAGTGGCGGTTGCACCTACTGCAAGCGTAGCCATGATGCAGGCTGGAATTGTTCTTTTATTCATAGTCTTTTCTGTTTTAATAGAGCGACGACTTCACCGCCGCATTAATGTTTCACCTGATAGCCCTGGGTCTTCTCTACCGGAAGGTTCTTCTGAAGAAGGTCGGCGAGTTCGTCAAGATCTTCCTCGTCAAAGGTTATCACACCCTCCAGGATAGAGAGCGGTCCTTTGTAGCGAAGCTGCTCTACCACATCGTGCGCCATCTGCGGAATGCTCTCTTCGGGAATGTTCCCGAAATACTTGGCGAGCATCGGAGTGACAAGCGCATTGACCACAGGCTGAATCATCGGTTCTATATCGGCTTGCAGAGAATAGTTGCCACTCACCAGTCCCATGCTGCCGATGGTAGCCTGGAGAGACTGGAGCATAGGCAAGTGCATCAGATTGCCAGCCGCTATCTGAGAGATGGCAGGGCGTGCCCATTCGGACACCACCGCTGCCAGGATTTGCGAGTTCTTGTAATCCATATCGTTTCTTCCTTTTATCCGAAAATACGGTTACTGATTACAAGCGCATCCGCATCCCATCTGACAAACATTGCCCGATGGAATCATCAGCTTGGTAACACTCGTGAGTGAAGCCACCTGCGATTTCAGCACGTCGATGTTGGCGTTGGCAGCGGCATTATATGCCATCTGCTGTGCGTTGACCGCCTGCTGTGCATCCTTGTTGGCATCTACCTTGTTTTCGAGCTGACGAATCTTACCGTCAAGATACTGAGTAACATCTACCATCTTCTTGTCGGTATAGTTCTCACTCTTCTGGATAGCAAGTTCCGTCTTCAATGTAGAGTTCTCCTGAATAAGGTTGGTCTCACTCTTGGTTACAAAGCGTGCATCCGGATCACTCGGATTGGCAGTCATGCCATTGTTACCTCTACCGAGGTTAAACAAGGATGCACCGCCACCCAGCAAACTGGTAGCCAAACCTGCGATACCAAGTCCAAGGGCGGTATTACCCAATCCCTTGCTGGCAACATCATAGTTGCCATCATTCGTTTTTACCTGCATAGTTTTTTGTGTTTAAATTCTTCCAATATCGGAATCGTATGCAAAGGTAACATGAATGAAGTAAACAGAAAAGTGATTTTCATTAGATGTTCTTGCGGATAAATCATGAAGCAGGAACGCTAATAGACAGATAAGAAAAAGTACAAACGTGCAGAAGTACATAAGTACAATTGTACTTTGGTACTAAACTACATAGTTTCTTCCAAAGCCTTGATATACGGGATGGCTTCGTCCCTGATAATGTCGAGGAAGAGTTGTGCAGAACGCTTCATAGGTACATCCTTCATACAGTGGGCATTGCTCATCAGTTCTTCTCCTATGCCATGGATAGGACGAGCTATAAGGGTAGGGTGGTTCTTCAGATACAGCTTCGGCATAAAAGTAACCAGGTGAGTATCTTCTATGATGGCAAGGTCTTCGTCTGGGTCACAGACGATACACTTTACGCTTAATTTGGTGAGATCGTTCTGCAAATATTGCTGAAAAGTGTTGAAAACACGTTCGCCTACATCGGGCATGATGATGCCGTGCTTCAGCAGGTCATAGTATGTTACCTTATCTTTCCTGGCAAGAGGGTGTGTGTTTCTCATGATGGCACAAATACTGAATGGGATGCAAGGCTGGCTCTCGATGCCCTCGTTGGTATAGGCTTCGTTCATCGTAAAAGCGAGATCCAGCATGTGGTCTCGCAACAGGCGGTTCAGGCTCGTTGCCTTGGAAAATTCGGCATTCACTCTTACGTTAGGGTATCGCTCCATGAATATAAGTGCAGCCACACGGATATAGGGTGCGATAAAGGAACCTACACCGATGCGCAGTTCTCCGGTCATGCAGTTGTTGAGTGCATTGATATGCTCCTTGCTGTCTTCCGCCAACTTCAGTATTTCCTTGGCACGTGGCAGAAGTGCCTCTCCGTTCTCGGTGAGCATGATGCTGTGCGATGTGCGTATCAGCAGCTTGCATCCCAGTTCATCCTCTAGAGCCTTGATGTGCTGACTGATGGCGGATTGGGTGACAAAGCATCGGGTGGCGGCGATACTGAAAGAAAGCGTCTCTGCCACATACACAAACGAACGTAAATGTCTTAGTTCCATAAGCTCTTACTCTTTTAAATACATTATATATATTAAAATTTTATGCTGCAAAAATAAGAAAAATATTCTATGCGGAAACGCATTTTGCATAAAAAAATCTAATTATGGGATAAGATATTAAAAACTGAAAGATATGTGCAGTTTTAAATGCGAAAAGCCCCGGTATCTTGCCTTATTTTACTAAGGATTAATACCGAGGCTTTGATTTATAGAGTAAATTGCCAATGGAAATCATTGGATAGGGGAGCGATTATTCATCGTTTTCGCCGGGCGTAGAGGTTTCATCATTGATAGATGATACCTGCTTGCTCCGCTTAGATGACTGCTGTGAAGCGGAATTGGTATCGCTCTTGTCAGTTCCGCTTACACTTCCCCCGATGTGCCTACACCGTTGCAGAGAGAATCCCAGCCACCTTCTGGTGTGGCAATCTCATAGCGGCCATACATGGTCGGACTGAGGGAACCGCTCAGTGTCACTGTACGATCATCCTCTGGTTTTTTGCCCGTGTCTCCCTTAATATTACCGGAGTCATACTTGAAGTCGTGCTGCTTGTCGTAAATGATGATTGATTTATCACCATCCTCGATGATGTAACCACACTTGAGGTTATTGAGAGCACGAGCCACATACGCAGAAGCAGAATTTACGCTCTCAAGAATGTAGTCCAAAGTCTGCTTAAAGCCCTTTCTGTAGCCCAAGTTTTCCCAGGTATGACCCTGACCGCCATCCTGACACTCGAACTTGAAAAGACCCTTACCCTTCTTGAAGGATGCAGCCGTCAACGCTGCATAAGAATTCTTACCTGCCTCTGGCGCAAGAGGAGCAGCAAGGTCACTCTTGATAAAGACATATACGTTTACGCCAAGACCGCCGTAGTTCTCCAAACATTCGTTCTCGGAGAGAATATCCTTGATCTCTGGGCATGTTACAGTTTCTGTCATAATTGTATCTTTTTAATGATTAAACGAAATGGCGGCGGAAGCCATATTCCGACAGGTCAGGCGACCGCCGCCGAGGATTTATAGAGGGATTGCGCTCTGCCTGTTGGACCAGCGATGGAATCGCTGGGAACGGAGGCGAGAGGGGGTTAGGATTTCTTGAAGAAGGCGGTGACACCCATGCTTGTGCCGGTGGCAGCAAGCTGAATCTTCTTATCCATAATCTTCTTGTTGCCGAAGCTCCAGTAAGAGAAGGTATCGGTTGTGCCGTCCTCTGCCTCCAAGGTGATAACCTGGTTAGCGGTTGTAGCTACTGGGGCAGTATAAGCTGCGCCGTTTACCTTTACCTTACCATCTGTAACCGTAGAAGCATCCTCCATTGCGGTTGTTACTACGAGGTTAGAGTTGGTATAGTCACCAGCTACATACTCGGCAGCTGCAAGGTCACCATCTGACATCGCAAAGGCGTACTTGAACGGATTGCGGACACCTGCACCCTGGATTGACTGAATCTGGAACTGGATGTCGCGCATATCGTCGTCAGTGCCTACCTTAACGCCTACGTAAGTCTTGTTACCCTCAGAGTCAACTGCGTAAACGAAGTTCTTAGGGATGGTAACGTACATACGATCACCCTCACCGAAATCTGCGATAGGGCAGAGAGTTACACGAGAAAGACCTGGAAGCTTGAAGTTACCGCCGTTCTCGTACTCAACCTTGAAGTTGCCGTGGAACTTGTTAGCGTAACCTGCAGCGATGTACTGAGCTGTCAACTCACTCATGTAAACGAGAACGTTCTGCTTGCGCAGACGGGCATCCCACTTCAGGTGCCAATCCAAGAAGTTATCGTAAGGAGTAGAGTCCTCGTTGCTAGAAGGCTTGTCAATTGACTCACAATGAATCAAGTTGCCGTTAGCCTCGCTGATAAGACCGTCCTCGATGTCGTGCTTGATACAGGTATGGAAACCATCATAGAGAGCCATAGCCTGCTCTGAAGCTGGTGTGCTCTCATCACCCTTATCAAGAGCGATGTCACCATTCCACAAGCAAGCGGTCAAGTTGTCGGCATAGTTGGCGAGGATAGCAGTAGCAGCCTCGGTAGCGAGAGGGTACTGACCCTGTGCGTCTGTACCAAATACTGTCTCGCAGTACTTGTCGATGTTATCTGTATAATGGTCCCAAGCGAGTTTCACTGTAATTGTGCGCTCCTTTAAGAAACCTACCTTGCTGTTCACCTTAGTGTGAACGTCCTTACGGCGGGTAGTACCGCCCTTACGGAGCAGAATGTGGATAGTACGCTTGTACTGAACACCAGAAACGATGTCGATAGCCAAGCGGTCCATCTCCTCTGCATCGGTGTAACCTGGACCCATAAGGATTTCCTTAGTTACCTGCTCGGCTACATGCTGCAAGGCAGTAGTGCCAATAAAATCTTTAGGAAGTGTTGCCATAATTTCAATTACTAATTAAAAAATGAATAAGAATGTTTTAACCTGAATAGTTAGTGTTATCCTGATGATGAATGGCTTACTCCTCGCCACGCATAAAGCGCTCGTAAGCTGCCTTGCGCTCAGCATTGGTTTTGTACTTCGATGGGTCGAACTCACGGAGATTCTGAGCCTTTGCACCTTCACCGTTGTTCTGAGGTGCAGCACCCTGTGCTGGCTCCTCACCTGGGTTCTCGTTCAACTCAGCAATCTGAGCGTCCTTGTCGGCGATGGTCTGCTGGGCAGTAGCGAGTGAAGCCTGGGCGGTCTTCAACTCCTCATCAGCCTTTGCCTTTGCATCGTTGAGGGCCTTGATGTCCTCATCGGCCTTAGCCGCTGCCTCTTTCAGGTTCTTGATTTCCTCGTCCTTCTGGGCGATGGTCTCAGCGAGTGCGTCGTGCTTTGCCTGAAGGTCAGCAAGACTCTGCTCTACTGTGGTGGCTTTCTGCTTGGCATCAGCCACAGCCTGCTCCTGCGATGTAAGATGAGCTTCGAGGGTATCGAGCAATGGGGCATTCATAAATGCGCCTTCCTCCTTTACCTCAATCTGCTGACCATCCTGCATACCGCAAGCGGCGTTGATCTTTGGATAATTTGCCATATTGATTTGATTTTTGGTGTTTGTATGTTGATGATTCTCTTTCTTTTCTGAAGAAGCCTTGTCTGGCTCCAACTGAGGGTCGTGTGCCGGATGGTCGGACGGCTCGTTCAAACTGCCTTGTGATTCGTCTTCATCATCAGATGGCTTTCTGACGATAGGTTCTGCTGTCCCGTTATAGAGAGCAAAGCAACGCTTTACGCAAGAGAAGAAGTCACTCTGGTCATCCATCAGAATACCCTTTACTTCCTCGGCATCGAATACCTTTCCATGAAGGTGCTCGTCCTTTGCAGCAGGGCAAGCCTTCTTAACATCGGCTCTAAACTCTACACCCAGTTCGCCAAGTTCCTTAACCAACTTCTCGCTATCGCCATCGTTGGCAATATCACGGAACTCACGGTTCTTGTCGAAACTCTCAGGGTCGTATAACTCGTGATAAGTTTCATCGGTAAACTGGTTTTTGCTACCATCGGCCTGCGTGTAGAAGGATGCCATCACACCGATGCAACCGATTTCGTCCTTCGGGTGCATGTAATATCGCTCATCGCAGAGAGAAGCGAGATACATACCTGCCGATGCACACATGCCATCGACGAAGGCGATGACTGGCTGACCCTGTGAACGGGCATAATTGATAGCCTGCTCGTAATCGTTCTTTGCCCAAGCGGAACCACCAGGAGTGTTGATGATGAAGATGTGACCTCGACAGAGGGGATGATTGGCCGCTTTGATCATCATGTTGCGATGGTCGATAGAACCATACGAGCAACCGCCACCATTTCGGGTGATAGGACCATCGACGGTGAGCACAGAAACAAACGGGAAGTTCTGAGCATCATCATTACTACTATCAAGTGCCCACTGACCTCTCACCTGCTTACCATCCTCGGAAATCTGATATTCCTCCGGGTAATAGATTGAGCCATCGGCTGCATTCACGGTTACGAAGCCGCAGGTAGGTGCGGGGCGTTCGTATACGGCATGAGCATTCAAATTCTGCTCCAATGCCTTCCGTATGCCGTGAACAAAGTCAGGCGAAATCATCCACTTCTTCTCGGTCAGAATTTCATAAAGACCTTTCATGTGGGTAATAAATTTTAAAAAATAAATGTATGTTATCGTTATCCTGAATACAAATCTCCTTACCTTATTTAGCAAAAGAAGACCTTTCAATATTTCTGACGGCAAAGGTAAAGGAAATACATGGGCATATAGGGACAAAATAAAGGTAAAAAAGTAAAAAGGTAAAAAACAAAAAACCCTGCGATCCTCACGGATGGCAGGGCAGCAAACAAAATTAACATTAGATATTTATGAATAATCTCAAAAAAACTAGAAGATAATTAAGTACTGAAATTTATATGATTGATTAAGCAATCGTTATCGGGATAAACTCCGACATCGCCTGACAGATAGCCGTAATGCTACGGGTCTCAGCATCTTTCTGAGCAGTCACGGAATCAGTGATACTGAAGGTGCCAGGCAGAGTATGGCAGAGATAAATCGTGTCATCCTGCTTACGCAAGACTATATAATAGTCCTTTCCGTGCATTTTTTTGATGATTTCGGGTATATTCGCCTTTCCGTCACTAATATTGGCTGTAATCTCGAACTTGAAGATGGTACCATTGCCACCCTCTGAAGAAGTCTGCTTGGCGGTGATGCTATCGGATATGATGTAATTGTCGCCTTCGCTGAGGGCAACATGGAGTGCTTCGCCGGCAAAGTGGCAGCCGGTTATCTGCAATATCATCGGTATGCTGAAGGGAATAGGAACGGAGCTTTCCCGTACAGCATAAAAATAAGCATCGGTTACTCCGTCAAGAAATAACTCTCTGCAACTATCAGGTAATTTCATAACTTTTCCTTGATTTAGCTATTATTTAACTTTTGTTTAGATATAAATTAACATCTATTATATAAGGTGTAAAATCATAGCCACTGCACTTCGTCGATGCGGTTAGGCTTATCACGGCTATCTTTATACTGCATATCCACGCAGGAATAGCTCTTAAAGAAACAGTGCTCCGTGCGGAACCACCTGCCGATAATGCGGCGCAATACGTCTTTCTCTTCCTCGCTGACTTCTATACCGTAGCGCATTAAATAACGCTCCAGCATAGCGTTATGGGAACGGGCGATGATCCTGCCATTGGAGGTACAGAAGTCGAAGGTGGAGAGTGCCCATTCCACGAGACTGCGCTTGAAATCGTTGTTGAGTGATACCGCCAGCGCACGCATGCCGTGCGTATCCAGCGTAAAGGTAGGCTTTACCGGATAAACGGTATCGACAACTTCTACCTCACTCGGCAAGCGGATGCAGAGATAATCATCGTGTGAACCCTTGCCGTCGGTAAGGCGGCCGTTGAGCTGCTGCACCTCCTGGAAAGTGAGCCAGCTTCTGGCATCACGGCGCATCACTACCTTGCCTCCTGCAGGGTGCTTGCCCGATAGCATATTGCACCACTGCTGCTGCGAGAAACAGCCGAGGTCGATACGGCTGCTTTTCGCAGGGGCGCTGATAAGCGAATTGCGCATAATGAACTGCTCATGTGAGTAGTTGCTGAACACCACTGGCTCATCCTTTGCCAGGGTGAACTTGGGGTCGCGGTGCCGGAAGAACTGGCAGCGGGAGGTTGGGAGACGGAGATAGATATTTGGCACTTTTTTTGAATGTTGAATGTTGAGTGTTGAATTAGGCTAGCGCCCTTGAGTCCACTAGGCCTGCAACTTGTAAGGAATGCTTACATGTTTATTAATTACTTCAGCGAGAAGCCTTTCTGCTGGGCATAGTAGAGCATGATGGCATCGGTAACGTTCAGGCAATACTTCTGGATAGAGTTACCTTCCTTCGGCTTGGGCATCAGTTTGTCGAGTTTCTTGGTCTGCTCTTCGTCGATGTTGAAGGAGAGCTTTACGGCATCGATATACTTGCCTCCACTATCGGTAGCGCTGATGAAGCTCTCATTGAACTTATCTTTCTCACCGAAGAAGAGATTGATGGCCTCTACCATCTGTTCCTGAGTGAAACCAGGAAGGGTAGGATGCAGCTTGCGGTACTTCTGCGAATAGGTCTGCATACGCTTATCCATATAGTTATTGATGCTGTCGGCATACTCATAGTAGAGGGCGTAATCTTTCGATTTCTCGTCTTTCTTGCGGGCGAAATCGAAGAAACCGCTCAACTGACGGAGGCTCGCCATTACGCCATCAAACTGCTGGAACTCGCTGGCACCTTTGAAGATTTCCAGCATATCGCCCTTCACCTGGGTAAGAAGGTTTTCGAGCATTTCGGAGAGGAACGTGATCTTATCAAGATTAATGTTCAGATGGTCTACCTTTTCCTGCATACCCGGCTGGCTGTAGTCTACGTAGTAGCGTGACAGATGACCGAAACTGAGAAAATCGTAAGTTATCTCACTGTGCAGATTTACCTGCACAAGCAGGGCATAGATGGCATTGGCCAACTTTGCATCTTTTTCCTGGATAGCCTTGATGAGGGGTGCCATCTGAGGTGCGCCCTGCGGTATGCGGTTGGCAGCACGTACCAGTTCGTTGCGGTTGCGCACGGCATCGGCAAACTGAGGATCAGAAAAGATTGCCTCCAGGGTTTTGGCGTATACTTCAGATGGCACATCTTTGAAGTTGAAGGTGTAGATGGTAGGGAGCTGACGGATTTTAGCATCCCGCCTTGCCATAGCCTCCATCTGGTGTTGCTTTTTATTTTTGTTTTTATTTCCCATAATTCTTTTGAAAGGTAAAAAGGTAAAAGGGTAAAAAGGTAAAATGAACCTTAACCGCTCTTTTGCCTTTTACCATCTCTTTTTACTTTTTTACCTTTTTACTTTTTTACTTTTATTCCTATTTACCATAATGAGCGTTAGAGATAGTGAGTAGTGATTTTACCTTTAAATCTCGAAGTCCTTATCATATTCCATCATTCTCTCGGTAATGATGCGATGAATCAGATAGCCTATTTCCTTGGCGTTAGGATGCGCCTTGCCGGTACTTTCATGGAAGCGGAGGTCCAGGATATGTTTCCACTCCTTGAGAGTATAGGTATAAGCTACCACCGTATAGGTATCGAGAGGAAGAATGCCGCGGGCATCCTGCGGCTTCATGCCCGCTTTCAGCAAACGGCGATAGAGCCAGTCGGCAATCTTGCAGCCGGCAAGATAGAGGAACTTCTGCCATCGGGTGCCTTCATGCAACCAATGCGGACGGGCAATCTGCACACCACCTTTCTTCTCCAGGTCCACATAGCGTGTGCTCTGTTCGCTGATGCTATTAGGCGATGTGCGGTTCAATTCTCGGCTGGTACTGATCTGCGTGGTAACAACCATGGTCATACGGAGGAGATAGAGCGCCTTTTTGCAATCATACTTCAGCGCCTTCTCGATGAACTCATCTTCCTTCACATCGTATGAGTCGAGGATGTCGAGGATTTCGTCATGCTCGGCAAGGAACTGCATGTTGCTGCTGATCCATACCTTCTTATCCTTCACCGCATAATTGATGTAAGGTGAAGCCACGAGGAGAGACCAGAGAGATCTCGGCAGCTTGTTGTCATTCTTGACGAAGAAATAGATGGTACCATGACGGAGCATAGAGCGATGACCGCTCTTCCAGAAATGGTTAACCAACTTTGCAGCCTGTACTTCCCGAAACTCCTCTTTCTTTTCTTCAGAAAGTTTCTCATCAGGCTGTTGGGCTTTGCTCTTGTAGCAGATTCTGCCTACTCGGGCAACCTGTTGAGTGCCGGTCTTCTGAGGCCACCACTCAACACCAGGAATTATCATTTTCATATCAAATATAAACTATCAATTATTAATTATCTTTCAATGCTGCCTTTATATATTCGGAAAGTTTTGAGCTTTCCTGCTTTTCCAGACTATAGTTCGTTATCTGCAGAGACGTTGTGATTACTGACTGCATCAGAGCGTAGAGCGAAGAATTATTGGTGATGACGTAATCGAAGCTGTTTATATCCATTGTTACCCGATATTCGTCACGCTTCATTCTTTCGGGAGCGATACCACGAGCCTTGAGGGTTTCGGGCTTGGCAGCTACGTAGATATTCACCAGTTCAATATCAGGGAATCGCTCGCAAATATCCATGATGCCCTTTTCGTCGATTACGTAGATGGCGGCATCTTTTATCTGGTCGAGTTCCGTCCAATACTTGTAGCCTCCATACTCGGTATAGGCAAGCATCTTTTCTCTTGGGATATTGCACTCTTTTACGAAGATGTGCTCTCTGCCGTTTACCTCGCCTTCACGCATAGGTCTGGTGGTATAGGAGCAAAGAATGGGCACATGGAGTGTCATCCGCATCAGCTAGGCAACCGTATCTTTTCCGGAGCCAGCCTGACCTACTATTGCAATAATCATCTGTTTCATATCTTTTGTTTTGTAAAGTTTTTATATACAGAGAGAGTAAATAAATAACACACGGCTTCGATATGGCGAAAGCTTTTTTTGCCATCTGTGAATTTATTTTTACTTTCTCAACACCTTGTTTCCCATAGGGAAAAACGTGAGGTTTCTCAGGCGTTTCAGCGAAGGATATTGCTGATTTACTCTGTCTCTGAAATCGTTCATATCGCCCATATCTACCATATATTTTCCCAATGCCATTTCAAAGTTCACCGAGAACGTCATCGTGATTTGACGGAGGAATTTACCACCCTCTATCATCACATCGATTGCTACAGTCATCCATCGCTTACCTTTCATGTCGAGCCATGACCCCTTGGGGATTTCTACTTTTCTTTTTGCCATAATCTTATATCTTTAAATGTATTAAAAAACTTTTTGTCAATGTTGAGTGTTGAGTGCATTAAACATTCCGCTCACGGTAAACCTGCTGCAGAATAGAGTGATATTCTCCTTCGCCCAAATTCACCTTGAAGGCGTGGATGAGGTAATGATAGCTCACGGTATGGCTGCTGCCTAACTGCCGCCACTTCTGTGAAGCCTGGGCAGCGTTGTACTTCCGGCTGCATGCCGAAAGCTCGTGAAACAGACGTTCGCCATAAGGGTGCGCCTTCAATGCCCAACCTGCCTTTGTCCACTCATCATAGCTTTCCGTGATGTTGATGTTTCGGCTCACTAGGGCTTTTACGATGAGTTCGATGATGCGGTCTTGCGTGCGAGGATCATTCCAGAAGGCTGAGTTGTCGCTACCGCCGTAAGCGCTGGAGGCGTTACTCTGCGGTTGCCGATACATCGGTCGTGCCTGCGGTATCACCTGCGGTTCGTCCATCTGCAAGCCTTGATAAGGCTGCACATTGTTATTAATATATATATGGTCGGCATCATCCCATGAGGCGAAACGCACACGACCGATATTGCCACATTGCTTGTCGAGCACAATGCCCAGGGCGGCATATTCCTTGAGGATAGCCTTGAACTGCTCCTTATGCCTGTCGGGATAAGCCAGGCGAACCAGTCCGAAATATCCTGTACCCGAACAGGAACGCATCAGCAAACCTATCTCAGGACGGAAGCGAGCCACCATGCGGATATTCTCAAAGCTGGTAAGCTGCTGGTTGTCCTGAAGGTCGATGTCGATAGCGAGCCATCCGGTATGCTGATAAAGATGTGTTTCACGGCGTGAAACCATCACACGCTGGCCTGGGTGGGTCAAACTATCGTCTTCATAAAGACTGAAGAGACCGCTCAGTGTAGCACCAGGAAGCATCTTCTTCGTGTCGATATATTCCGGCATCTTCTTCGCCTTGCTTCCATACTGCTGCCGCATGGCTCTCAGTTTCTCTACATACGGCTTCCATCTGTCCGTAAGACAGAACTCACGGATAGACATCTGCGTGATGCACTCGCCAGTCTCCATATCAACGTACCTTCCGAGTGCATCTTTCGCATCCCGATAGATGGAACATATCTCGTCAAACATACCTTACATATATTATTTATTCATTTTTCGCTGCAAAGATACAAAAATAAATCGAAAAAAGGTATAGGTAAGGTATATTATATTTGAAATAAGTTATATTTTTAACATTTAATATAAGTTTGAGAGGGGGAACCAACGATGGAATCGCTGGGAACGGAGGCGCAAAGGGTGTTTTTTCAAAAATGGGACCAAGATACGAAATCTGGTCCCATTTTGCCGATTTTGGTCTCATTTTAATTTTATTAGCAGAAATGTTAAAGTCCATTAATTGAGAAAACGGGGGATATTGTCCCCCTGCTGCCACACCATTGTCCCACTGCTTGCCCACTGCTATTTTTTGCTATCTGCTTATTTTTCAGCAACTTACTATTTCTTGGTCTCATTTTTATATAAATTTCTATAAACAGATGTACGCAGGAGATACAAAATATTTCAGAAATATGTAGAATATATGTAGAAAATCACACATTTTTCTCGCTAGCTGCCACTCCCCTATATCCCCATAACTACCTTATTGTCTGAAGTTTACGGCATAGCCGTTAATGCTACTAACTTCTAGTTTGGGGTTAGGGGATTTCGTTTTTAGGGAAAAGAAAAAATACACGGAAAATTTTATATATAGGTAGTAATTCCGACGAAAAATGAGACCAAGATATGCTTTTGAGACCAAAAAGCCCACTAAATCAGCGGTTTACAGAAAGCCCACTAATTTCTCCCCATGGTCGCAAAATGGGACCAAAAAGAAATTTAAAGAAAAAGGCTGCCTCGCTTCACAGCGAAACAGTCTTGAAAAACATAATAATAATAAACTTAAAAACTTAACAACTAATAATCAACAAAACCTTCTCCTATTTATTCTTCATAAACCGGTTAGCCTTATTCAGGCTATCGTGCAACCCATCACGACCGTACATGTTAATTTGGGCGTTGATAGGCTGATTGAGGCGCTGAATGAGCGCATTCACAGCTTGCAGGAGCGCCGCATTGCTTGCAGCATTAGCTGCTATCAGGTCGCCTGTCGCTGACGCGCCAGACGAAAGATTACCATTGCCTGCTTGCGTGCCTGCTGCAAGAACATCACCCACGTTGCCGCTATCAAATGCCCTTCTTGCTGAGTTTCTTCCCGAATAGTTGCTGTCGTAATTGACCAGCGCCTTCAGCAGGGCAGGGTTATTCATCATCATGGCATGAGTGGTTTCACGGCCAATCACGATTTCCGGTCCTTTCTCGGCTACGAGAGACGGCTGACCATTAACGGTGGTGGCGGTTGGAGATGTAAGCATCTTCACGCCCTGCATCTGCTTGCCGTCATCCTCCTTCGCCCAATACACCTCGCCATTATCAGCCACAAATGGCTTCAAGTCTTGAACGTTTCCGGAATCATAGGTAAGCATACCAGTAACAAGCTTGGTATTGGTAGTATTGGTATTACTCTTCTTTTTGCCGCCGCTGAAGGCTGAATTGAGTGCCCACTGGAGCAACCCCATGAGAGTAGCCATCACACCTGCGGCTGCAATAGGACCAGCGATAGGACCCAGGAACTCGAAACACTTAGCCATCGCACCCGCGATAGAGAAGGTTACTTCTGACTGAGTGCGGGCTGCATCAGACTGAGCCATAGCCTCATTATTAGCCTGAGTATTGGCGAGATTGGTAGTGAGCGCCGTTTGGGTCATAGCCATACCCGCGTTCAAAGCCACCTTAGTGCCCTCACTCTGCTCCTTGTTTCCGGCAGCAGTTACATCCGTGATGTTCTGAACACCCTGGGTAGTCACCTTCTCACGATCCTTATTACCCTTCTTTACCTCCTTGCTCAGTTCCTTCTGGTGCTTCTTCTCCTTCTTCAGCTGCTCGGCTTTCTCCTTGTCTTCTTTGGATTTGCCACCCTTCTTGAACTCGGTATTCATCACGCCACCGATAAAGGAACCAGTGATACCGGATGCGGTATCCATGAAGGAACCGCCACCAGCGATAGCATCGGCTGCAGCAGCACCCGTCTGCGTGGCTGCATCACTATAGAACGCATCGGCATTGTCTCTGTTGCGATGTGACCACGCATGAGGAGCACCATTACCCTCTGCTTGCTTATTCGCCTGCTCGGGGGTTGCAGGGGGCGCGTATGGAGGCACAATAGCCGGACTGTTAGGGTTGATAGGTGAACCATCAGGATTCCAGCCGAGAGCCGGCTGCTGAGGAGGCAGATTCTCGAAGTTAGACTGCGGCTGCTGAGTAAGATAAGATGCACCCTCATCTACCAGTCGCACATACATCGGATTCGCCTTTGTGCCGAGATTTGAGAAGTCTTCCTTCACGGCATTGGCATCAGCATTGGCTCTTGCTGCCTCAATACCAGGCTGCGCTTTCTTCTTGGCTCGCTTGGCACCTGCATCGTTGATAGCCTTCCACATCTGCGTATTCACATCGTTGAGCGCCATATTACCCCACGATTCGAGCATAGACTTCAGAGCGTTCTTGATGCTCTCTTGTGCACTGCTTACATCATAGCGCATTTCGGCAAATGCCTTGCCTACTTCTGCACCGAAAGTCTCGATAGGCTGCACAAGCTGCTGCATCTGTGAGAGGCGGTTCTTCATCGCCGTAGCCATTTGGTTGACATAGGCAAGTTCTGCCTCCTGACGAGCCTTGTCAGCTTCATCGAGGAGCTGCTTGTTGCGTGAGTTTTTGAAAACGAAAGCATAATAATCTTCTGCCATCTGCATCTTCATCTTCATCAGCTCCACCTCTGGGTCGGCGGTGAGGTCGCCGAGACCGAGGTTAGACCACATATTAGTTCGCTTACCGAAGAGCGCACTTTCCTGCTGCATCTTGCGAAGGGCTTCCTGGTTGGCAAGATTGCGCTGATTGGTTTTCCACAAGAAATCAGTAATCTTCTTTGCTTCATCGTAATGTTTCTTTTCTGCAGCAGTATATTCATCAGAATACTGGATGAGTTTCTGATAGAACAGCTTTACGTCCTCCTCCGTATCATCCAAAAGCGCAAGAAAGACGGAAGGTGTATTTTCGTAATTCTCGCCAAAGAGGAATTTCAGTAAGTTATCTTTCTTTCCTTCAGTAGCAAAAAGATCAGCCATCTGCGTTCTTACCTTTTCAAGAACCTTGATAACATCATTTTTGTCCTTCTGAAGAGAATCGAGGGATACATCTGCAAAGCGAGAGCTTATCAGACCGAGGAAAGAATTTTCCTGCACCACTTTGGTGTAATCATGCTCCAGCAGTTCTTTACGGCGCTGCTCCATGCGTTCCTGTATGATATTGGCGTTACTGTTTTCGCCCTTTGACGCATCGAGCCATTGACGGTCGAGGTATGCCCTATCCCGCTCATCGGATTTATAGCCAACGATCTTGCCCTTCTTGATTTTAGGCAGTTGCTTTAAAAGGTCAGCACGGAGTTTTGACACATCGTAAGCATTAATCTGTTCCAGCAAGGTACGAGACTGAGACTGGCCAAACTCATCATCCTTCTCCTTGCGGTCTTTATCCATTGTCTTTTTGAAATCATCCCAGGTTTTCTTACCGAGAACAATAGATTGCTTTGCCGCAGCGAGAGCCGATTTCAGCTTTATATCCAAGTCATTAACAACCTGCTTCTGTATCTCCTTTTCTACATTATCCTTTGTCATTTCCTCTACCATTGCCGTCTTCTGGCGTTCGTAGAAGTTCTTGATTTTGGTTATGAACTCGGATATATTGTTGCGGGCATCGTCTTCAGGAGTTGTAGCAGAGCCTTTACCGCCCTTCCCAGTTTCATCAATATGTTGTGGGGTTCCCGTCTCTTTACCAGTTGCCACATCCAATTCCGCGCCGAATCTATCTCTTAATGCGTTTTCCTGCGCAATAACATCGTCCAATCGGCGTTGAGCCTTATCACGAGCACTCTTTGCCGCAGCCCTCTGACCTGCTTGGCCGATAGCGCCCTGAACCTGAGAAGGCATCATGGCACCGCCGGAAGTCTGAATATAGGAGCCGTTAGGTGTCTGTACCTTCGAGTTAGCGTAAGCATCTTCTTTTTTCTGCAAATCAAGAATTGCATCCACCTTCTGACGACCCAACTCTGCCAGCTTAGAACGGGCACCTTCAAGTTCGTAATACTTCTGCAAGCGGGTAAAGTTTGCATCCCATGCCTGAGTATTTTCCTTGACAGCACCGGTTTCAGCATTAATCTTTGCATTGAGTCCAGGAATAGCACTATTCAACTGATTCATCGCATCGATTCGCAACTTCATAGAGGCAGAAGTATCTTTCATTACATTATGAAGACGAGTCAGTTGCTCTTGCTCCTCCATTGCCTTACGCTTACCTTCCTCCTGCACTTCATTCAGTACACGCTGACCGGCCGAAGCCTGATTCAGAGAAGACGTATATTCAGCCAACTTTACGACAAGAATACCTAACAAGCCGATTATGCCACCGAAGACACCAGCCTGTTTTACTAATGACAGTTTATTGAAAGTTGAAACCATCTTAGCCCAAACCACGCTCAGTGAGGCCGAAGCAGAACTCAACTTCTGAGCATAATCAAGTACGTATGCAAACGCACCCGCCAAACCTGCCATACTGAGCATAGATATGAGCGTAGGAAGGATATTCAGCAGCATTTTGACAGAAGCAAAGATAAGTCCGATGGCTAATTTTACCTCTGTCATAAAACCGAGGCTGCTAGTCAACTCCTTAGTTAACTCAAACCACGCCTTGGCTATATCGTGAACGGGACCTGCCGCTGCGCTAGACGAAACAAACTGTTTCTCCCAAAGGTTATTGGCACGCTCCATATAAGCCATAGCGGTTTCCTGCTGCATATTATACTCTACCGTTACAGCCGTACCGTCATTAAAAGCTTTGTTGGATTCCTCAACAGCTTTTGTAAGCATACCATTCTTGGCAGCCATCGTAACCATCGTCTTCACGAGTCGGGCACCGTCAGAGCCTAAGTCTTTAAACAATCCATCAAGAGCAAAAACGTTTTTGGTTTCGCCCATTCTTCTAAAGATAGTAAGAATAGCGTCCATACCTCTTCCGCTCTCGATCATCTTCTTCAAACTTCCAGTAGCAATACCCAGGGATTTTTCAATAGGGCTTGTGCCTTTTCGTAACTCAGTTACCAGTTTACCGAAAGCAGTAGCAGCAACTTCTGGCTCCAATGCCATACTATCTACCGCAGAACCAAGGGCGAGAATATCAGGCGTGGTAAGGGCAGCCTGTTCGCCAAGGGCAAGCATACGATTAGAGAAATCAACAATTTTGCCACTAGTAGCGGTAGATGTAGATTCCAGACGGAAGATTGCAGAACCGGTCTTCAGCATGGCTTTTTCTACACCATACTTGCCAACCAATCCCATTACCTCAGTAATCTTTGCCAAAGCCGTGAGCGCTTCCTCGCCCAAATCTTCTTTAAGCGCCACATTTACCTGGTCGGCGGCACGGACGAAGCCAGCGAGTGCCATAGTGCCACCCTGTGTTTGAATACCTAACTTGGCACCAGCATAAGCGATTCGGTTTAACTCTTCAAGACTGGTACGGGTATCAATTTTTGCCAACTCACGAGAAAGATTTGCTATTTCATCCGTAGTAGAAAGCGCAACCTTACGAATATCCGTCAACTGATCCATAAACTTCATGTTCAGACGGAATAAATCAACAAAGTAAGTCTTTACCTGGTTGAATACCGCAAACATACCCACGTATGCCGTAAGGTTCTTTAATGCCGTATGCCATGCGCCGCCCTGTTTATGAACCGCACCCGTCAGTTTATCAATCTGAGCCTGCAACGTTTTTACGTCCTGCTGGCGCTTCTTTAGATTCGGATCATTCTCAAAGGTCTTACCGAGTTCACTTTTAGCAGCTACGAGCGCACGGCGAAGTTCCTTGAGCGAAGTGCCGGATAGGTTATTGATAGCTTTTTTTATTCGCTCGGTATTCGTAACATTCTGTGTCACGGCCGAGTTGTAAGAAACCAGCTCCTTTTCCAGTTTCTTAAACTCCTTCTGCCCCTGCTTCGTGGTGGTATCGAGCTGCTGCATCTTCTGCTTAATAGCATCAATGCGCTGCTGCAACTCGTCCATCACCTTCTTGGCGACGGCGGCATTAGCCGTAATAACTATCTGAGTTTTTTTTGCTGTTGCCATTTTCTTGTTGTTTAATGTTTAAAAAAGTTTGATAGGGCTGCAATCGGCAATGGTGTTAACCAGCTTCACCTCGCCCTCGTAGCCATAGAAATCTACCAGGTAATTAGCTATGCGCTGCTGAAGGTGACGAAGCTCCATCATAATGGCAGGACGCTGAGATTTACCGCTCTTTCTATCCCATTTTGAGATATATCGGGTTTGATAGCGAGCCTTGCGGGCATTATCCACATCCTCGTAGCTGGTGCCTTGACCTACACCCATATCCACGAAGCGCATATAATCGTTGAACTCAAAAGCCATCGTTACCTTGCCATAATCGCCTGCCTCAATAATTCTGCCGGCAAAAGATTTCGCACCCTCACCGGTAGAATACCATCCACCCATATCTTTTCGCTTCTGGTTTACTACGGCATAGCCGTTATACACCTCCTTGGGGTAAATGCACTGGGTCATGGTGTTTACTTCCAACTGATTGATGGTCTGCTGGAAGAAACGTGATGCTACTCTACTGAAGGGAAACATCGGATTCTTGATAGGCTGTCCCATAATATGATACTCCTTTCTTAAAAGACTTTCGCCCTACCCCTAACACCATAGGCAAGGATAGGGCGATATAGTCAAGATACAATTATTATTCTTTGATGATATACTTGTCATTACCGCCGCAGCCAAACTTGTAGAGCGGTTGCAGACTTTTCCAATCCACTCCGGCTACAAGCCATTGTCCGGAATACAACTCGCCTATCAGTCCGCACGAGATAGAGGAAATATCAATAGACTGCAATTCGGACATGATGACCGGATCATCAGCAAAAGACCGTCCTGTTACCGGGCAAACTCCCTTTCGCTTCACCTCCACCATCCAGGAAACGAGGTCTTTGCAATACTCCATCAAATCGACGGATGCCTGCTCTATCTTTGCGCCATCGTATCGTCCGAGGGTTTGAGGCGAGTCTTTTACCTTGGTAAGAAACCATACCTGATGAGATACCGTCATCTTTCCGGCTGTTTGAAACTCGCCTGTACTCAATACGCTATATAGCATACAAGGTGAATGCACGATATTGGCATTACGAGAAAAGATATTCTCCAAGTCAATATAGCGGATGCGGAAGAAACTCTGTTCTTCCAGCTTCTTGCTTGTCGGGTCATGGGATAAGGGCTTGTAGATCGTAGCCCAGTGTTCCAAAACATTTGATATTGTCATAATTCAAAGGGATTTTAACACATTATTAACTGATAGCGTACGAAAAATAAGGGATAGCGTACAGATATTAAGAAATATTGGTACTATATATCATAGGCATCATCAGCCGATTTAGACGGAATCCATTCATCTTTATCTGCGCTACCCTTGTCATCCTTTTTATCAGAAGGTGCCTCTGCTTCATCTTTTTTCTCAGCTTTCTCTGCCTTCTCAGCCGATGGAGTTTCCTCTTCTGTTGCTTCCTTCATCAAGTCTTTCAGCTTCACATTGAAGTGCCTTTCGGTTTTATCGGCTACAATCTTCTGCATCACTCTTGCCCATGGTGCCCCATTGCAGGTGCTCTCGTTTTCGAGAATGCTCACGAGCTGCACGCCACAATAAATAGCGGCAAGATAGTTAGCGAGATGGAGAGGGTTCTGGAAATCGAGTATGACGGTATCTACCATCGTGGCCAAGAATATCGCAAAAATGAGGACGGAGAAATCTTTCACCATCTTTGCCATTTTCTTAGATTTCAGTTTCCCATCGATTCTGCATCGAGAGTCTTTCTTGATAGCCTCACGATAGCGGGAATAGATGCGGCAGTTGCAGCGCCAAGCCGTGTAGCAGTCGCAGATAAGGGCGAAGAAGCATACGGCGATGTAGTTAAGGGATGGTTCCAGTGTACACCACAACAAGCCAATGATGGCTGCAAGAAACCTGGTAAGGGTTGGAATTAAACTTTGCATTTCTTTTTTCTTTTTAATGTTATCCTATGTTTTTTAATACGATACAAAGGTATCGGTTTTTTATTGAGAGATGGGGACAAAAGGATTGGGGGGGGCCTGCGATGGAATCGCAGGGGACGGTGGCGGGAGGGGTGCTATTTCAAGATTGGGGGGGGCGGGGGTTGTCCCAATCATTTAGGGGCGATTTCGTAATTTTGTGGACAGATAAAGAAATTAAAAAGGCGCAAAATGATAAACGAGCAATTACAGAAAAAGATAGATCAGTCTATCCGACTCCTGCAAAGCGTACAGAAAAGGTACGATGGAGAGATAGAACTGGCTTATTCGGGCGGTAAAGATAGTGATGTGATTCTTCAACTCGCTAAAGAAGCCGGTATCAAGTATCGGGCGATATACAAGAACACCACCATCGACCCACCGGGCACTATCGCCCACGTGAAGGAGATGGGTGTGGAGATTATCAGACCTAAAGAAAATTTCTTTCAGCTTATTGCAAAGAAAGGGTTTCCTAATCGCTTTAGCCGTTTCTGCTGTGAAGTTTTGAAGGAATATAAAATCCTCGATAAAACTGTTATCGGAGTGCGCAAAGAAGAAAGCAGAGCGAGAAAGGAAAGATATAACGAGCCTACCGAATGCCGGTACTATGGTTCTAAGAAAAAAGAAAATCATGTAGAACAGATTTATCCTATCTTGGAATGGACCAACGAAGATGTGAGGGATTTCATTCTTGATAGAGACTTGAAGCTGGCTCCATACTACTATGATACGGGGGGGGCAAAGCGACGTTACCCGAAGACTCGGCTGCATGTGCTGCCCTCTGGCTTCAAGACGCAAGCGCCTTATCGAGTTTCAGAAGCATCCCCGCATAGCCAAGGCTTATCTGAGGGCGGGACAGAAATTCTTAGATACGCATCCTGACTCGTCAGCAGTAAGCAGATATGATAACGTTTATGAATGGTTTACGCGTGATGTGTTCTATGCCAACAATAAAGATTGGGAAAAGGCAAACGGCACACTATTCGGTAAGCCCGATTACAAGACGTTCCTGGAAGGACAGTTTGGTATCGATCTTACCATATAGCGTTTCGGGGGTTCGGGGGGAGTTGAACACGAATGACACGAATAGCACGAATTTCGGTTTTCGATGCCCCACCAGGTTAACATTAAACATTAAACATTAATAAGAGATGAGTCAACTTACGCAGAATACCCTGCAACGTATAGACAAATGGCTATCAAATGGACTGAGTATCGACACGATGTTTCCAAAACTGGAACAGAAGTATAGGATGCAGCTCTGCTACGAGTTCTACAAGCGCTGGGTACAAAACAATGATATAGACCCCAAGACTACCTGCCGCAACATAGCAAGACGCGACTATGCGCTGTTTGTGGAGCAGGCGGGCAGAGGGATAAAGGAGGCGCAGGAAATGGTGATGGCGCTGCATATTGATATTGACGACGAAGGAAATATCAAACCCCGTACCATTACCGAGCTGACAAACGATGTGGCGGTCTGCAACCATATTATCCGTTTTTTTATGACCGATGAAAGTCCGCGTCACAAGGCGATGTATCTCAATTCTGCTGAGTGGCTTATCCGCACAGGCAAGCAGCAGAACAACGACCGTGCGGTGGATAAGGGTATGCAGGCACTGGCTACCGTTTATGGCAATTTCCTGGAAGAGAAGGATGCTACCGAGGAAATGCCGGATATGAGCCGCATTGCCATCACGCAAGATGTGAGCATCGTGAAGCGTGACAGAGTGAACTATACTGACGAGTACAAGAAAAAAATGGCTCGCAAGTATGGTCTTACGGCAAAGGATATGCAGGATATTGCCGAGGAGGAAAGTCTGCAGGAGCATAATGAAAAGGTACCTGACTATATGGAGTATATGGAAGAGGTGCTGGATGATCGTGCTGAGAAGAAGGAAGCCGAAATGGATATTCCGGAAGAGGAAGGTGATACCGGAAAGAAAGGAGGCGATAATGAGTAAGCGCAAAGGTGATCATCATTATCACAATAAGGTTCCTCCCTTTACACCGGACCCCGAACATTACACCCGAAAACAGCATACCTGGAAGGCGAAGGTGGCATACGAAACAGAGGATGCTGCCTGGGAGTTTCTGAACCAAAGACCGGAGCTGAAGGCGCAAGGGTATGTGGCGTACCAATGCAAGACTTGCCAGAAATGGCATGTGGGAAAGTTAAGAATTAAGAATTAATAGTTTATAGACTTTATGGCAAAAGACTGGGTAGGCGGCAATGCTGCCGTATTTAAAACGTTAGGCGCAAGCAACCATAAAAACGGCGAGCGACAGCGTGAAGACTACTATGCCACAGAACCCGCAGCTACCGAATGGCTCTGTAAGATAGAGCAGTTTACGGGGGTAATTTTGGAACCTTCTTGTGGCGAAGGGCATATTAGCGAGGTATTGAAGGCGCATGGCTACGATGTAGTCAGCCGTAATTTGATAGATAGAGGTTATGGCGAGGTTGCAGATTTTCTTTCCATCGACAACTTAGAATGGAATGGAGATATTGTTACCAATCCACCATACCGATTTGCGTTGGAGTTCGTGGAAAAGGCTTTGCAGATTATTCCGAAAGGAAGAAAGGTTGCTATGTTCCTAAAACTTACTTTTCTTGAAGGAAAAGGAAGAAGACATCTGTTTAAAACGCAGCCACCTTGCAGGGTATGGGTAAGCAGTTCACGACTGAAATGCGCAGCCAATGGCGACTTCGATGCCATGGCAGGGAGCGCCCAAGCCTATGCCTGGTTTATTTGGGAAAAAGGATATAAAGGAGAAACTATTCTAAAATGGTTTAATTGATAAAAATAGATTTATAGAGAATGGAATTAAATAAGATATATAATGAGGATTGCCTGGAAGGAATGAAAAAGATTCCGGACGCAAGTGTGGATTGTGTTATCTGCGATTTGCCTTATGGTGTTCTCAATAAAAAGAGTGAAGGCGGTGGCTGGGATAGTATTATCCCGCTTGAGCCATTATGGAAGGAATATCTGCGCATCACCAAACCCAATGCGGCCATTATTCTTTTCTGCCAGGGCATGTTTACCGCACAGCTTATGATGTCGCAGCCGAAACTTTGGAAATATAATCTTATTTGGAGCAAGCAGCGGGCAACAGGTTTTCTGAATGCTAACAAGATGCCTCTGCGCTCGCATGAGGATATTGCCGTATTCTATCGGAAACAACCTATCTACAATCCTCAGATGGTTAAATGTGCTCCACATCAAAGGAACCATCGAAGGGGCGATGGCTCTCATAGTTTAAAGCGAGGTTGTTATGGCGATCATAAAGAAGTGCCTACTATCGTATCAGATGAAAAATTCCCAAAGAGCATTATCTGCTTCGATAAAGAACATTCTACCGACACCTTTCACCCTACGCAAAAGCCAGTCGCCCTTATCCAGTATCTTATATGTACTTATACCAATGTGGGGGGGTGCGTTCTCGATAACTGCATGGGCAGCGGCACTACAGCCATCGCATGCATCAGGGAAAAGAGAAATTTCATCGGCTTTGAGCTGAACAAAGAATATTACGACAAGGCTTGCAAGCGCATCAAGTTAGAGATGATGCAACCGAGCCTGTTTTAAAATATACAAATAAAGGAAGATATGAAATATGGATTGCCCTATAAGGGAAGTAAAAACAAGTTGGCAGAGAGGATTGTAAGTCTCCTGCCTAAACGCACGCATCTGATAGATTTATTCTGCGGCGGGTGTGCGGTGAGCCATGCAGCGTTATTGAGAAACAAGTATGAGCATATCCACATTAATGATATTAACTGGATATGCCCTACTCTATTCATTGATGCGTTGAACGGCAAATATCAGAACGAGACGAGGTGGATAAGCCGTGAGGATTTCTTCAGACTGAAAGATACCGATCCATACGTAGCAGTAGTCTGGTCGTTTGGAAATAATCTGCGTGATTATCTTTATTCTAAGGAAATTGAGCCTTTAAAGAAAGCTATTCATTATGCGATATTCTTTCGTGATTACACCCTGGGGAAAGAACTTGGATATGACTTATCTTTTATTGAGCCTATCAGTGACATTCAGCGCAGATATGCTGCCGTAAAGAGATATTTCAGCCAGTTCGGTCACTTCCAGCAACAATCATTTGAGGGGGGGGGC